TCTGCAAAACAGATTCAGGTTGGTTAAAATCCAACACGATGCTCCAATTTTGGCTCGATAGTTTAATGGTAAAACGCATCTCTCATAAGGATGTATTTTGAGTTCAATTCTCAATTGAGCCACCAAGTTTTAGTCGAGTGGTGGAACGGCATACACGTCAGTCTTAGGAACTGATTCCGAGAGGATTGTGGGTTCAAATCCCACCTCGACTACCAAATTAAAAAATTTGACAAATATCTGAAAGTATAGTATAATTAATTATGGCTAAATACAATGTTTCTTTTGATATAGAAATTACAGATAATGATGTTGATATTGAATTTGTATATAAATCAATTCTAACTCAAGCTTTAGTTTCTCATATAAATGAATATATGAGATATTTTGTTAAATCTTTAGATGATAAGAACTCAGAATTAAAAAGTTTAAATAAAGATATTGCAAATCATCATAATACTTGGGCAAAAATTTTAGAATCTACTTCAAATTTTCAAGTATTAAATGTTGACAACAAGTTTTAAATGTGGTATACTAAATAATGTAGTAAGTTGGTTCGTTAGTTTAGTGGTAAAATATTCCGCTGTCTACGGAAAGTCGAGGGTTCAATTCCCTCACGAACCGCCAAAAAGTTCTATGGGCGAGTAAGCTAATGGGAAACTGCTGCCTTTGCAGAAAATTTGCAATATATAAATATTCCAAGGAGAATATATGTGGTATTGCAAATATTGTAAAAAAGATTTCAATTATGAAAGATTGACTGAAAAAGCAAATCATTCGAAATATTGTTCAGATAATCCGAAATCAAAACTGATTAAAGAAGAACAACGAAAGAGAAGCAAGAAAAATATTACAAATAAATTTGGTAATAATGTCGAATTTCAAGTTGAATGTAATAAATGTAAATCTAAGTTCTTAGTTTCTGAAAGAGAAAACCTCTTTCCTCAAAAAGAAAAATACTTTTGTTCTAGAAAATGTGCTAATTCTTGTGGAGGTTCAGCTAAAGCATTAAAGTATCACGAAAATGATAATAAAAACTACGCTAGAATAGCTTGGAAACATCATAAAAAAGAATGTCTATATTGTGGTGAGAATAAGATTGTTGCAGTACATCATGTAAATTTCAATCATTATGATAATAGACCAGAAAATTTGGTTCCTCTATGTCCAACTCATCATCAATATGTACATAGTAGATATAAGTATTTGATAGAAGAAAAATTAAATGAATATTTGAAAAACAAATGGGGGTAGGGAATGCTTGGGGTGTTCGCCGCACTTGCAATGCGGATATCAGGTCGGTTCAAATCCGACTACTTCCACCAAATTCATGTGTCTGTTAGTTTAGTGTTATACAAATTATTGTATGACTAGGAAAAACACCTAATATTTTAGATTAGGAGTCATTGGTCGAATCCTCTACAGACCGCCAAATTCTTAGTGATAGACGTGCGATTGATACCGAACTCAAGGTATCTAGTCAAGATTCGGAACTATAGTGAAATCCACTGAGAAGCGCAAAATTTTAATGGCTCTGTGTAGCTGGATTGGTATACAGCATATGCCTGAAGAGCATAAGATTCCGGTTCGAATCCGGACGGAGCCACCAAAAATATGGGTACGTTAGCTTCCGGAAGCAATTGGTAAACTCATGAGTTGGGAGTTCGATTCTCCTCGTATCCACCAAAATATTATGTTTGAATGGTGATTGGCACAGTCTAGAAGCGCACTAGACAGACCTGCAAAGGTGTGGTTCGATTCCACTAACGGCATTGGAATGCTACTGGTTCGACTCCAGCATTCAAACAACAACTTCGAGAGATGATAATATCCAGATCGTCACTTCCGATCTGTCAGTTTAACTGATCTCTCGACCAAAGTTTAATAATGTGGGGTATTGGTGCAATGGTTAGCATAGAAGTCCTTCAAACTTCTGACAAGGGTTCGACTCCCTTATACCCTACCAAAAAGATTTGACAAAGCAAAAGATTTAAGGTATAATGGTTCTATATGATTGACTTGAACAAATTGGATAAACTCTATAGGAATTCGAAAGAAGATCCTGGTCCTTTCATTACTGCGATGTTTAAGCATTATGAAGAGATTTCAGAAGATTTGAGGTTGCTGAAAGCGATGCAATTAGAGCTAACAAAATTAAGACAAACTTTATGATAGAATTCTTGAATCGAATGTGGGCATTAATTCCGATAATTGGAATTATTTTGTTTCCTTTCTGGTTCAAATTTCGAAAATAAGTTTTGGGTTGGTTGTCGAGATTGGCTTCGGCGCCAGGCTGTAACCCTGGTTCCCCTAGGGGAGTTGTAGGTTCGAATCCTACCCAACCCACCATATTAAGAAGGTAATGTATGTTCATGCGTTTGGTAAGACGAATTCAGGAACAAACCAACAAATCAGATCGTATACAGGATAAATATTATGGGAAAACTGAGACCACCATCACATGCATCAAATTTGCAAGATGCTCTAACAGATCTTGTAAAAACGGGAGCAACTAGAGATCAAATTCATGCTTTGGTTCTTGCAGTTCGACCAATTTATGGTAGTTGCGGTCCGACTTGGCCTCAATATGAATCTATGTTAAATCGCCTTTTTCCAGAAACAAAACAGGAATAATTATGGACGAATACTTACAAACTAATTACCAAACAGTTCCAATTGTCGAATATGTCATTGCAAATTATGACGACTTACCAAAGTCTTCATTCGATAATGAAGAGTGTGTAATTGTAAAGCAATTAGAAAATGATGATTTCGGTTATGGTCATCATTGCTATGAAGGAATTGGAGTTAATTCTGAAGGAAAGATTTTGTGGTGCTATTCGTCGGGTTGTTCTCGTAGCGGATCTTGTGGAATGGACCACACAACCACTGAAAAGGTCTTTGAAGTTGACAGTTTTGATCTTTCACAAATCAATCCAGAAGAAGTAAATTTTGAAAAACTGAGTGTTTCGTTTAGTTCGTACTAAATTGTTGCTTGTAAATTGAGTAGGTCGATCACAGATAAAATTGAGTACCATCAGGATGCTGTACGAAAGTCCTGTTAGCGAATAGTGAATTGGGGGCTCAATACCTTACAATTTTTGATGCGGAGTAGAGCAGTGGTCAGCTCGCATGGCTCATAACCATGAGGTCGTCTCAAACGGTTCGAATCCTACCTCCGCAACCAAATTAAGCAGTGGGTCCGCCATCTACAAGCAGATGCAAATGTGCGGATGAAACAAATAGCTTGAAATTCACACTGCTTAATACAGATTAGGAAGATAGTTTAACAGGAAAAACCAGAGTACTGATTGGGTACTAGTTCAAAGCTAACTGATCCGGGTTCGAGGTCCGGTCTTCCAGAAAGATTGAATATGCCAAAACGAAGAAAACCAAGAACAACTGGTTCCGATCTAGACTTTGACGGAAGTCATATATTTGGTTGGCCAGCAAAAGAATTTACAATTGCTTGGCATAAATTATATACAAGATTGAGAAATGGTTTGTGTTTGGGTTGTGGTATGAAGATTTGCAAATGCAAATCTAAAAGTCCAAATACAAAATTTGGTGGTGTTTAAATGAAACGTGTTTGCCCTAATTGCAATTCTTCAAATTTCATCGATGTCCCAGCGCTTGAGCAATGTCCTGATTGTGGTTTAGAATGTTGCTATCGTGGTGGCGGTCCTAATGATGTTTACGAACGAATGATGCGTCGTGAAGAACGAAAACGTGAACTTGAAGAAGAAAAACGTGAGTTTGAAGATTGGGGAAGAAACAACGGTTTCTGGTAGTATAAATAGTTATGCCTCTCTGGTGTAGTGGTAACATATCGGTCTCCAAAACCGCAGACGTCAGTTCGATTCTGACGGGAGGTGCCAAAAGATTAATATTCCCGTAGTTTAATTGTTTAAAACAGCAGTCTCCAAAACTGCAAGATCTCGGTTAGAATCCGAGCGGGAGTGCCAAAAATTTGCTCCTATGGTGTAATGGTAAGCACGGCAGCCTTATAAGCTGTTCACTCCAGATTAGAGTACGGTCCAGGTTCGAATCCTGGTGGGAGCACCAAAGTTTTTGTGTCGTAAGTGTTATTGGTTTCGCACGGGAGTTTGTGACACTCTCAGGGTTGGTTCAATTCCAACACGACACCCCAAAAAATAATATGCGAGTGTGGTGTTAATGGTAGCACACTGGTCTTCCAAACCATTGGTATCGGTTCGAATCCGATCATTCGCTCCAAAATTTTAGGAGAATGCTGAGGTTGGCTCCTCGCACGGTCTTGAAAACCGTAGTATCTCTAACGGGATAATAGTTCGATGCTATCATTCTCCTCCATAATTAACCAGGAGGTTGGCTTAGAAGCAGCCATCCTTTAAAGAGTGAATCGTAGCTCCGGCCAAGACGGTTGAAAAATTATCGTGGGTATTAGAAAATCTTTGTAGAATATTAATGTCTAATACTTGGCTGCATAAAGTCTAGAAATAGATCGGCAATTCTACTATGGATTCTTTGGCGTAATAGCACACTGGTTAAAAGGAAAATTGGCAGAGTGGTATTGCACCTGATTGCTAATCAGTGGTCATCCTGAAAGGGATGCACAAGTTCGAATCTTGTATTTTCCGCCAAATTTAGTTGACAAAAGTTGTTTATAGTGGTACAATAAAAATGTGATGGCGTGTAGCTCAGTTGGTTTAGAGCGCAGACCTGATAAGTCTGAGGTCACTGGTTCGATTCCAGTCACGCCAACCAAAAAATAAAAAGGATAAATTATGAGTTTTTTCATTAAGAATGGTAACAATTTCAGGGTCACGCCTAATAATAACTTAGATATTAGTAATAATCTTCCACCTGGAAATTATACCGTTAAGTTTGATAATATGAATAAAGAATATTCTCTAGAACAGATTGATTCTTTTTCATTACCCAAAAAGTTATATGGTGATGTTGAAAAAACCACAAGTAGAATTTTAACCACCTTTAATCAAAGACCAAATTCTACAGGTGTTATGCTTTCTGGTGAAAAAGGTTCAGGTAAAACACTACTAGCAAAGTCAATTTCAGTTAAAGCTGCTGAACTTGGTATTCCTACAATCATCATCAATCAACCTTGGTTTGGTGATGGTTTCAATGCTTTTATTCAGACCATTCAACAACCTGCTATTATCTTTTTTGATGAATTTGAAAAAGTTTATGCAGAAAAGGAACACCAAGAAGCAGTTCTAACACTTTTTGACGGTGTTTATCCTACTAAAAAGCTTTTCATTTGTACATGTAATGATAAGTTCAGAGTTGACACAAACATGAGAAATCGTCCAGGTAGAATCTACTACATGATTGATTTTACTGGTCTTGATATTAATTTTATTCGTGAATATTGTGAAGAAAATTTAATCAATAAAGACAATATTAATTCTGTTTGTAATATTTCTTCAATCTTTCATCAATTTAATTTTGATATGCTAAAAGCTATGATTGAAGAAATGAATCGTTATAATGAAACTGCACCTGAAGTAATTAAGGTAATCAATACAAAACCTGAATTTAGTTCAGCAGTTACTTATGATATTGAATTTATTCCAAATAATCCAATTCATTTTGGTTCAGATGGATATACAAAAACATTTACAGGTAATCCTATTGTTAAAGATGTTTATATTGGATATGAGACTGATGATGGTGAATATGTTGATACACAATATTTTTACCCTAGTGACATTATTTCAATTGATCCTTCAGGTAAAGTAACCTATTTGGATAGTGATAATAATAAGTTAATTCTTACAAAGAAGATTGAAAAGAAACCTATGGAATTCTTTGCCTTCTAAATAGTTTAAACACCCGCTTAGTGTAACGGCAGCACAAATGACTTTGACTCATTTAGTCTAGGTTCGAATCCTGGAGCGGGTGCCAAACTTGACAACAATTAAAAATTTTGGTATAATTAAATTATGAAAGCATATATTACAATTGGTCTTCCTGCTTCTGGGAAAACGACCTGGGCCAAAGAGTTTTGTAAAACGAATAACGTTGTTCGTGTGAACAACGACGACATTCGTGAACTTATTTATGAGAAGGAAGGCCATCGGAATTGGACTGGCGAAGTCGAGAAACAGGTCCGGTGGATTCGCAAAGCAAAGATTGTAGAAGCAGCAGGACACAATATGAGTGTTGTGGTGGATAACACTCACCTGAATCCAAAGACGCTTCAGCAGATCAAAGACTTTTGTGTTGATGTTGGATTCGAAGTTGAGTTGGTAGATTTCCGTCATGTGCCTCTTGAAGAGTGCATCCGCCGTGATTCTTTGCGTGAAGCGAAAGTTGGAGAAAAGGTAATTCGTGATATGTATGATAAATTTATGAAAACTCCGATTGATCGTGATCTCCCAAAATGGGAACCTAATCGACTATATAATTGTATTATTGTTGATATTGATGGTACTCTTGCTCAAATGAAAGATCGTGGACCTTATGATGAACATAAAGTATATCAAGACGATGTTCGAAATCATGTCTTAATGACTGTTAAGGCATTGAAGATGATCAATCCGAATTTTAAAATATTTATTTTTACTGGACGTTCTGAAAAGTGTTCAACTGAAACTGTTAAATGGCTAGAAGATAAATGTGGCTTTTATGTTCTGAATCATCATGATGAATATGATGATTTTCGATTAAATGTTGAACTTCATATGAGACAAGAAAATGATCGTCGTAGAGATTCAGAAGTAAAAATGGATATGTACAATCAATTCATCAAGTATAAATATAATGTATTTGCTGTTTTTGATGATCGCCCACAAGTCATCAGAGAATGTTGGAAAGTATTAAATGTTCCAGTTTTTAATTGTGGATTAATAGATTTGGAGTTCTAATGTCACCACCTGTATTTTTTACTGCACTAGCTGTTATTCTTTGTTATCTTTGTTATAAATTAGGAGTAGCTTTAGAGAGAGAAAAATGGATTTACCATCTACACTTTCTTGAACGTGGTGTTGCGAAATGTTACAGAAATGGTAAAGTAGATCTTCTTTAAGAGGAAATATGTACGAGAATTTAATTGGAAAAAATGTTGATGAAGTTAGAGATTTTTTAAAAGAAAATCAAATTCCTTCAAGAGTTGTAAATATTGATGGTGTCCCATTCATGTTGACAAATGATTATAATCCAGCCAGATTAAATCTTTCTGTTGAAAATGGTTTGGTTACTGAAGTAATTATAGGTTAATATGAAACGTTGGGTGATTTCTGATACACATTTTGGTCATGAGAATATTATTAAATATTGTAATAGACCATTTCAAACAAAAGAACAAATGGATGAAGTTCTAATAAATAATTGGAACAAATGTGTATCAGAAAATGATATTGTTTATTTTCTTGGTGATTTTTGTTTTGGTCGTCCAGGACATCAAGTTTCAAAAAATTATCGTGAGAAATTAAATGGAAAAATACATTTGATTCGTGGTAATCATGATAAATATATTGACGAATCTTTGTTTGAAACATCACAAAATGATCTAGTATTAAATATCATGGATAAACAAATTTATCTTTGTCACTATCCAGAAGAAGATAATAGATTTAATAAGCCATACTATGATTTTTATCTGTATGGTCATATTCATGATAAAATAAAATTTCACCCAAGAAAATTCAATATGTGTGTTGAAAATTGTGATTATACACCAATTGATTTAGATTTTTTTGTTGATTTTATTTCTAGACATTATGGAGACAATTATGAACCAAAAGAAAGTTAAGGTTATTCCTGAACAAATTATTCCTTCACGAATGATTGGTTCATGTTATCAATGTGATTTTTATTTCACAGATTCTTTAGGCGATTCTAGATTCTGTAAAAAAGTTAATAAAGAAGTAGATTTGCGAATTGGTGAAAAATTTCCAAAATGGTGTCCACTAGAAGAAAAAGAAATTGATGAAAATATTTTCCTCTAGCACTTGACAAACCATAAAATTTTTGATATTATAAATATATAAACATAGGGAAATAGAGGAGCCTGGTTTATCTCGTCTGTTTTGGGAACAGAAGCACGTCGGTTCGAATCCGACTTTCCCTACCAAATTTTTCTGGAATAGCTCAATGGTAGAGCGTCTGGCTGTTAACCAGAATGTTGTAGGTTCGAGTCCTACTTCCAGAGCCAAGATGCGGCTCATGGCAATAGTCACCCACGGTAAGGAGAGATTAGAAACTCGCAGACTATAAAAATCCGCAAACAAGATTAGTGAGGATAAATTATGAAATATTTTTTATTTGCGTGTAGTTTTTTATTTTCTGGATATTTTGTTAATGCAAATGTTCCAAAGTTTTGTACTCCGCATGGATGTTGTGTAGATAAATGTCCGTGTGTGAAGAAATGTTTATGTGATTGTGCATGTAAACGAAAGAAGCGATCATGATCGCTATTAAGGTATAATGAATATATGAAATTCTTTAGCTTTCTACAAAATAATTCTTTCGGTATTGATAAGCCTCCACCAAAAGTTGTTATTGTTGAGGCGGAAAATGCCGAAGATGCGAACAAGCGTATTTTAGAAGTAGATGGCGTTTATTTCGGTGGTAATAATCGCTGGTCCCGTCAGTTGTCTTATGAAGTTGGTGATGAAGTCCCGTCTCTTTGGGGTGATCCTCTTGAATTTGCTGAAGATGGAAACGTTTTAGTGGTTTATGCAAACGGTGAAAAAAAGTTTGGTGTTTTTCACTGGTAGTATTGACTTCTCAATTCCTTTCGAGGTATAATGGTTGTATGGTAAAGCTATGATAGCTCAATTGGTAGAGCAACGGTTTTGTAAACCGTAGGTTGTCAGTTCAAGTCTGACTCGTAGCTCCAAAGATTGTGGTTGATGGACGTATAGTGATGTTAGGTTAATGGTAGACCGCCGGAACGGTTAGCTAACCTTTGTAAATCCGGAGGCCCTGGTTCGACCCCAGGACATTGTTATACAGGAGTCTAAAAAGTATGCATGAGATTGGCTACCACGAATAGACAGAATTAGAAATTTCTAGATAACTTCTAAGGATGTTTATAACAATCTCAAATATAAATTTTAAGGTTGCTCGTTACCTTATGGTAACGATGAGGCTTCTGGTCCCGTGAGCCATCTCAATCACGGGACATTAAACAGTTATGAATATTGGAATTATTGGTTCAAGAAAAAGAAATTCTTCATCCGATTTTGAAAAGCTTTTGAATATATTAGTAGAAATAGATTGTTCTGAAGTTAATATTATTTCTGGTGGTTGCAAAACTGGTGGAGATCTTTTTGCAGAAATTCTTGCTAAAGTATATTTTGTTCCTATCACAATTCACCATCCCAATCAAGAAAATTTAAAAACACTGATGGATTCTGGTATATCTTATAAAACCGCATATGCTAAAGTTGCATATGCAAGAAATACTCTAATTGCTAGAGATTCAGATATATTAATTGCAGTTGTTTCTCCAGATAGAAAAGGTGGAACTGAAGACACTATAAAAAAGTTTCTCAAGAAGTTGACTATGACTGAAGAACAAGCTATACTTAATTATAAGTTATATTTAATATGATAAATGAAAAGAAAAGAATTGAAGATGGCGAAGAAGTCACTTATGTAGTGATTAACGAATCTTACGATGACGATTATGGTTCGTTGATTATGGATTATGTTCCATATAGAATTGATTCTAAAGGCAACAAAAAGAGACTTTCTCCAGAGAATTACGCATTAGGTCCATTTGAAGCGCAACAATATATTACATTCAAGAAGAACGTTCGTTGTGAACATTGTAATTCTGTAATTAAGACGGAGTATTTATGAAACTTTGGTTAGATGATGTTAGAAAGTGTCCTTTTATTGGAAACTGGAAAACTGCTAAAAATTTTGATGAAGCAGTAAACATTATGCAAGAAAATGAAATTGAAGAAGCATGGTTAGATCATGATCTTGCATATGAGCATTATGGACATGTAAAGCCAGAAGATTATGTAGAAAAAACTGGTTATGATTTTGTTCTTTGGATGAAAGAGAATAATCGTTGGCCTACAAAATTGTGTATAGTTCATTCCTTAAATCCTGTTGGTTCTGAACGAATGTGTGAAGTTATCGCAGAACATTATGGAACTCAAAATCCAAAACGTCATTATATTTCTTATTTAAATATTGACAAATATTTTCAGGGTTTTAAATATGCCAATCTATGACTTTAAATGCCAAGTATGCAATAAAGAGTTTGAGATGATTTTAAAAATGGATGAAGATATTACTCGTTATCCAGGATGCGAAAATGTTGAGTGTTTTATTAAAAAAATTCCTAGTGCCTGTGGTATTAAATTTAATGGTTCTGGATTTTATATAAATGATTATAAGGAGAAAAAATGAAGTTTATTTTAGTAAGTATTTTTAGTATTGGGTTGATGTTCTCTCAACCTACTGTGTCGCCTTCTAGTGTGAATGTGACTTTTGATTTAGCAACAGATACAATTGTTGCTGTACCTGACGTAACAATTTCTTCAAATGCAGCACCTTTTGCATTTACTACAGTTGTTCCATCCAATCAGCAAGCTGTTCTTGTTTGGCCTGTTCAGGGTTTTCTGGCACCTGGAACAAATCAAGTTGTAAAGATGTCTGTAGTAAATAATGGTCTTTCTGTTGGATCTTATAATATTCCAGTTAACTTTGTTCAGAATTCACCATCTGTATCTGTTTCTGTGGGTATTAATCTTACAGTAATTGATTCACGAACCTTTACTACTTCAACCGATCCAATTATTCCCCATATTGCATCCGGTGGTGGTTGGACAACAACTGTCAGACTAACAAACACATCCAATTGGATCAGTCTAGTTACTCTGAAGTTTTATGAACCTTCGGGAACAAATTCACCATTCTTTATTAATGGAAATTATGTTTCTGAACATTCTGTCGTTGTTCCTGGAAATGGTTCCGTTGATGTAGTTCTATCAGATCCACTTTCACTAAAGACTGGTTCTTTGGATATTAAGACTGTATATGGTTCTGGTGTAGTTGCTCAGGCAACATATTCAAATGCTTCTTTTGAAGCAACGATTTCAAGTTCTATTGCTAATCGAGATGGATTCTCATTACCATACGATAATTATGGTTCTTTTTCAACTGGATTAGCTCTAGTTAATTATCTAAATTATACACAAGAAGTAGCATTTACTTTTTATGATAATCTAGGAAATCAAATCCATACAGATAAAATTACTCTTCCTGCAAGGGGTCAAACTGCCTTAACACTAGACGTAGCTTTCCCACAAACAAAAGGAAAAGTTGGTTCTGTTCGTGTTAAGACTACACGTTCTGCACTAACTGGATTTGGTTTGAAGTTTAATCGTGATAAGGGTTATTTCACAACAATTCCTATCTTCTAATATGGGAGGAGAAATCCTCCCATATATATTTTTATGCCAAAAATATATAAATTAATAGTCTGTGGTATTAAGGGTTCAACGCTTTCGAGAAGCTTATTTAAGCTATGTATGGAATTACCAATAAAAGGTAATTATGTAGAAGTATTATTTGTAAATGTTGAAGAAGAAAAAGAATATGTTTATGAATATAATATAAACGTAGTTCCATCATTATTAGTTTTTGAAAATGGTCAATTTTTGAAAAAAATGATTCTACCAATAAAAGCTGAAGATATTATATGAAATCAGAATTATTTAAGAATATTTGTGCTGGAATTTTTTATTTAACTCTTTCTTGGGTAATATTTGACATGAGTTACTTTATAAAAAATAAAGTTTCTAATGAAATTAGTTTAATTAAAAATGAAACATTTTCATATCTTTATCAAACCACAGATAAAATTGATAGAAGAATTTCTTCAGTAGAAAATAGATTATTTACAAGAATTTCTTCAATTGAAAATAATACATTTAAGAGAATTGATTCTATTGAACAAAAAACTTTTGTTAGTGTAAAAAATATTGAAAATGAACTAATGTTATTGTCTAATGAATATAAAACAATTCCAAAAAACTCTGAAAAAATATTTGCAAGATTTGATACACAAACTAATTGTAATATAAATGATTATTGTTGGCAAAATTTGACTAGTGATTTATTAATTGATACTAGAAATACTGTAAGAGAAACTTCAAAAACATTTCAGGTAGAAATACCTAAAATAACAAAAAATATTGGTTCAATGACAAATACTTTCGATCAGAAATTTCCTGTTATTGTTGATAACACTACAAAAATAACTGATAATGCTCAAAAGTTTACTGAAAATATGGATAGGTTGACAAAACCAAAATGGTATGATAGAATGATAGGGTGGGGTGTTAATAGTAGTATTATATATTTCAATTTGAGGAGATTTAGATGATTTTAAATTATTATAAAGTGGATGAAGGTGCATTTGAACCAAAGTATGGAACAGAAAGTTCAGCCTGTTTTGATATTTTTTGTTCAATTCTTCCAGACAGAGAAATTAAGATTTTCACAAAAGATAATGAAGTTAAAAAAGAATTACCAATTGAAACATTGTTTGATAACTATATTTACATTAAACCAGGAGAACGTGCATTAGTTCCAACAAATTTAATTTTTGATATTCCAGAAGGATATTCTATTAGACTACATCCAAGATCTGGAACATCAATTAAGAATGGTATTACCTTAGTAAATTGTGAAGGTGTTATTGATTCTGATTATGTAGAACCAACATTTATTCCAATTTTTAACAACAGTAATGAACCATTTAAAATTAATAATGGTGATCGTTTATGTCAGGGTGAAATTGTTCCGGTTATTAGAACTAGTTTTCAACAAATTTTCGACAAACCATCCCAAAAAACAGATAGAGTTGGGGGAATAGGAAGTACAGGTGTCTAATACAATAGAAGAAAAAAGACAAGATGTAATAGCTAGAAATTGGCTAAATAATTGGAAATTAAACGATAAAGACCAAAAAATCATAGATGAATATCTACAAATGTTAAAAAATAAAAAAACTCAGGATTTCTCCTGAGTTTTTTGTTTATATAAATATTTTTACATATTGAAAAATTTTACCTTATAAGGAGAAAAAATGTCACTTTGGGGAAATAAAGATTCCAAAACAATTACAGGAACATCAATTTCTGTAACACAAAATAGTGCAGCAGTCACAGGAAGTGGAACAGCATTCACAACAGATTTAGAACCAGGACAATATTTAGTTATTTCTGGTGTTGAATATAAAGTTTTATCAATCACAAGCGATACTGCATTAACATTAGCTGTAGTTTATGCTGGAACAACAGCAACAATTACAATTTCTGGAAACGTAACAGCTAACGAAAAACCATCATATATTCCAACAGCAGATATTCCAAATGTTTATGGTGTTGACTCAACAGAAATTTCTGTTGGTTCAGACAATGTTGTAAACGTTGCAATTATTTCTGGTGGAACACAATATATGGAAGCACCAGCCGTTTCATTTAGCGGTGGTGGTGGTTCTTCTGCTGCTGCAACTGCTACAATTTCAGGTGGTGTTGTAACTGCAATTGCTGTATCAAATGTTGGTTCATCATATACATCAGCACCAACAGTTACTGTTGGTAAGCCATTTGCAACAATCGCAACATCAGCAGTTAACACATCAACAGAAGTTATTACATATAATTCACATAGATTTGTAACTGGTGATGCTGTCACATATTCAAATGGTGGTGGTTCAACAATGGGTGGTTTAACAAATGCCACTGTTTATTACATTAATAAAACTGGTGGCAATACATTTAAACTATATGATACATTAGCTAATGCACAAACTGGTGGTGCTACTGGTTTAATGGATTTAACCGGAACTGGTAATAACGCACAAACATTAACACTAACTTCCGGTGAAGCAACAGCAGCATCAGTTTTAGGTTCTGGTAATAAAGGTTTCCATGCTGGTTGGGTTAAGAAAACAGTAGGAACTGGTGGACGTGCTGGACGTGTTCAGTATGAAACACTAGTTGCTATGGGAACAATCACTGGTGACGCAGAAGATATTAACTTCCCAGACGCATAATAAAAAATAAAAAATAATTAAATGGGGCTTGACAAAAGCCCCATTTTTTGTTATAATAAAAGTATATAATATGAATCATATTAAATATAAAGATATAGATTTAGAATTTGATGATAATGTAGAAATTGTTATTGAAGGAGATAAAATTGTTGTTCGTTCTAAAAATCAATTTTATTTTTATCCTTATCCTCAATATCCTCAATATCCTCAATATCCTCAATATCCTCAATATCCAACAATAACATGGACAAGTTCAAATACAGATTTTAATACCCCATAATGGTATTATAAATAATAATGAGATGCCTAAAAGGATCTCATTAAATCACTCGCTTAAATGGAGAAAAACATGACACTAAGACGTATTAATTTAGATACATTTCCTTTCCCTTCTTATGATAATTTAACCAGTTTTTGGGCAGAACAGGCCAAACAAACTGGAACTTATCCTCCTTACAATCTCACAAAAAATGAAGATTCAACCAAATTCAATATTACTCTAGCAGTTGCTGGATTTGGTCCTGAAGATTTGGATGTTTCAATTGAAGAAAATCAATTAATCATTCAGGGTAAGGTGAAGCCTAAGAATTTACCAGAAGGTATTTCTTATGTACATAAGGGAATTGCTGAACGAGTCTTTACTAAGACATTCACTTTAGGTGAACATGTTGAAGTAAAAGATGTAACTTATCAAGATGGACTACTAGATGTTAGTCTAGAACTAGTTGTTCCTGAACATAAGAAACCAAAGAAGTTCACAATTTCAACTAAATAAGGAGGGGGGGAGAATCTCCCCCCAAAATAAAGTGAAAACATATATTGAATGTGAATGCACATCATTACAACATGTTGTTAGAATGGATCTTTACTTAGATCCATATGATACAACCGAAACACCAGAACTGTTTTTAACAATGCATTTATCTCCACTTCCTTTTTATAAGAGGTTAGTTAATGGAATAAAATACATATTTGGTTATCGTTCTATATTTGGTGATTTTGATGAAACTATTGTCAGTCCTGAATCTGTCACACAAATAAAAAACTTGTGTGAAAAATATGAAGAACTTTATAAGAAAATTAAATAAAAAATCGGGAACCAATGGTTCCCGATAAGTGTTTTAGGGGTAAAAAAATTAATTAAATTGTAACAAAGGAATCTATGAAATATTTATTAAGTTTATTTTTATTAACGACTAGCCTATTCAGTCAAGAAGCTTCTATTAGAGGAAAGATTTTTGATAAGAATGAAGAAGTAATTATTGGTGCAACTGTTAAGATTCAGAACGAAAAAACTGGATCTGTAAGAGAAGTTGTAACAAATGAAGTTGGTGAATACATTATCACAAATCTACCTGCTTCATCTTATAATGTAAAAGCTTCTGCTCCTGGTTTTGCAAATACACAGAAAACAGGAATTAAACTATTAGTTAATGAATCTATTGGTATTAATTTCATCTTAGTACCTCAAATTATTAAGACTGAAATTATTGTTGAAGGTGGCGAAGTTACATCTATTGATACATCCTCAGCGAAGATTGGTGTTAATGTTTCTGAAAGAGAAGTTTCAAATCTGCCACTAAATGGTAGACAAATTTCGCAGTTATATCTATTAGCTCCAGGCGCTTCAACTGCTGGTGGTGGTACATTTGATAATATTAAGTTTAGCGGTAGATCTAATCAGCAAAATGCTATTAGATATGATGGTATTGAAGGATCTTCTATTATTGATGCTTCTCCAGGTAATCTAAATGGACAGATTTCTTCATTTTTTAGATTACAATCTTCAATGGAAAATGTTCAAGAATTTCGTGTTGAATCTAATAATTATCCAGCAGAATATGGTACAGGAACTGGTGGTCAAATCACAATTGTAACTAAGTCTGGTGGTAATAAGATTCATGGTGGTGTTTTTGAATATCTTAGAAATAATGTATTAGATTCTAGAAATTTCTTTGATGCTACTAAGAATCCTTTACGTCTAAATCAATTTGGTGGCTCTATTGGCGGTCCAGTAAAGCAAGATAAGACTTTTTGGTTTGCTTCATATGAAGGTCTAAGGCAGAGACAATCAGTTCCATTTAGAGAAGCTGTTCCATCAGAATCAGCAAAAGCAAGAGCAGTTCCACAAGTTAGAAATCTTCTAGCACTTTATCCAGTTGGAAATATTCCAACAACAGATCCAAATGCTTCTATTGTTGCTATTGATAGAAAACAGACTGTAGATGAAAATTCGTTTGGTCTAAGATTAGATTCAAAAATTTCAGATAATCTTTCTGGATATTTCCGTTACTTCAGAGATAATGGTAAGTCAATTCAACCACTAGGTGTTACTGGAAATTCTATTGATGTTACTGCGGTCCCACAAAATGCTGTAGCAAATGTTCAATGGATTATCTCGCCACAGAAAATTAATGAAACCAAGATTGGATTAAATGCTTATAAAACAAGAGCATGGGGAACTGCACCAATTGTAAATAACTTTAATCCAGCAGATATTTCAATTAATCTAACTGGTGGCGTTGCTTTATCTGGTATTACAACACAAGGTTCAAGCACAGGATTTGCTACTGCTGGTGGTCTAGTAAGATCAAATTCTGCTACAAATGGACGTGGACAACCTTATACTAATACTTCAATTACTTTGATTGATAATTTTTCATGGATTAATTCTTCTCATAATTTTAAGTTTGGTGGAGAATTAAGATTTATCCGTTTATTTACAGATCGTCTTGGTGGTACAACTTATAGCTTCTCAAACGTAGAAGATCTAATTAATAATCGTCCATTACAAATTCAATTTTTGGGAGATCTTTCTGCACCTTCTCCGTTTAATAATGGAGCAACTGGAGAAAGACAAATTACTCAGAATTATCTAATTGGTTATGCACAAGATGAATGGAAAGTATTTTCTAACTTTACTGTTAATTATGGAATTAGATATGAATTCTATTCAGTTTTCAAAGAAAAGAGAAATCTATTAGTTAATTGGTCACCAGAAACAGGAAACATTTTACCAAATAATCTTCCTGTCTATCGTTCAAATAAAGATAATTTTTCACCAAGATTATCTGGAACTTGGAGTCCAAAATCTCTAAATGGTAAGACTGTATTTCGTGTAGGAACTGGTGTTTATTTTGGACCTGGACAACCAGAAGATCTAATTCAACCATTTGAATCTGATCGTGTTAGTAAGACTATAACTAATACAACTTATCCAATTAATCCTACTTCAATTATTGCTTCTTACAATATCAATGATCCAAATCTTCGATTTCAACCAAGAGCTTATTCTTCTGGTTATAATATTCCGGAAACTGTTTACTCATATACAGCATCAGTTCAACAACAAATTAAAGATAATGTTTTAACTGTTGCATATGTTGGTTCTCTTGGTAGAAATCTGTTTATTAGAACTCTTGGAAATCTAATCACAGATGTAACTCCTACTGGAACTGTAAAGAGACAATGGGGTGATAGATTTGCTGAAGTTGACGTAAAGACATCAGGTGGTAATGATCATTATAATGCTTTACAGGCAACTCTAAACAGAAAAACAAAGAGTGGTCTAACTTATGGTGCATCATACACATGGGGAAGATCAATCGGTTCATCTGGTGGCTCAAATGAAACTGTAACTGTTGCAAATCCTTATAATTGGAGAACTGATTATGGTAATAATGCGGCGGATATTCGTCATAATTTAAATGTTGTTGGATTGTATGAATGGAAAACATGGCAGATCGGTTCTGTTATCAATACCAGATCAGGTCTTCCTCTTGATCCATTAATCGTCAGAAACGATATTATCTTCTTTGACAAATCATCTGGAATGTACTATAATAGTTCTGTAGGGTCTAATTCTGTAGCTGTTATTAATGTTCCTGGTGGTGGTCAAACAAGACAAATCCGCAGACCTGATTATGTATTAGGAGTTTCGCCATATATCAAGAATTCTGATAAAACAATTTTCTTGAATCCTGCTGCTTTCTCAGTACCAATGCCTGGAACTTTTGGAAATGCTTCTAGATACTCATTAAGAGGTCCAATGCTTTTCCAAGCAGATCTAACTCTTCAGAAAAAGATTTACACTAAAGACAAATATAATTTAATTTTCAGAACAGAATTATATAACATCTTTAATAATGTAAATTTTGCAAATCCTCCAGCACAATTACCAAATGCAATTCCATCCAGAATTGGTCAGTCTAATACACTACAACCTGGACAGGTTTATTCAAATGCAACAAAAGGAGCAGCATTCGGAACAGTACAATCAACACTAGATAAAACTGTTGGTCTGGGAACTTCTAGACAGTTACAGTTAAGTCTAAGAGTCAATTTTTAATATGATGACAAATGAACAAAAGATAGAAATCTACGAAGAACTTCTGCATAGAATCCAACTCTATGCAGAAGTTACACTAGATTCAGAAAAACTAAATAATTTAATAAGAAATATTTGTAAATGGTCCTATGCACATAGAGTTGGAAATGGTTATTCACCAATTGAAGAGTTAGATGAAAGGATTGAAAATGCAACCAAAAAATTATTGGAAAGATAAATTTGAAGATATTATGTATAGTGTAAAATATAGATATCATAATATCTTGAATTCTATTAGATATAGAACAACTAGAAGATATTATATTGTAAATAGTGGTTTAAAACCTGGATATTATGACACAGGTGAACTCATTTTACATGTTAATTTCAAGCTTCTTGTTGATTTTGTTGAAATTGAAAAAGCATGGATGAATACATGGACTGATGATAGTGCATATTCTAAGTTGTCTTGGTTTCAAAAGAAATTTTGCAGATTCCGTTCACCCCAAGATGGAATTGCATATCTAAATTGGGAAATTAATGAATCTCAATTAGAACATCAAACAAAATCAGCAAAAGAAATTTTAGAACTTTATACTTGGTGGAAAGTAACTAGACCAAATAGACCAGATCCATATATTGAAGCTGGTTATGATGAAGTTTTTAAAGATAAAAACTTATCTGAACATTTTATAAGAGAAGAAGGAAGTAATACTTATACTATGAAACCATTCACTAAGAAAGAAAGTGCAGTATTTGAAAAAGTAACAAAAATCGAAAATAAATATGAAAAAGAAGATGAAAAAATGTTAATTCGTCTGATGAAAATTCGCAAATCTCTTTGGACATAGAAATGGATAAACAACTTTTACAACCAATTTTAGATGCGTTTGTAGCACATGGAATTACTAACCCTTATTTGCAGAAAGCGATAATTGCTAACATGCAAAAAGAATGTGGTTTAATCCCAAGAGAAGAAAATCTAAATTATTGTAAAACTGACAACTCTAGAATCAAATCTATATTTGGTTCTAGAGTTTCTAAATTAACTGATTCTGAATTATCTACAATTAAATGTAATCCAAGAGAATTTGCAGAATTAATTTATGGTTCTAATAATTCTATCGGTCGTTTGATGGGCAATATAAATCCCGGTGATGGTTGGATTTATCGTGGAAGAGGTTATATCCAATTAACAGGTAGAGCTAACTATAAGACATATGGTGATATGTGTGGATTCAATATTATTCAAAATCCGGACTTATTGGTAAGTGATAAAACTATTTCTGCTATTATTTCTGTTAAATTTATTTTAGTAGGTTTACATGGGAATACAAAATTTACTAATCAAGCAGATGCGGATAGAGCGGTTACACAAGTAATTGGTGGTAGGGGATTAAATTTAAATAGTGGATATGGTGCTGAACTTTTAGCAAAGGTTAATGATTTTTCATCAAAAATATTTCTTTCTTAGTTGACAACAACAAAAAACTGTGATATACTATAATTATGAAATTTTATACAAATGTTGCCAGTATTGGTAATACTGTTTATGTTCGTGAAGTTAATAACGGAGTACCCTCAAATTATAAGTTTGAATATGCTCCATCACTTTATATTCCTTCAAAAAATAAATCTAACTTCAAATCTCTAGACAATAAGTATCTAGAAAAAGTAGATTTTATAAATATCAAAGATTATAATGAATTTATTGAGAAATACAAGGATGTTTCCAATTTCTCAATTTATGGTGATATTAATCCTATTTTTTCATACATCTCAGAAAACTATCCAAATGATATTGAATTTGATATGAAACATATCAAGATTATGACTTTGGATATTGAGACAGAATCTGAACATGGTTTCCCAAAAGTAGAATACACTCAAGAACGTGTAAATTTAATTACCGTAAAAGTATTTAATTCAAAACATTATTTTACTTTTGGACTTGGTGAATTTACTCCAAAAAATAAATATCAAAATTACATTCAATGTGAAGATGAAAGTGAACTTTTAGATAAGTTTTTACTTTTCATGGAAAAGATGCAACCAGATATTATTACTGGTTGGAATGTCAGATTTTTCGATATTCCTTATCTTGTAAGACGTATAAATATGATTCTTGGTGATGGAGCCAGTAAAAGACTTTCATTTTGGAAGTACATTCGTGAAAAAACTGTTATCATGAATGGAAAAGAAAATGTAACTTATGATCTTTATGGTACGTCAATTATTGATTATTATGAAATCTACAAGAAAAATGTACTTGAGCCAAGAGAATCATATAAACTAGATTTTATTGCTCAAGTAGAACTTGGTGATAATAAACTTCCCTTCGATGGTTCGTTCAAAGAATTCTATTCAAACCATTACCAAACATTCGTTGAATATAATATTCAAGACGTTGCTCTTGTTGATAGATTAGAAGCAAAACTAAAACTAATCGAATTAACTTTAAGTGTTGCTTACTTTGGTCATGTTAATTACGTTGATGTCTTATCTCAGGTCAGAACTTGGGATACCACAATTTATAATTATCTAAAAAACAAAAACATTATTGTTTCACAGAAGAAAAATTCATCAAAGAGTGATCAATTTGTTGGAGCATATGTTAAAAATCCAAAAGTTGGTTTCCATAAATGGGTTGTTAGTTTTGACGTTAACTCACTCTACCCTTCTATTATTCGTTTCTTAAATATCGGTGTTGAGACAAAATCCCCAAATAAGAAATTTTTTAATATTGAACAGGTATTAGAAAGTAATGACTTTTCTTTTGATAAAGATTATACTATTGGTGCAAATGGTGTAATGTATAGAAAAGATTTTATTAGTTTTTATTCTGAACTTGTTGAAAAACTATTTAATGATAGAATTAAGTTTAGAAAATTAGCTAAGGAAATGGAGAAGAAAGCAAAAGAAAATCCCAACGATCCAGATATTGAAAATATTAATAATCTTCAAAGTAAGTATGACTTAAAACAGAAAACAATGAAGATTCAATTAAATTCATTATACGGAGCTATGGGTAATGAATATTTTAGATTTTTTGATTTAGAAAATGCTCAAGCTGTTACAATGACTGGTCAGTTTATTATTCGTTATGTCGGTAATAAGCTAAATGATTTCTTAAACAAAAAAATTGGAACAGAAAATTATGAATATGTGATTTATATTGATACTGATTCAAACTACATTACATTAGATCCTCTTGTATCCAAAATGTTTCCTAAAGAAACAGATAATAAAAAGATTGTAGATTATATTGATGATTTTTGTGTTAATGTAATTGAAACAGAAATTGAAAATATTTTTAAAGATATTTCTGATAATTTCTTAAACGGAATGAATCCAGAAATCTTAAAAATGAAACGAGAAGTTATTGCTGATAAAGGTATTTGGCAAGCAAAAAAGAGATATATTTTAAACACCTATGATGTTGAAGGGTTAAGATATGAAACACCTAAACTAAAAGTCATGGGAATGGAGATTGTTAAATCTTCAACTCCAAAGTTTTGCAGAGAAGAAATGAAAAACTGCGTAAAACTAATTATGACAAGTAATGAAGAAACATTACAGAAATATATCATTGATGTAAGAAATAGATTTAATTCTTGTTCAGTTGAAGAAATATCATTTCCAAGATCAGTTAATGGTCTTGAGAAGTATTCTGATAAATCAAATATTTTTACAAAAGGAACTCCAATTCATGTAAAGGGTGCGTTAATTTATAATAACTTATTAACAGAGAAAAAGTTATATAATACATATCCTTTAATTAATGAAGGTGAGAAAATTAAATTTATTCATTTGAAAAAACAAAATCCAACTTCAGATTCTGTTATTTCATTTAACACAAAACTTCCAAAAGAATTAGGTCTTCATAAGTATATTGATTATGAAAAACAATTTGAGAAGACATTTATTGAACCATTAAAGAGTATCTTAGATACAATTGGATGGGAATTAGAAAAAACAATCACATTAGAGGATTTATTCGGTTAACATATGGCAAAAAAAGATAATTATTTTACAGATTTAGTTAAAACAACAGGAAATAGTTACGCTGCATTAGCATCAGAAGGAATTGAAGCTGGAGATATAAACGGCTTCATTCCAACTGGTTCATATATGCTAAATGCAATTCTTTCAGGTTCAATTTATGGTGGACTTCCAGATAATAAAATCACAGCAATTGCTGGTGAAGAAGCAACAGGTAAAACTTATCTTGTATTAGATATTTGTAAGTTTTTCTTAAATCAAAATCCAGAAGCTGGTGTTCTTTATTTTGAAACTGAATCTGCAATTACAAAACAAACACTAGAAGAAAGAGGTATTGATACTTCTAGAGTAGCAATTATTCCTGTAACTACAGTTCAAGAATTTAGAACACAAATGTTAAAAATTATTGAAAAGTATCTAACACAATCTAAGTCTGAACGTAAACCTATTATGTTTGTTTTAGATTCATTAGGAATGTTATCTACAACCAAAGAAATGGAAGATTCTGTTGCTGGATCAGAAACAAAAGATATGACAAGAGCAGGAATTATTAAAGCTGCTTTCAGAACAATTACATTGAAACTTGGACGTGCTGGTATTCCTCTTGTAGTAACAAATCACACATATGATGAACAAGGTAAAATGTTTTCTCAAAAAGTTATGTCGGGTGGTTCTGGTTTGAAGTATGCAGCATCATCAATTCTTTTCCTTTCAAAAGCAAAAGATAAAGATGCTCAAGGTGTTGTAGGTAATATTATCACAGTAACTAATAAAAAAGGCAGATTAACAAAAGAAAATGCTCAAATTAAAATTAGTTTAAATTATGAAACCGGAATGAATCCATATTATGGTTTATTAGAACTTGGTGAGAAATATGGTTTATTCAAAAAAGTTTCAAATAAGTATGAAGTTAATGGTGTACAAGCATTTGAAAAACATATTCTAAAAAATCCAGAAAAATTCTTTACAAAAGATATTTTAGATAAATTAGATGTATGTGCTAGAAATGAATTTTATTATGGTTTAAAGAAAAAGAATTTCAATGATGTAGAAACCGGAGAAACAGAAGAGGATTATGAAGATGGAGATGAATAATTTTAATGTCAGTATTGTAAGAATTAATGGCGAAGATAATTTTGCTATTAAAATTTTAGATGAAAAGTACTTGAATTTAGTCTACAAGTATGATAAACTAGAAGTAGTGGATGATGTACTTTCATTTGAAATTAATGTTGTAGATAATCCAAACAATATTTCTGAAGAAGTTATATCTAATAAAGAATTTTCAGATTTTGTTGGTGAGTACTTAGTTTATTTATTAAAATCTCAGATGGAGAATGATGCATTAAATGACGTTAGAGAACATAATTCTGAAGAACTTAGTAAAGAATGATGATTTCACAAGAAAGACTATTCCTTTCATTGAAGAGGAATATTTTAGTAATTCACATGAGAGAATTTTTTTCTCTCATGTGAAGAACTATTTCAATCAATATAATAGTTTACCTACAAAAGAAGCATTAGCTATTCTTGTAAGTAACGATAAGAATATTAATGAGAGAGACTTTGAATCTATTAAAGAAACTTTAGAAGAAATTTCTAATGACACAGACGAAACCAACACACAATTTTTAATTGACAAGACCGAACAGTTTTGTAAAGATAGAGCAATTTATAATGCAATCATTAAGTCTGTAAATATTATTGAAGGTAAAGATGATAAGTTAGATAAAGGTGCTTTACCAAAACTTCTCAGTGATGCTTTAGGTGTTTCTTTTGATAGAAATGTTGGTCATGATTATCTTGAAAATTCCGATGAAAGATTTGAATTTTATCATCGCAAAGAAAACAAAATTCCATTTGCATTAGACTATTTTAATAGAATTACTTCTGGTGGTATTAGTGAAAAAACTCTTACTGTTATTCTTGCTGGAACTGGCGTAGGTAAATCCTTGTTCATGTGTGATATGGCTTCATCAGTTTTTATGATGGGTAAGAATGTCCTTTATATCACACTTGAAATGGCAGAAGAAAGAATTGCTGAAAGAATTGATTCTAATCTTTTAAATGTTCCAATTGTTGAAATGAGAAAATTATCTGAAGATAATTTCAACAAAAAGTTAACAGCAGTTAGAAGTAAAACAACTGGAAAATTTGTTGTAAAAGAATATCCAACCGCATCAGCTAATGCTAATCATTTTCGTGTTCTATTGAATGAATTAGCTATGAAAAAGAATTTTGTTCCAGATATTATCTTTATTGATTATCTAAATATTTGTTCAAGTTCAAGACTTAAAGTTGGTTCTAATGTAAATAGTTACACTTATGTTAAATCTATTGCAGAAGAGATTCGTGGTTTAGCTGTTGAATATTCAGTTCCAATTGTTACAGCAACACAAACCACTCGTTCAGGTTATTCAAATTCAGATGTTGGTTTAGAAGATACATCAGAAAGTTTCGGTCTTCCAGCTACAGCAGATTTAATGTTTGCTCTTATTAGTACTGAGGAACTTGAAAAGTTAAATCAGATAATGGTGAAGCAATTGAAAAATCGTTATAATGATCCAGCCATGTATAGAAAGTTTGTTGTTGGTATTGATAGATCAAGAATGAAACTTTATGATGTCGATCAATCAGCACAAGATTTAGTTGATTCTGGACATGATGATGAAGAAGATGATTTAGAAGAAACAATTGTTAAATCTCCATTCAAATTCAAAAATAAATTTTCTGATTTTAAATTCTAATAAATATTTAATAAATATTTCAAGGAGTTTGCGAATGTTCAAAGAAGAAGCTGAAGGTAGAATGATATTAGCTCAACTGGAAAAAATTTCTAAGTTATCAGCAGCATTAATGGATAAAATTTCTGATTCTGATGACTTAGAAGGTTGGGTTCAAAATAAAATTGATTTGGCAGAAGATTATATTCAAACAGTATATGATTATATGACATATAATTCTGATTCAGTTTCTGAAGATGTTAATGAAGATTTGCGTAAATGGTTTAGTAAAACTGATCCAAAAGGTAATTGGGTTAGAATTGGAACCGATGGTGAAATTAAAGGAGATTGTGCTAGAGAAGAAGGTGAAGGTAAACCAAAATGTTTACCCAAACAAAAAGCAGACTCTATGAGTAAAGAAGATAGAGCAAAAGCTGCTAGAAGAAAGCGCAGATTAGATCCACAAGCAGATAGACCAGGAACCGGAAATAAACCAATAAACGTAAAAACAGAAGAAGTTGAATATTTAGAAGAAAAGAATGTTCCTTCCAATGCTAAATTATGGGCTAGAGCAAAAGCTTTAGCTAAACAAAAGTTTGATGTTTATCCATCAGCATATGCTAATGGATGGGCAGCTAAATGGTATAAATCTAAAGGTGGAACTTGGAAAACAAAATCTGAACAATTCATAAAAGGCACAAAAATGAAAACATTTAAAGAGTTTAGAGAAAGTTTGAATGAATGTGGTTGTGATAGTGTTATTGTAGAGAAGTCACCAAATGATCCAGAAATTGAAAAATGGATCAAGTCAAACAAAGCAAGATTCAAGAAAGAATATGGTGAAAAGAAAGGAACAGAAGTTCTTTACGCTAAAGCATGGGATATGTATAATAAGAAACATAAGAAGTAACTAACATGCTATCATTAAAAGAATTTTTTCACTTACTAGAAAACGAATTAGAAGACTTAACTGAAGAGGAAAAGAAAAAAAATCCTCCTCTAAATAAACCTATGAGGGGTGATCGCAAAAAGTATAAAGTATACGTCAAAGATCCAAAAACTGGAAATATCAAAAAAGTTGAATTTGGTGATCCAAACATGTCAATTAAAAGAGATAATCCAGAAAGAAGAAAAGCTTTTAGATCAAGACATGGTTGTGATGATCCTTCAGTTCCAAAACCAAAAACCAAGGCAAAATATTGGGCTTGTAAGTTTTGGCAAAAAAGTAAAACAGTATCTTCACTTTTAGGTAAAAAATAATGGCTGGAATTACAATAAAACAACGCAGAGGAACCACAACAGAGCATTCATCTTTTACTGGCGCATCAGGTGAAGTAACTGTTGATACAACTAAAAAAGTTTTAGTTGTTCATGATGGTTCAACTGCTGGTGGATTCCCACTAAATAGAACATATAGTGTTACATTTACTGCTCAAACAACAGTAACTGTTAATCATAATTTAAATACATCAGATATTATAGTTGCTTGTTATAATGGTTCTAACGTACAAATTACACCATCTTCAGTAACTATAAATACTAGTAATAGTTGCACAGTAGTTTTTTCTGGTGCAACAACTGGAAAAATTGTAGTAAAATAAAACTTGAAACTATGTGTCTAAAAGAGCATAATTTATATTAAATGAAAAGGATAAAATAATGAAACTATCACTTGCACAAATTAAGAATGCAGAACCTGTCGTAGCCAAGCTACTAAATGTTGAGCTACCAATTAAGGTGTCTTATAGATTTACCAGAATTGCAAAAGCTTTTGCGGAAGAAATAAAGTATTTTGAAGATTCTAGAATGAAGCTTTTTGATAAGTATGGTGTAGATCAAGAAGATGGAACACGAAAAATTAAGGATGAATATCAACAGCAATTTTTTGCAGATTTAACATCTCTTCTAAATGAAGAAGTAGATTTTAAGTTTGATCATAAGATTGATATTAACCTTTTAGAAGATGTAAAGCTAACTCCAATTGAACTAAGTTCACTTGAACCTTGGTTAGATAATGTTGAGTTTGTAGACGAAGTAGCTGATACCGCTACAGTTTAATTAAAATCCACCAGTAGGTAAATACATGGGTAATATAGTTTTAAGAAAAAATAGAGTCACAGCGAACACTTTAATTGGTAAAGTTGGTGAACTAACAATTAACACAACTGATAAAACTCTCTATATTCATGATGGTTCAACTACTGGTGGATTTTGTTTATTTAGATACAACACATCTAGTGCAATAACATCAGGGGAGGTGCCGTTTTCAAACGGCACCCAAGGTGTTTTACAGACTAGTTCTAATTTAAAATGGACAAGTCCAAACTTATTAATTAACACCTATAAAGCATTTCATTCTGGTAATTTAGTTGCTGGAACTGCAATTTCAATTACAGAATCACCAACAAATACATTTACTGTAGCAAATACTGGTGTAACAAGTATTACTGCTGGTACTGGTATTTCAATTACAGGGTCTACTGGTTCAATAACTATTAGTGCTACTGGGGGTGGTGCAACTGGAATTTCCGGTGTAACATCATTAGAAGGTTTAACTGGAGCATTAACATTCGTTGATGGAAATATTACTTTTGGAACTAGTGGTTCAACACAAATTACTGCTACAATTTCTTCCACACCAGCAAGCACATTAACTGGAACAATTCCATCTGGTGTTTTGGGTAATTCTACAGTTAATATTGGATCTACTGCTGTTGCATTAAATCGAGCATCTGCTAATTTGGCATTAACTGGTATTTCTAGTGTACAATTTCCAGGTTCAACATCAGGCACAATAACATTACAAGCAACAGCAATTGCTGGAACTACAACAATTACATTACCAGCTACATCTGGAACATTAGTATTATCTGGTTCAATTGTTAATGCTGATATAGCAACTGGTGCCGCAATTGCTTATTCTAAATTATCACTTTCAGGAACAATTGTAAATAATGATATAGCAACTGGTGCCGCAATTGCTTATTCTAAATTATCATTATCAAATTCAATTGTAAATAATGATATAGCAACTGGTGCCGCAATTGCTTATTCTAAATTATCATTATCAAATTCAATTGTAAATGCAGACATCGCAACTACTGCCGCAATTGCTTATTCTAAATTATCATTATCAAATTCAATTGTAAATGCTGATATTAGTACAACAGCAGCAATTGCAATTACTAAATTAGCAGCATCTACAATTTCTGGTGTTTCTCTTGGAAATAATTTAAATACATTAACATTTGGCTCATACTTAACAGGAACTTCTTATAATGGATCTGCTGCAAGAACAATTGCTGTTGATGCAACAACAGCAGCTACAGCAAGCAAAGTTGTAGCAAGAGATGCAAGTGGAACAGTTTTTGCTACAACATTTTCAGGTTCAGGTGCTTCACTAACAAATATTCCAAATGGCGCATTAACTAATTCATCAATTACGGTAAATGGAACTGTAATTTCATTAGGTGGTTCTGGAACAGTTACCGCAAATACAACAAATTCAATAACATTTGATAATTTAGGAACTGGTGCTGTTTCTGGTTCAACTTTTAATGGATCTGCTGCACAAACAATTAGTTATAATACAATTGGCGCACCATCAACAACAGGTACAAATGCTTCAGGTTCATGGGGAATTTCTGTAACTGGTTCATCTGCATCATGCACAGGAAATGCAGCAACAGCAACTGTCTTACAAACAAGTAGAACATTTTCATTAACTGGTGATGTTACTGCATCTGCTGTTTCATTTAACGGATCAGGTGACGTTCAATTATCAACAACAATTGGAAACGGTACAGTTACTTCAGCTAAATTAGCATCATCTTTATCATTAACTACACCGACATTAAGTTCACCAACTATTTCTGGAGTTATTTCTTCTGGTCCACAAGGAAATAAAACAATAATTGTAGATTATGTTCCTACAAGTGTTAGTGCTTCAGTTTCAGTTGGATATGGTTATACAGTTAATGCAAATTCAATAACATTAACTTTACCAAATACCAGTTTATCTGATGGTGATAGAATTTCGTTTATTCCAGGAAGCAATTTAATTAACAGTTATACAATTTCCGGAAACGGAAATGCTATTATGAATACAGATACATCACTGACAATAGATTTAGCTGTTCCTTTTGATTTAATTTGGAATGGAACAAATACAAGATGGGTCTTAGGATAAAAAATAGGATAAATATATGGCAAATTTAAGTTCATTTACAAGCGGTGGCGGAATTAAATCTATTCAACGTGGCACTGTTGACACAACAAATACATCAGCAGCAGGACCACATACAGGAACTATAACTGTTACTTCTGTAACCACTTCAAAAGCTTTTTTAATAATAGAAAATGCTAGTCATTATAAAGTCGGTCCAGCTTTAGGGGGAAGTTATGGTGGTTCAACATATCCACTACCATATCTTGGTGTTCAAGCTGTGCTAACAAATGGCACAACTATCACTTGGACTAGTGGATCAACAGTAGCATATACTTATGATGGTATTGGAACCCCTTCATATGAAGCTAGAGTTAAATTTGCATGGACTCTTATTGAATATAATTAGAATTGTGTAATCATATTTACAATAAATACTTTACATGAACTCAGATAAAAAACTAACTGAGCTATTTGAAATAGCTGAAGAAATTGAGAATACTCAAGTTATGAAACCAAAACAAGTAGAAGTTATTCTCTCGGGAGAAGAAACTTCACATGAAAAATTAGACACAGATTTTGAAATTGTTCGTAAAAATTATATGAATCTAATCTTAAAAGGATCAGAAACATTGAATGATCTTTTAGAATTAGCTAAAGAAACTGAACACCCAAGAACATATGAAGTTTTATCTGGACTAATATCAACATTATCTACACTTAATAAAGATTTAATTGAAATACATACAGCTAAATCAAAAATAGAAAATGTTCAACATGTGAACAAAACTCAGATTACACAACAAAACGTTTTCGTTGGTTCCACTAGTGACTTACAAAAGATGTTAAAGAAAGCAACAGAAGAACCAGAATAGATAAATAGTTATATGAAATCATTTAAAGAAATTCGTCAAAATTTATCAGAAGGTGTACAAGGAATTGATGCTATTATGATTTCAGTTCCTTTGATGATTCGCTGTATGGAATATGCAAGAGAAGATGCAAAATCTGATCTTGACTTACATTTAGCTATGGAAAGAATGCTTCAGGTAGCTAAAACAAAAGGTTCTAGACCACTAGACTCAAACGATTACAGAAGAATTTTCAAAAAGTAATATGATAAAAGATTTACCACAAACACTAATCGACGCCGTAAAAGAAGTTATCAATAAAAAACAAAAAAAAGATGATAACAAACTAAGTGGTGAAAAAGAAGAAATTATCATAAATCCACAACCAAATTTATCAGCAAATAAATATCATACAGATAGAATTTTACAGTAGGATAAAGAAATGAGTCTTCTAAGTTACATTTTAGAACGTAAATATCTTAAAGAAGCTGGTTCACAAATTACAAAGAAATCCTTAAAGGGTGGAGAATTAGTTGTATTCAGAAGCCAAAAGGGTTATCACGTTCAAGCAAACAATAAGAAATCTAACACATCAAAAACTATCGCCAATTACCCTTTCTTAAAATATAAAGAAGCAGAAGCAAAGAAATTAGCTATGGACTTTGTTAATGCTTATAAAACAAAGGGTGTAGAAATACAGTAACGTGGTTCTGAATAAGAATAATTTCTTGATGTACTGCATCAAGAATTATGAAAATGTAGCATTAGATGAAAAAGAGTTTCGAGAAGATTTAGAACGAATTAAATATCTTAGAAAGTTATTTAAAAGATATAAAGCAAAAAAAATATTAAAAGAACGATTAATATTAAATCATTTGGTAATTTTATTTAATGTTTTTAATCATGACGCAGCAGTAAAAATATTATTTTTCGGTGTTGAAAAAGAATATTGGTCATCATTAAAAACATTTTTATTATTTTTAAATTATATGCCAGATAAAATTGATGGGATTTCTGACTTGCCTCTGTTGTCATCAGAAATCCCAATTGATTTATATATAGTTAATAGGTTAAAAAATATATGAAAAGCTATAAAACATTCCTAGAAGATGCACCAGCAAATAATGTTGGTGATGGAAAAATTGCAGGAACAGGTGGTGCTGCTGGCGAACCTGGAGTTTCTGTATCAGCACAAAAACGTCACCAAAAAAGAAATAAAAAAGCAGCCCCAAAACCGTTCGCTGGACATAAAGTTTTTCAAGTTAATTCCACAGTTTATAATCGTTCTCTTCTAGGAAAAGTTGCTAGAAGATGGTGGACAACATTTGTAGGTAATGATGAAGTTGGTCAACAAATAAAAGAATATGCAAATGAAAATCCAAATAAAGCTATAATTATTCAAGATGAATTAACTGGTGCTATGGTCTATTTAAGACATCCAAAGAAAGGCAAATAAATGGATTCAGCAGCAGAACTTCAAGTCAAAGTCGGAATTTTGGAAAAAGAGCAGGAACATCAACAAAAATATCTAGATAGAATTGATATTGCTATTGAAAAGTTAGAAGAAATTTCAGCAAACACTGTTAAAATTATTGCTCTACATGAACAAAAATTAGATTTACACACAACTACCGATAATCAAATTCAAACTCAAATTGATGATTTAGATGCAAAAATTATAAAAAATGAATTGACCACATCAAATACATTTACTACCATAGATATTAAATTAGATAATTTTGAGAAAAAAATTGATTGTATATCCACCGATGTAAATTCTCTAAAAACAGATTTAGAAAAAAGAATTTCAAATTTGGAAAAATATTTGTGGTTAATTTCTAGCATATGTGGCGGTCTTTATTTAATTTTATACAACATAGACAAAATTAAATTGTTTTTTCAATAAAAGTTTGTCTCCCACTTGACAAACCTTTTTTGTCATGCTATACTAGTGATAGATTATGTTTCTTATTGATAAAAAGTATATTGATATGATGAGCGGCAATCTGCCGAAATTCTCGTGGACTAGCTCAAATACAGCAACATGCAGATGCCCAATCTGCGGTGATTCCAAAAAAAATCCGAATAAAAAGCGTGGTTATCTTTACGAACGTGAAGGATACTTTTACTATAAGTGTCATAATTGTGGTGTATCTCATTCATTAAAACGTTTTATTGAATTAATTGATCCATATCTATATAACGAATATGTAATGGAGCGATATAAAACTAATGTTGTGTCTTCTATTGTAATTGCTAAAACTAAACCTGAATTTGATTACAATCAGATTTATCGTGAGAATAAAGTTGACACAATTAAACAAGAATTTTTAAAATTTTCTACACCATGCTCAGAATTATCTGATAATCATTTTTGTAAAACTTATTTACAAGATAGGAAAATTTCATCTGATAAATTTTCTGAATTATATTTCACTGATGATTTCAAGAAATTTGCAAATCATTTTGGAAACACTGAAACAAAACTACAAGAAAAAGAACAAAGACTTATTATTCCATTTTTCAATGCTGATAATGATTTAATTTGTTTTCAAGGTAGAAGTTTCTCGAATGTTGGTAATCGTTATATTACAATTAAAGTAAAAGATGAACATAAAATTTATGGCATGAATAAAGTAGATATTCTAAAGACTGTCTACATATTAGAAGGACCAATTGATTCAATGTTTATTGATAATGCAATTGCTGTAGCTGGTTCCGAATTCCAAAGTGCTATCAAAAATTTCACATTTGATTATGTTTGTGTTCTTGATAACCAACCTAGAAATAAAGAAGTAGTCGATAATTATTTTAAACTAATTGGTAACAATCATAAAATTGTTATTTGGAATGAATCTTTTTCTGACAAAAAAGACATTAATGCAATGATTTTAGATGGTAAGTCGAAAGAAGAAGTGTTTAATTTTATTAAACAAAATACATTTTCTGGACTTCGTGCTAGAGTTGAATTTAATAAGTGGAGAAAAATATGAAATATTGGCAATATGTTTATCCTTCTGATGGTCATTATAATTATGGTGTTGAAACATATTCTGATGATGACATTATTAATGAATATTGGGATTATTGGAAAGATAAAATGATTTGTCAGGAACTTGAAGAAGAAATTAGTAGAGAAAATTGTATTGATGATTGGGTAGTAATTAATTGGGCATTTGAAATTACAGAAGAAGAATATAAAAAAACAAAAGGGATTTAATATGTATACATATAACGCAAAAGTTGTAAGAGTGGTTGATGGTGATACCATTCTTTGTGATATTGATTTGGGATTTCATGTTAATATCAGAAAGTCTGTTAGATTGGATGGAATTGATACACCAGAAAAAAATTCAAGAGTTGTTTCCGAAAGGGAAAAAGCAGCTAAAGCAACAGCAAGAACAAAATATACTTTAGAAAACAAAATTGTGTTTATCAAAACAAGACTAGATGATAATGATAAGTATGGACGTGTTTTAGGTTATATTTTCGAAACAAAAAATGATTTGGATAATAATCAATCATTTAATGATAAGTTAATTAATGAAGGATTAGCTTACATTTATGATGGAGGAAAAAAGAATGTATAAGAATTATGAAGATATTCTTTCCGTTAACTTAATTTCCTACACACAACCAGACGATCAATTTTTTAACAACAAATTTCTTCAAGATGGAATCACAAACTTAATTACATATTGTGCAAGAGTTTCTAATCCATCCAATCAAAATAATATTGAAACATCTGACAAGTTAATCAATTATCTAATCAAAAATAAACACTGGTCGCCATTTGAAATGACCAATGTTTGTCTTGAAGTTACATCAACAAGAGATATTGTTAGACAGATTCTAAGACATAGATCTTTTTCTTTCCAAGAATTTTCACAAAGATATGCAGATCCAACAAAAGAATTAGAATTTTGTTTAAGAGAATGTAGACTTCAAGATACAAAGAATAGACAAAATTCAATTTCACTTGATGATGAATTTACAAATTATCAATTGGCTAACACTTGGGAACAATTACAGACAGAAGTAATTAGTATTGCAAAATTAAACTATGAATATGCAATTTCTCAGGGTGTTGCTAAAGAAGTAGCAAGAGTTCTTTTACCAGAAGGTAATACAGTTTCAAGAGTTTATATTAACGGCACAATTCGTTCTTGGATTCATTACATTGAAGTTCGTGATGGTAATGGTACACAGAAAGAACATATGTTGGTTGCTCATGCTTGTGCTGAAGCAATAAATAAAATTTTCCCTTATATTAAGTAGATAATATGAAGTTCATAAATTCAAAAGAATGGTTTCCTGAACACGGAGCATTCCAAACAATTAGAGAAAATAATAGACCTGTCGCTAGACATATGATTTGTGATGAACTTAGAAACGATTTTAAAAATATTTCAAAAAGAATATATGAATCATATGGTTTGCTGCAAGCAGAAACAGATGGTTATTGGGTTTATTTTAGATAGGAGTTTTAGATGCCAGAATATCTAGGTATTAATATTGATTATTCAAGAGATTCTCTCTTTGATGAATTAGGTCTAAAGAGATTAAAAGAATCCTATATGAGAGAAGATGAAACTTCTCCACAAGAAAGATTTGCATTTGTTGCTAATAAATTTGGTTCTAATCCAGAACATGCACAAAGACTATATGATTATGCATCTAAACATTGGTTAAGTTTTTCTACACCAATTCTTTCATTTGGTCGCACAAAGAAAGGCTTACCAATTTCTTGCTTTTTAAATTATATTAATGACACATCTGAAGGATTATCAGATACGTTAACTGAAACAAATTGGTTATCCATGTTAGGAGGCGGCGTTGGAATTGGTTTTGGGATTCGTTCTGCTAGTGACAAGTCTACTGGGGTTATGCCTCATCTTAAAATTTATGATGCGTCTTGTCTTGCATATCGTCAAGGGACTACTCGCAGGGGTAGTTATGCTGCTTATCTTGACATTTCTCATCCCGATATTATTAATTTTATTGAGATGAGAAAGCCAACCGGAGATCCTAATCTCCGTTGTCTTAATATGCATCATGGTGTAAATATTCCAGATGCATTTATGGAAATTATTGAAAATTGTATGAAAGATCCAAATTTCGATGATACATGGGAATTAAAAGATCCAAATACAAATGAAGTGAAGGAAACAATTTCTGCAAGAGAACTTTGGCAGCGTTTACTTGAAATGCGTATGCAAACAGGCGAACCATATTTTCACTTTATTGATGAATCAAATAGAAAGTTACCAGAATTCTTAAAAGAAAAAGGTTTGAAAATTAATCAATCAAATCTTTGTTCAGAAGTTATTCTTCCAACATCTTATAAAAGAACTGCTGTTTGTTGTTTATCATCTGTAAATGATGAATATTTTGATGAATGGAAAAATGATAAATTATTTCTTGCAGATGTTGCGGAGATGCTTGATAATGTGCTACAATATTTTATAGATAATGCTCCAAAGACAATTTCCAGAGCAATCTATTCAGCAAAACAAGAACGTTCTATTGGTGTTGGTCAATTAGGTTTCCATGCATTTCTACAGTCGAAGATGATTCCTTTTGAATCAGTTGCTGCTAGAATTGCAAATAAAATGATTGCGAAGCATATTCATGACGAATTAGACAAAGCAAACTTTGCTCTTGGTACTATTCGTGGTGAAGCTCCTGATGCTGTTGGAACAGGAAAGAGATTTTCCCATACAATTGCAATTGCTCCAAATGCTTCTTCTTCAATTATCATGGGAAATACTTCACCTTCAGTTGAACCATACAAAGCAAATGCTTATAGACAAGATACACTTTCTGGATCTTATTTAACTAAAAATAAGTTCTTGAATAAAATTATCAAAGAAAGAGTTAGTGAAGATTCACAAGAAATCTGGTCATCTATTATTGCTAATGGTGGATCAGTTCAACATTTAGATATTCTTTCAGATGATGAAAAACTTGTATTTAAAACTGCTATTGAAATTGATCAGCGTTGGATTATTGAACATGCATCAGTTAGACAAGAATATATTGATCAAGGACAATCTATTAATTTATTCTTTAAGCCTGACGTAAATGTTAAATATCTTCATGCTATTCATTTCTTAGCATGGAAGCAAAAGTTAAAAACACTTTATTATTGCAGATCAGAAAAGATTGCAAAAGCAGATAAAGTATCAGAAAAAATTGAAAGAAAGAGAATTGAAGAAATTGACATGAAGCAACTAGCAGATGGTGAAAGTTGCATTATGTGTGAAGGTTAAATATGGCATCATTTATTCAAGAATTAATTAGCGCAAAACTTTCTTATGAAACAAAACTGGCAACATTAGAGGAAATGGTATTTCATCTATTTCCAGACGAAGATATAGACGATATTGAATTTGATTGGTATGATTCATCAATCTGTATTAATTTATCAAAATCTTATCCAAAAGAAAAATTTATTCAATTATTTGATATGGGTTTAGAAAAAATCCATATCAAGAAAACAGCAATTTTCGAAACTATATCAAAGGACTAATATGACTAAGAAAAAGAATCAGTTAAAATTAACAGATGAAAGAAGTTATTTTAAACCTTTTACTTATCCTTGGGCATATGAAGCTTGGTTAAAACATGAGCAGTCTCATTGGTTACATACAGAAGTAGAAATGCTTCAGGATGTAAAGGATTGGAAACAAAAATTAACAGAAAATGAAAAATACTTTCTTACACAAATTTTCCGCTTTTTCACGCAAGGTGATATCGACGTTGCATCTGCTTATGTCAACAACTACTTACCATTATTTCCGCAGCCTGAGATAAGAATGATGTTGCTTGGTTTTGGTGCAAGAGAAGCTTTACATGTTGCTGCATATTCGCATCTTGTAGAAACTCTTGGTTTACCAGAAACCACTTATAATGAATTTCTTGAATATAAGGAAATGGCTGAAAAGCACGAATATATTCAAGAAATTTCTGATTTAGAACCAAATGAAATTGCAAAACAAATTGCATGTTTCTCTGCATTTACTGAAGGAATGCAATTATTTTCTTCATTTATTATGTTACTAAATTTTCCAAGACATGGTAAGATGAAGGGCATGGGTCAGATTGTAACATGGTCTATCGTTGACGAAACAATGCACACAGAATCAATGATTAAGTTGTTCAGAACTTATATCTCAGAAAATCCAGATATTTGGACTGATGAATTAAAATCATCAATTTATACCATCGCAACAAAAATGGTTGAATTAGAAGATAAATTTATTGATCTTTCTTTCCAAATGGGAGAAATGCAGAATTTAACAGCAGATGATGTAAAGAAGTATATTCGTTATATTGCTGACAGAAGATTAATTTCTCTTGGTATGAAAGGTATTTTCAAAGTTAAGAAAAATCCATTACCTTGGGTTGAAGAAATGATCAATGCGCCAATTCATGGTAATTTCTTTGAGCAAAGAGTTACAGATTATGCAAAGGGTGCGTTAACTGGATCTTGGGAAGATGTGTGGGGATAATTCGTATGAATATTCAAAAGCCGCCTGTATTTGATGCGATTGAACATGTTTGGTATATTGAAGACGAGAATGGTAATATTATTAGAGTGACAGATGAATTTTATAGAAACGAGTTAATTAATTGGACTAGGATAATCAAATTATCAGGTAAAGAAATTGACGATGAGATATAAAGGATTTACAAGCATTATAATATGTCACTAATACCAATTGGAACATATCCAGATAATTTTGATATTGAAACTAATTTTTAAAAAGGAATAATATGTATAATAAAAATGACATTGTATCATTTAAATTAATTAATGGTGAAGAAATGATTTCACGATTTATATCGGAATTAGATAATTCTTATATTGTTGAAAAGCCACTTACACTTTTTCAAACACAACAGGGATTATCTTTAATTCCATCTTTAGTCACTGTGAACTTAGATAATGAAATTAGAATCAATAAGTCTGCAATTGCAATTCACGCAAAATCTAGAGATGAAATGATGTCTGCATGGATGGAAGCAACAAGTGGTTTAGTTGCACCAAAAAATTCAAAATTAGTAATTTAAATTTAAAGAGGTAAGAATGGAAAACGAAGATAAAAAAGCAACAGAAACAAAAGAAAAAATTACAAAAATAGAAGAAAAAATTGCTAAATTAGAAAAATCTTTGGAAAAACTAAAGAAGACCTTAAATAACTAAGGTCTTCCCTGTCCACGATATTTTTTAAAACTTCTTTTCTTACTTTTATTCATTGAAGACCGCTTAGGATCACGAATGTCCTGGGCGGTCTTTTTCCATTTTGATCTGCTTTCTAATCTTGTACCTTCATCAAATTTCAATCTTGCCATTAATTTTCTCCTGAAACTATATATAAGAGATATGAAAGAATATTTGCAAGAAGAATTAAAAACAAAATCATTTCTTATTTCTTTTAAATTTTGTGATAAAAAAGTAAGAAGTTACAAGATAACACTAAATAAAGATATAATACCAAAAGAAGCATTTTTAACTATTGGTCCAGAAACAAAATTTGCAACTGTGTGGGACATAGAAAATGAAAAATGGATAGCTTTTAGTTGGGATAAAATTTATAAATTGGAAGAAATAAATGGCACAATATAATAAAACATTACAACAAGTAGAAGCAATTGCACAAGAACCGAGATATGAAATAGTTGTTCTTGCTGATGAAAAAGGATCACAAATTGATAATTATAATCCATTAGATATTAATATTTCTAATGGTCAAATAGATGCATTTGGTAGAATAAGAATTTCAGATCAATTTACATTAGGTGATTATAAACATCTTTATGGAATTGATCCAAATTTTCTTGATGTAATAACTTCAAGTGCTACTATTACACATCTTCCAAATCAAGCTTGTGCCAGATTAGCTGTTACTTCAACTCCAGGCAGTAAAATAATCCATCAAACAAAATTTTATCATCATTACATGCCAGGAAAAAGTCAATTAATTAAAACGACTTTTAATTTTTATGCAGCAACTGCTGGAGTAAGAAAAAGAACAGGTTATTTCGATGCCAATAACGGAATATTTTTTGAACAAACAGGAACTGGTGAATTAGCTTTTAATATTAGAACTTATGTTTCAGGATCTACTGACGATTCTACAAATAGAGTTACGCAACAAAATTGGAACATAGATAAATGTGATGGAACAGGAAGAAGTGGTTTTAACTTAGACATAACCAAAACACAAATTTTCTTCACAGATTTCCAATGGTTGGGTGTTGGTAGAGTTCGTTGTGGATTTGTACATGATGGTAAAATTATAGTTGCACATGAATATTATAATTCAAACAACAAACCAACAGTTTACATGTCAAATCCAAATCTACCAATTAGATGTGAAATAGAAAATGTAAATGGTTCTTCTGCTGCATATATGGATCAAATTTGTTCAACTGTTGTCGCAGAAGGTGGTTATGCTGAAGTTGGTCAAGATTGGGCAACTGCTTCACCTTCACTAAGAACTCTTAGTGCATCATCAACACTTCCAATATTAGCAATTCGTTTAAAAAATACATTTAATACATATGAGAATAGAATGATTGTTAGATTAATGGCAACAAATGTTTTTAGTGATGGTGAAAATATACATTATAAAATTATAAAACTACCTAATGTTTCTAATTTAAGTGGTGGATCTTGGAACGATGTACATACAAACAGTGGAATTGAATATAATGCAACAGCTACATCATATACAGATGGCGAAGAAATAGATAATGGTTATGTTTCAGCAGCATCACAAAACGCAAACAAACTATATGGAACATCTTCTCCAGCAAAAATAGGTCCAACAGCAAAAAAGAATTATATTGTGCAAAATTATACATCAACAGATTCAGAAATTTATGTTGTTGTAGCAAAAAATCTTTCAACAGTAAATTCAACAGGTGTTGGTGTTGGGATGCAATGGAGAGAAATATATTAAAGAGGTAAAAACATGGATGAGAAAATTTTAAATTATTTTTTGAACAACGCTTCACCAGCACAAATTATAGATTTTCAAAAAAAGAAAACCATAACACAAAAGTATAAATATCTTTTGCAGTTTGATTGGATAAATCAAGATCAATACACAAAGTATACAAGGAAGAAAAATGAAAACAAAACTTTATTGCGAAGTGTGTGATTTAGAATTTACAGTAAATGCAAAAAACACATCAGTGCCAGTAAAATTCTGCCCTTTCTGCGGCACACACGACGAAGAATCTTTTGATTTTCTAAAAGATGACGAAGACGATTATCCAGAAGAACCTGAAGATGAATATTAATGACGAAGTACATCAATGCTTTATATTGGAATTGATTATTCTATAACATCACCCTCAATTTGCACATTCTATGGAGACAAAAAATCTTTTGATCCTAGAATGTGCAATTTCTTTTATTACAACAAAACAAAACAAATTTCTCCTCTTGAATTTGTACACCAAACAACACCACCAGAAAATTACAAATCCCCAATCAACAGATTTACCTTAATAGCAAACTGGACAATTAGATGCATTGATATAACAAAACAAGCATATGATTATCCAGAAACTATGATAATCATAGAAGATTATTCATTTGGATCAAAAGGTAAGATATTTGAATTAGCAGAAAATTGTGGAATAATGAAATATATGTTAGAAGTGGAAAATTACAAATATCAAAAAATTGCTCCTACCACATTAAAGAAATATGCAACAAGTTCAGGTAGAAGCAATAAAGATGATATGTATGATAAATTTTTTGAAGAAACACAGTTAAAGCTAAAAGAAACATTCTCAAAAAAGAAAATTAAAATATCTTCACCTGTATCAGATTTGGTAGATAGTTATTACTTGTGTAAATATCTGGTGTTTCCACCAGAATAAAAACATCTGGTGTTTCCACCAGAATAAAAACATCTGGGGAAAAAATTCTGGGGGAAAAATTTTTGGCGGGAAAAATTTTGGGGGGAATTTTTTTATTTTTTTAGATTGTGTTAGGTTGGGTGTGTTTTCTGGGGAAAAGAAATAAAGTTTTTTAAAGTGGGGGATAATACATAATACCCTACCGGGGGAGTACTAGTACTCCCACTTTAAGGTTGTGTTAGTACTAGTACCAAAAGGGGCTTAAGCCCCTTTTGCCAGCCACCAGTCGCATGATTGTTTGAGTATAGTTTGGGCCTCACCCAAAACCCAATCACGGTGATCGTCGCTCATCTTATAGTAAGGATCAATCCGGAGATTATCCAGAATCGTTTGAAAAAATTCGGGATTGTTTTCGTTCCCCACAATTAAATCAGCATACGCCAGCAAAATTTTGCTGGCGGAGTTGCGGTCATTCAACATCTTCAGTAACTTTTCCATAATTCATTCTCCCATGAAAACGTGGTTTCTGTCAATGAAAAAAAGGGGGTTTCCCCCCTTTTTTTCTACTCAAACGTGATAACGTTGAAACCCAACGCCTTGAAAATATCGGTCAATTCTTCGACCGATTCACCGTCCCATTCCGGCTCAAACTCCGGAAAGTTCCATTCCCCCTCAGCCATCATTTCCTGCAATTCCTGATCCGTAGGACCGGACATTTCCTCGCAGTTAATCTGCGTGTCGAAATCGTCAAATTCGAAATTGTTGGTCATTTTCCTTTTCCTTTTCCTTTTCTGTAGTGGTGTATCCCCTACACCTATAGATTACCACACTATCGGACAGAATCAAACGAAAAATGACGGGAAACGATATTTTTTTCGTTTCCCGTCATGACGGGATTAGATCCCGTGGATTCGTTTCCACGTCACCCAAGTAATAGCTTGAACCTGAGATGCGGACAAACCAACAATTCCCGCTACCATCCGGTATGCGGAAATAATCGCAGAACGTTCCCGTTCTGCGATATGCGGCATTGTCGCTACAGTGTAGCGATAGCCTACCGCAACGCTATAGGCATGAACGTCTACGGTAACCTTATCGTCACCGTTCTTATCACCGTTGCGGAGGTTATCAGCAAAAGCCGTAACCTTGGGACCGCTCAAAATATGGCGAAACGGTTCGTTCCGTTTGTCTGCTAACAGGATAGCAGCTGCCTTGTCGATGTTGCGACGATAGCCCGCAACACCGGACACTAACGATAACGGCTTATCGTTAGCGATAGCGTCGGCCAAAATATCAATTCCATTCAAATTTGAAGTCCAACGGATACCCGGCGATAATGCGGCAGTTGCATCAACTACCGCATCGAACGAAAAGTTAGAAACACGGGCAATAACCCGTAATTGTTCGTGGGCGGCGGTGTACCATGCACCCCCGGAGCGTTTTTCTTCCGGCGTCGCCATATTGTAGACGGCGAGGATGTTGGTCATGAAATCGTTGGTCATACGAAAAATGGTCATTTTTTCCTTTTCTGTTTGGCGCTGGCCTCAACTCTTATAGATTACCATAGGCCAGAACTAAACTGCAATACCCTACCACGAAAAAACTACATAAATTCCATAAATACCCCCCATAAGGAAAACGAATGATAGCGCATCCAAAATCATATTGATAACGTTGTTTTTCATACTGTTATTCTCTCATGAAAAAATGGGGATTGTCAATCCCCATTTTCATTATTTTCCATATCTTCAATGACTTCAATCATCTCACGGTACAACGGGCAATAGTTCCAGTGACCAACATGATGTCCCAACATCAAATCGAAATGCTCATATTTTTCACCGTTCCACTCCCAACGGGAATGGATTAAATTATATTCATTCCCGTTGTGATAGACCGTCATGATTTTTTCTTCAATGTAATTTTGTTCCATGAGTCAATGGTATCAAGGTCAGAAAAAAATGTCAAGAAAAAAACAAAAAAAATTTTGGTACTATCGGTCCTGGTGCCAGTACTAGTACCTCGCCAGGTCTGGTACTATTGGTCCTGGTGGTACTATCGGAAGGGGATGGGCGTACTAGTACTAGTGACCAGTTAGTACTAATGCGCCCATCCGCAGTACTAGTACCGTTGACCAGACGGTACTAGTGGTACTGGTAGGCAAAGGAACTACCAGTTAATCTTCCCAAACAAACTTCGCAGAATTTAACTTAACTTGCCCCCATTGGTCAACTTGCCAACTCATTCCGGCCCAATCAAACAACCAATGTTCCCACAAGTTAGACCAACGCATGTTTGCGAGAATAATCTTCGCATCATATGATCTGAACTTCTCTTGAATTGAGGCGACAATCTCAGGCGTGGGTGTCATATGTTCCTATCTTAGCACGATGTGTTCAGGTTGTCAACCTGATGTGTTCAAATTTCCTTTTAATTAAGTCCTTTTCCGGCATTATGCGTAGGTCATCAATACTTTTGGAGGGGTACAAACGACCCTTACGCATTGACGGAAAAGGACTTAATTAAAAGGTGGGGCTACTGCCCCACCTTCTTGCTGATGTGACGGGCGATAATCTTGCCCGTCACCTGATTGCGAACACGCTTCTTATTGCCATTCTCAGCAACAATCTGGTTGTAGAGGTACATAACAGCCCCAAGATTGGAGTCCACCAGATTGATCGTGGTGTACTTGGACTTGTCCACACCAACTTGAATCTGGTAGCCAGTGTTGGGGGTGTTCTGAATCGCACCCTTCTCATTCTGGAAGGAAGCGGTCTGGAAGTTGAAGGTCATCTGCATTTTCGTTTTTTCCTTTTCTATCAGGCTTGCCCTGACTCTTTTAGTATCTCACAGGTTCGGTTGCTTGTCAACAGTTTTCAGAACTTTTTTTCTTGGGGGAGGTTATTCCTCCCCCATCCCCTCATCGCCACCATCCTCATTTTCTACATCACCCACAAACTCAACTCCCGGCCAGTAGAAAACATATCCATAACCCATGTTATCCCATTTCACATTGGTTGGGACGTAAACGTTTCTACGTCCCATTTCATACATCACATCCAAAATCTCAGCCATTGTGTCAACCACAATGGCAAGGCAAGATTTGCCACCCATATAACGGCCAGAATAGCCCCTGCACTCAAAACCACAATCTTCGAGAAATTCCTGCAAATCGCTTTTCATGATTTTATTCTCCCATACTGGAAGGGGTTTGTCAACCCCTAGAACAACTTTTTGTGAAATTTCACAACTTTGGAAATCGCAGACTGCAAAGTTTTGCAGGGAACTAAGGAAATCTTCTCTTCAGAAAACAACATCAGTTCTTTTTTCTTAGGGTTCCAATCAGCAACCAGTGTGCCATTCAGCAAAAACTCAGTGAAGCAGTAGATGCTGCCACGGTCAAAGGTGTTGATTTCAAGTTTCTGTTTTTCAACCATGATTTATATTACCACGACCCCTCAGAGAATGGCAACAGAAAAATGATGAAAACTAGAAGTTTTTTCTGTTGCCATTCTCTGAGGGGTGTCAGGGGTACCCCTGACACCCAAAACCCCAGGAAGGGCCGTTTCCGGCCCAGGAATCACCTATTCCCCGTAGTAGTCGTAAGACTCATACTGCGATTCATACATCGAATCCAGGTGCTGGTCCTCCAGCTCAAAACTAGGATCTTCAGGATAGTCCTGGAAATCGTCAGAATCATAGATGTCGGCCATTTCAGCCTGAGCATCTTCCCAGGCTTCATTCCGACCCATTTCTTCCAGGTCGTTTTCGTAGAACTCGTAGGTGTCGTAGTCTTCAAACATTCCGTTTTCTCCTTTTGTCTTGGCTCTTGCCCTGACTCTTTTAGTATCGCACGTTGTAGCAGGGAAGTCAACAACTTTTTTTGTTTTTTTGTGGGGGATTTTCGCCCCCCACACTTTACTTCACCTGAACCGCAACCTGTTTGATTTCAGCAACATAGACATCGCCCACATCAAACGTTCCATATGTCATTGGAGACTTCACCGCACAGTACCAGCGAGCGAAGGGGTTTTGCTTTTCCTTTTCCGGAGTCTGATAGGTCTTGAGAACACGCCATTCCCAGGAACCATCAAAACTCTTGAAAATCATATGAGGATTGTCAATCTTGGCAGTTTTGCCGAATGGATTCTTCATATTGTTAGTATCTCACATTCTGGGGGGTTTGTCAACAGTTACCAGTGAAAAAGTCCCCTCTTTTTTTCACCGTTTGCGTAAACCACTAAAACATCACCATCACCATCACCATCACCAAAAACAACAGGATCACCATAAGTAGACGGGACATCATCGCCAACTTCACCAGACCATTTGCTGGACCAGCGATCACCGCAACAAGGGCAGTCAACGCCAGAATCACAACCATCGAAGTAAACACCCTCTACTTCTAAAACACGATTGTTCGCATCTTCGGCGTTTTCAGCCTCAACAACAACGTGTTTTGCTGGTCCGGTGAAATGACCACCTGAATTATTTTGAGAAAAATGGAAGAATTTCATACTTTTAGTTTCTCACATTCTGGGGGGTTTGTCAACCCCCCACTTGAAGTTTTTTTGCTATTCAGCGATTCGGCGTTCAAACACCCCACGTTCCAGAGTGGCAGTGTCAGAACCATCAGTGTGGAACGTGATGGGGAAGTAGTCTTCACCAATCTGAGCATAAACTTCAGTTTCATTCATACCCAAGTCAATCCAGTCACCAACAGCACCAGCGTAAGTCTCAGATTCTACAACATTTTCAGGATTGAAATTCCCAGGAAGGTCACCAACCAGGAAACGCTTGATAGGGAGGGTCGAAAACTTAACTTTCTTCAGAAACATGGTCTTTTCTCCTTTTGTCCTGGCTCTTGCCCTGACTCTTTTACTTTACCACAACCTTTTTCCGGTTGTCAACAGAATTTTTCAAGTTTTTGTGAAAGTCACAAACGTTCCGTTTGCAGTTGGGGCAGTTCAGAATCGAAAGCATCAGGTGTTGTTTGCTCATGTTTTTACTTTACCACAGAAGTTTTGGGGATGTCAAGAGTTTTTTTCAACTCTTTCGAAAAATCCAGCACAGTCGGAAATGCAATAGAAAACAAAGAAACAACCAGGACAATCAACAGAATGTCAAACATCGAATCACTGATAAGCCGTTTCATGAATCCATCATCTCACAGTCTGGGGAATTTGTCAACTACTTAATTGCACAATCTGCTTTCATGGCGAAAAAAATAATAATCACACCGAAAAGATAACCCGCCATGAAAAACGTAAGATATTTGAGTCGAAGTTCTTTTCTTGTCATGAATCCATCATCTCACAGTCTGAGGGGTTTGTCAACCCCAAGAACCAAGTTTTTTCTTTTTTGTTGCGGCAACCAGAACAGCTTCAGAAATCATTAAAAAAACTTCAGAATCAATCACAGTCTGGATTTCCCGCAACTTGTAACCCTTTTGTTGCCAATTGATTACAATGGGTTTCAATGCTTCATACACTTCATCCGCAAGTTGTTGACCTTCAAGAGTTTTTGCTTCATACTCATTGTAAAGCATTATTCTTCCTCCTTCTTGTGCTTGCGCTTGCGATAATTCTTGCTTTTGGTTTTCTTGTCCTGGATAATAGATCCGGTCTTTACACCAGACCGGATCTTAGCAGGATTAAACTTGGGCAGCTTGATGTGTTCAACCATACTGTTATTATCCCATGTGTTCTTCACAATGTCAACTACTCTTCAAGTTTTTTTTGTAAGGCACTGATAATTAAAGGTAATTCTTCTTTCGACAAGGTGATTCTACTCATAATTTTTCCTTGATCGTCATGTTGGCGAATCTCAAACAACCCAAGTCCATCAGCATCATCTGTGACTGCAATATGGTCACCTGTGTCATCATTCCAAATTCTGTAGCAAATTTCCATACTGTGCCGCATTTTTTCTCCTAGTTAAAAGGTGATTTGTATTTCTTACCACATTCAAGGCAACTGTAATGACCATTAACAGGTCTGGTCATCTTTGTGTGGAATTCCCGACAAAACCAAACACTAAGCTTTTGCAGCATTTTGATTATCCTTTAACGTAGACAAAACCAAAATCTGCATCGTCACAAAGTCGATAATAGCCTGAGCGTTCAGGTAATCATCGTCGTTTTCATCGAACCTGCTAATAATCAGGTTCATCAGACCGATTACCTTCATGTTTCCGCTAATCAGATCGTCAATCACATCGTTCATCATGATATTATTATCGCACCTTTCTTTTCGGTTGTCAAGCATTATTTTGTAGACCTAAACCAAGACCTAGACATAGACCTAGACCAAGACCCAGACGCAGACCTAGACCTAAACCTAGACCAAGACCCAGACCCAGACCAAGACCCAGACCCAGACCAAGACCCAGACCCAGACCTAGACCAAGACCTAGATCTAGACCCAGACATAGACCAAGACCAAATATTTCTTTTGTAGATTGATTTCTTGATCATAGTTTATTATCCAATTTCAGAATAAGTCCTAGACACAGACCAAGACCTAGACCCAGACCAAGACCTAGACCAAGTCCTAGACCCAGACCTAGACCCATACAAAGACCAAGACCCAGACCTAGACATAGACCAAATATTTCTTTTGTAGATTGATTTCTTGATCATAAACAAAAAAGTTTGGGGGATTTCTCCCCCAAACCACTAACCCTTCTTACCGATGCCGAAAGACTCAATTGCAGAAGTCTGCACATACCAAGTCTTCGTGGGAAGGTTCTGAGCGTCCTTGTACTTCGAATCGCTGAACGCACCAGTCTCATAAACAATCTTGGCATCGTCCAGAAGGACACAGGTATCGTTCACTCCAGTGAGCGTACCAGCATAGATGTAGTTCGCACAGAACAACATCACGTGCTCACCAAGAAGGGCCACAAGACCTTCACCCTGAACCTCAGTCACAATCTTCTTCATAATCAGTTTTCTCCTTTTTTCTTGTCAGATTTCCTCTGACTCTTTTAGTATCTCACACCCTGTGTGATTTGTCAAGTTTTTTGTTTTTTGTTTTTCTAGCCTCCAACTACCTGCTAGAAATTTTAAGGGCAGGAAGGGCCGTTTCCGGCCCAAGAAATGCTATTCTATATTAGTCGTCCCAGTCATACTCCTGGTAGTCGTCATGATCTTTGTAGTCGTTCCAGTTAATAAGCATAGATATTTGCCTTTCCGTTTTCGATGAAGAGGTCACACCAGGCGGAAGTTTCAATTTTCTTTCCGGTGAGGACATTGATGAAGTAATCTGCCTCATAGGGATTGTAACGAACCGTGTTCCTTTTCAGGAAAAGCTCTTGGTCTTTTTGCCAATCACCTTCAACAAAGGCATGAACATTTTTCTTTTTTTCACGAAGAACACGTTCCCGTCCAGACTTGGAAACAGTGAACTTGGCATTTTTCAGGATGATGGTGTCGGTGTGGGCAATAACCTTGCGGGTTTTTTTGTCCATGACAGAGAAAACTTTCTTGTGAAGGTTGAAGTAGACTTTAACTCTCATGTTTTTATTCTCTCACATTCTGATCAGAATGTCAAGGTTTATTTTGACTCAGACCTAGACCCAGACCCAGACGCAGACCAAGACCCAGACCAAGACCCAGACCCAGACCAAGACACAGACCAAGACCCAGACTCAGACCTAGACCAAGACCTAGACCCAGACCAAGACGCAAACTGAGACTCAGACCCAGACCTAGACCAAATATTTCTTTTGTAGATTGATTTCTTGGTCATGTTTTTATTCTCTCACATTCTAGGTGAAATGTCAAGGGGGAATTTCTTCCCCCTGCAAACTACCAGGATGCTTGGTAGTAATAGGTCGTTCGACCATCAACCCATTCATCCTTGATTTCCTGGAAAAGTTTGATGGCACTTTCTAGGTCGTTCCAGTACCACTCATCAATTTGAATGGAACCAAAGAAAAACCCAGAAACAGGAGGAAACATTTCAAGAGCAATATCTTCTCTCTTAGAGATCAGGACTTCTTTCATGGTTAAAAGAAGATTGTCAACATTTTCCTCATAGAAAATAATTTCTTGACATTCATCCCTACCATCAGCAAGCTGCACAAACCAGTTGTGGAGTGCATTGAACTTGCGGAAATAACCAAGTTCCTCAGTCACATAGGTGACTTTATCCTTCTTGATGTGGGTAGGTTGTCCGTTGTTGGTCACAACAACTTCATACTTGTTTTCCTTGTCGAAAGACCAATTCTGAATGTAGCTCTTGCGGTTGATGTATTGATCAAGTCCCATGATTAAATCTTATCACCATTCAGGATGTTTGTCAAGAAGAATTTTGGTGCGCCCAGCAGGGTTCGAACCTGCGACCCTCTGATTAAAAGTCAGATGCTCTACCAACTGAGCTATGAGCGCACATTAAATTTGGTAGCCCCGCAGGGATTCGAACCCCGATTCTAGGTTTAGAAGACCTATGTCCTATCCATTGAACGACAGGGCCAAAAACTTTTAGGCAGTCTGATACTTGCCCTTGACTTCCTTGTTCAGAAACTTTCCAGAAGAAGGTGCGTTCACCAGATCCTCATAGACCTGAACAGGAACGTCCTTGTAGTCATACTTCTTACCGGAAGTAAACTTCACAGTGAGAATCTGATTGATGTGGTCATAACCAACACCAGAAACAGCGGAACTTTCAAGCTTTACCATATTTATATCCTTTTTTGTGGGTTGTGAGTTTCTCTCACTCACAACCCTAGTATACCACAGAATTACTTCTTACGCAAGCCCTTGACGATATCAACAGCAGTTTTGAATGCAGGAATATCAAAATGTTCCTTCTATTCATCCAGCGGCATTTTCCGAAATTCATCAACGAAGGAACCTTCAACAATTTCTGCCAGTTCCCATTCACTCATAGATTCAACCAACTTGGTTGCATAAACCTGAGTCAGCAAATCCAATTCTTTTACAGTCAGATCGTTAATCATGTTTTCCTCTACTGTTCCAGTGTACCAGATTCCATGTCGTCTGTCAAGAGTTCAGGGGCAACTTCTGTGATTTCTGCCAGAATATCTTCAGTCCCCATCTGCTCCAAACGTGCATGAATGGATTCATAGGCATGATTGATGAGATCCTCCATGTCCATTGTATCAACAATCAATTCTACATATTCGTTAATGAGGTCGTGCAGTTGTTCGTTACTCATGATTATATCTTAGCACCTTTCAGGTTAGTTGTCAACTCAATTTTTGAAGTTTTCAATCCATACCACAATTTCATATAAGAACGGACTCTTGCCCACTTTCCGGTGAAAGTGATTTGTCGATAACAAGAACCAGTTCTAATACCGGAACAAGGGATTGATTTTTCCCCAGACCTGGATGCAGTCCACACTCTTGAAATGCGTGATTTCATCATGAAACTATATTAGCACCTTTCTGTGTGTTTGTCAAGACCTAGACCCAGACCAAGACCTAGACATAGACTCAGACTCAGACCAAGATCCAGACCTAGACATAGACTCAGACTCAGACCAAGATCCAGACCAAGACCCAGACATAGACATAGACATAGACTCAGACCAAGACTTAAATTTTTGTGTTCTTGATTTCTTCATGATTATATCATACCACAGGCTGATGTGTTCGTCAAGACCCAGACCCAGACCAAGACCAAGACCTAGACCCAGACATAGACCCAGACCTAGACCAAGACCCAGACCAAGACCCAGACTCAGACCCAGACATAGACCTAGACCTAGACCCAGACCAAGACCAAGACCAAGACCAAGACCCAGTCCCAGACCAAATATTTCTTTTGTAGATTGATTTCTTGATCATAGTTTATTAACCAGTTTCAGAATAAGACCTAGACCCAGACCTAGACTCAGACCTAGACCCAGACCAAGACCTAGACCCAAACCCATACCAAGACCTAGACCTAGATCCAGACCCAGACCAAGACCCAGACATAGACCAAGACATAGACCTAGACGCAGACCAAATATTTCTTTTGTAGATTGATTTCTTCATGATTATATTATACCACAGGTGGCCCTTAACGGGCCACCTTGAAACAAGTGGATTTCGCAACTTTCACGAAATCTTCATCAGACTTCGCAAACTTCAGAATTTTCGCCAACTTCAACACCATGCGAAGCGACAATTCCCGCAGCTTCTTGTGGTTGTCCTCCACAAACTGCATCAACGTCTGCTGCTGGTTTTCTTCCAGTCCCAGAGTGTGAAGCATATCGGTGTTCTGAACCACGTCCTTGATTCGGATCAGGAACTCACGGGTATTTCGCAAATTCAAATCCAAGTAGAACGAACGGGAAATCAGTGCCTGATAGTGAGGTGACATTTTGTTGCCCTGCTGGATCATGGCATCAAAATCCCGATTGGTGACGAAAATCACAGAACCACGAAATTCAAACGTGGAAGGAATTTCATCGCCAGCATCATCTTCCCACTTCTTTTCCGTTTTCCAGGAAATCATGCGGCGTTTGGTGCTATCCAAAGCAGCTTTCCAGATGTTCAGACCAACTTCATCATCGAAAACAGAATCAGCGTCATCAATCAGCAAAACACTGTTTTCATGACGATTTTCCCACAACATCCGGAAAATGCCAGTAGGACGAACAAAGCCCTTAACAGGAGTGTAGTTAATCTTCTCATCAAGGAAAGCATTCTCCAACATCATTTCGATGTTGTAGGTCTTGCCGATGCCAGGATTGCCGGAAACAATCATCGACGTGACCTTGCCTTCAATAACAGCTTCCACCATGCGATCCATCGAAGAGAAACCATCACGCTGACGCTCCAGAATTTCCTCGTCAGTTTCCACAACAAGAGGAACAACTTCACCAGGAGCTTCAGCAACACCATTAACATTTCGCAGCACGTTCAGATCGAAGATGCCACGAGAAATCTTACCAAGAGTCCAAAACTTAACAGGAATGCGAACATTGAAAATTTCAGCTTCCTGCTTAATAGTCTTAGCACGAAGAATGGTGCCGCCGTGCTTTTCAGTCATCTGGTCAACGAAGTTCGTGATGTTCATATTGTTAGTATCTCACAGTTTGGTCAGGTTGTCAACTAGCCAATCTGAATAAATTCAGATTTTTTGTTTCGTGCTTTGCCTTTGGCTTTCAATCCAACAATCACGCCTTTGGCATCCAAGAAGCGAAGATCAGTTTCGTCGCCATTTACCACAGGATAGCCCCAATGAGTTTTGGGCAACTTGTCGAAAACAACAGCGACATTAACACCATGCTTCAACGCTTCCAAGCACTTCTCCATATTATCACCACTGAAAGAATAAGTCAAGTGGTAATTTTCAGAAACACGCTCCCAAGGGCGATCCAGTTTAGTGTAATCATAGAACTGGACATTAGGACGTGCAGTGTGCAATGCCTTAGCCAACCAAGGCAGATCAGAAGTTCCATTCGGACGAAAAACAGGAACCAGATTAGATTTTACCGCAGCAGCACAAGCTTTGTCAAGTTCTTTCAAAGCCTGGGCAATAAATTTTTCACGATTTTCAAACAACTTCTTGGTCTTGTTGATGCGTCCATTCTGGACATTAGAGAATGCACCCATGCCAGAAGTGTTCAGGCAGAATGCCAAACATTCTTTAGAAGCACCAGCACAGACCTGATGACCAGACAAATCACCAGGAGCCAGATAAATGATTCCGGTCTGATATCCAAGCTTCTGACCCTTGACCGTTTTTGCGTTTGCGTCGATGTTCCAGATCGTCATATGAAACCAGTATAGCAAACTGAATATCAGACTGTCAACAACTAAATGAACCAGCGACCATTAACTTTCTTTAATCTTCCATTTTCAATATCAGCAACAGTCACTCTTGCCCAATATTTGGCTTCACCGACAATATCATTATCAATTGTAGTACCGGAATCATATTCTTCATCTTCAATAAAAATTGAAAAATTAATGTTGTTTGCTTTCCAAGCATTCACATGAACTTTAATTCCGGTGTTTGTGTGTTGTGTAATGGTAATCATTGATTACAGTATATCACTACCGGATCATTGTTTCAACCAGTTTTCTTCCTTTATAGAAAAAAAGTTTTTCCCAATCATGTTCTGATCTTAACCATAAACATTTAAGAAAGAAAATGAAATTTTCTACATCTCCTTCATTATGAAAATTGGAATATTTAAATTTAATCACTTCATTAGGAAATTGAACTTTCAATGTGATGTACATGTTTTGATTATATCAGTCCAAGAATAGGTTGTCAACTATTTTTTAACAAAATAATTCCAGTTTAATCTTAAAATTTGTTTCTTTAGTAAAGAATTTTCTTTTTTAACTGATAGTGTCATGTGTTCAGTATACCATATCCAGGATTTTGTCAAAATTAATTTTTATTAATCTGAATTTTGAAGTTCTTCAATCTGCATTTTCAATTCATCGACCATATCTTGCAATTCAGAATTAATTTCTCTTAATTTTGCAATTTTTTCATCCCGTTTTTGGATGATATCCATTAAATCGTCGATAATTTTTTCAAATTTTTCAATTTCTTCATCCATGTGTTCAAAATCCCCCAGAATTCTACTTGTTCCAGCCGTCAAAATTCCACCAATCTGTTAAAATTAGCAAAAAAATGATTAAAACGGCTGGAACAAGTAGAATTCTCATGTGTTCAGAAAAAAACTAGCCCTGGACCAGCATCTGCTTAACAGAAAAACCCATAACTTCCTCAATATTCGGAGTAGTTACCATGTCTTCCAGAGTTTCATCGGTGAATTCACCAATCTTTAGCGTTTCTCGAACACATTCATTGTAGGAATCAGCAATAACCAGCGGATTTTCGGTCTGAATCTCATTGTCGAAAGAGCAAAACTTAACGTTCATTATGTAATTATCCTCAGTTTTTGATTTTTTGTAGCTTCTGTGTGTTCGGAACACATCGTCTACTCTTTTAGTATAGCAAAGTCATGTGTTCATGTCAAGTGTTGGCGAAAAAAAGTTGGAAAAAAAATTTTAATATGAAAAAATTTTCAGAAAAAATGGCGCAGCAGTTAAAGTACCCACAACTTTTCAACCATTTTCACAACTTCCCAACTATTTTCACAAATGTGTCATTTTTGACACATTGTGTCTTTTTTTCCACATAAATAGATACCCAAACAAAACAACACCCCACCATTTCTATCGACTATTAGAGATGGGTCACTATTTATTCTACTTTTTTATCCTGTCGAAATACCCTGTCATTCTATCTTACCATAACTTTTCTTTTTTATTGTAGTAATAAATTTTATTTTTTATATTGTGACATTCTTTACATTCTGCACTTAGATTATATTTTCCATCTTTCTTTTTATTATATTGGGAAAATAATTTTTCTTTTTTACACATTGAGCAAATTTTTGTTTGTGGTGTCTCTAATGTATAGTTTGCTGACATCCTTTTTAATTTTCTTGTTATATGTCCTTTTTTAGCAATTTCACTTCTTTCTTCTGGTGTGCTACTCTCCAACCATTTTGTTGCTCTTTTTTTAGCAATTTCACTTCTTTCTTCTGGTGTGCTACTCTCCAACCATTTTGTTGCTCCTTTTTTACCAATTTTACTTTTTTGTTCTGGTGTTAATTTAGCTAATGATGATTCATATCCCTTTTTACCCCCTTTTTTACCAATTTCACTTAATTGTTCTGGTGTTAATTTAGCTAATGATGATTCATATCCCTTTTTACCATTTTCACTTCTTTGTTCTGGAGTTAATTTAGCTAATGCTGTTGCATATGCTTTTTTACCAATTTCACTTAATTGTTCTGGTGTTAAATAATAATTTTTTCCACTTATTGCATAGTTTAAGTTTTTTGGTTTGTCGTGGATATTTTCTCTGATAATTTTTTCTTCTGCAATACCCAAACTAATTCTATTTTTGTGATGTTCGAGAATTATTTTTTTCTTACGTTCTTTGGGCCAGTTTTTTATAATTTCTTTTGCTGTTTTTGGTGATCCCATATAACGACAATCCTGCTCAGGGTTAACTGAGCAGGATCTCTTGCCGAAATAATTATGAATTTCTACATTGTTTTCATCAAGTAGTTCTAGTTTGTAAATGTAGTGATAACAGGACATATTAGAATAATTTTGAAATTTTGTTGAGAATTTTTGTTAATAAATTTGGTTCATAAAGCGAACAATTACAATCTTTGTTTTGTAAATAACAAATTGAAGAACATGGATTGTCTGGATTTTCTTTTGAAAGTTTAGTGTAAACTTCCATATTAAGAGATTTTCTTGCACCATTTACTGGTGAATATTCAATTTTGTAGAATTGTGGATGATTACATTCAACGAATTGTGAATCAAAATGTTTGCAATTTTTACATAATACCATAATACCCCTTTAATTTTAATCTTCGGACTGATAGATAAAGTACAAAATAATTAAAATGATAATAATTAACATTGCATTATTCATTGTGAATGTCCGGAACAAAATTGTTGTTTTTATAGAAATTCTCAAAAAATTCTTCTATCTCTACAATTGAAGAAAATGTTTCACCGGAAAATGACACATTTACACATGTATTGTTTTGTAGATAGAAAGCTACTTCAAATGTGGTGGCGGGACCTACCTTGTTATATAGATCTGTAAATATGTAGTAGTAAATGTTGATGAAATACTTTGTTTTATCATTTTCCTTTACTTTCTTTTGGAAAAACAAATCAGCATATTTGAACATTTGCTTGTCCTTGAAAGGGAAATGCTTGTAGCCGGAATCAATGATATTTTGTGGTGTGAACATAGTTTTTAAATTATTGATTACGTCCATGATCTAAAAGTGTAATGTGCAGTGAAAGATGAAAAAACTGCACCACACTTGGAATTTGTCCATGAATGTAATGTTGATGTTGTCCAAGAATTTTTTCCAGATTGTGATGTTGGATTTCTTTTCAGTGTTGAGATTTTCATCTTATAGTCCATTAAGTAGTTTCTTGTATTCTTCTTTAAATGTTTCATTTTGCCAAATTTCATTAGCAATGAAAAATGCATCTTCAATTGGAGCAGTTTCAACAAGATTTACATGGTTGTCTGTCATGCAACAATATGTGTATTCTTGTGCTGCTTTAGCTGCAAGAAATGTTGTAGCGTAATTAATAATGAATTTTTCTTTTTCTGTCATATAATTATTATAACACTTCCCAACCTTCATTGTCAAGAGTGTAGAAAACATTTTTAATTTCAAATTCAACAATTGCTCTCATGCAGCCAGGACAAGGTTTTGACATTCCATAAATCATTTTGTTCGTTTTCACGTCAGTTTTTGCCCTGCACACAAACAAAGAAACTTTATTGAAATCTTCTACATCCAAATAGCGTAACGCATTTTTAATTGCTGCAATTTCAGCATGAAGGAAAATAGATAAATCTTTATTAGTTGCATATTTAGCCTGTAAAGGAGATGATTTATTTGAATTTACACCAACAGAAATAATCTTGTTTTTGTGGACAATTGCAGCAGCAATTTTAGCACCAGCAATCTTGGGCGTTGCAATAGCAACTTCTTTCAAGAGAGAAAAAACTTTAATGATTTTCTGTTCCGACTTCATACTTTTATTGTATCACAAATATTTTTGTTTGTCACTAGTGATTTTCGACCAAGCCATTGATGAAAAACCTGAATAGGAATTTGATGTTAAATTATTTACTTCTGACTTTCTTTTTCCATATCGACCGGAATATGAATAATTTTGTCCAATTTTTTCGTATCTTAGATTAACACCACTAGAACTTTTACGCTTAGTTTGAAAATCTTTGTAAAAATATTTTTTAGTTTTTGAATACATCATAATTTTAAAACCTGTTCATCATTAACATCCCAATCAGCAAAATAATAATTATTATCATCTAACCAGTCAAAAGAAACATAATTAAATGGTAAATCTTCACATTCACTTGCTTTTGAATAATCATACTTGTGATTGTTGATAAAATTCTTAACAGCGTCAAAATTTGTAATTGTGAACTTTCTCTCTGTGAGAAGTTCCGTGTTTTTGAAAAATTTAACTGTTAACATAATATCAGTATATCACAAAAATATAAGTTTGTCAACTATTCATCAATAAATTCTTGACAGGAAACCATGACCATATTTAGTTCACAAAAGCACTCTGAAATTTCTGGTGTTACCAACCCCTCAATAATATATACATCATCATTTTTTTCAATATCATATGTTGAAGGAATACCAGTGCAATAATAGTCCATATAATCTTCTTTATAGTTAAAAAGACTATTTCTAATTTCAGCTACAACATTACCAGCAGTTCTCCAGGAAACTGAGAAATCCTGATTCTTGTAATCCCATACAGTATTACAAAGTGCTGCATAAAAATTCTGTGCAAAATTATAATCGTCAAACTTGTGAGCAAAAGATGAATTTTTTACATCTTCAATAAAACTTAAAATTGTGTCGTGGTTCATTGTTTAATCCTACTCATGTAATAATTATTTGATCTTGATAGTACCATACAATCTTCTCCAGAAGAAGATATAAATTTTCCTTCAGGTGTGCGTGAAGTTTTTCTTGAATCTGTACCAGATTTTGATTTAGTAAAATGAAGTATATTTTTAGGTTTTGATCGTTTCATTTAAATCTCCACTGGAATTAATTCTTCCTCAAGTATCCAACAAAATTGTAGATTAAAATCATCACGAAGACAATAAAAATTTTCTGACTTTTCTGTACCTGGAATTTGTTTTGTTTTTACAACAATGTAAACGCTATGAGGATTCATCAGCATTGTACTTGCTACTTTAGGAATTACTTTTACTTTGTCTGCGATTCTGTATTTCATACTTACATTGTAGCAGAATCAGAAAGCTTTGTCAAGCTCTCTTCATACATTTTTTGATAAGCAAACAAAGCTTTTTCCTTAGACTTGAGTTCAAGATCAATGTCAAGAGGCATTTCATAGGTGTTCATGATAGATGTTGCATAATCAGAATGCGCCCGTGGATTGCAGGAAATACTTTCATGCAAAGCTTTAGATTCGCTGTAATGGAATAGTGGCTTAGTCTCACCCCATGTAGCATAAGAAAGATGAAATGCAAGAGATTCAGACAAATTATCTTGATGAAAACTATGGTGGAAATAGTCAAATGTGATTGGAGTATGAATATAAGAAAAAATATGCTTGAACAACTGATTAACAGAAAATGCAGAAGCTTTGTCATCATTCTCAACAACAAGACGCTTCTTGGTCTTTTCGTTAAGACGATAAAAATTAGTAATGAAGTTGTCGATAACTTTCTGAGAAAAATTCATACCAACATGGATGTTGAGGCAGTGATAATGATTGGCAGGAAAACCCATCAACTCAAAAACTTCGTTGTGATGATGAAGATCATGAATGGAATTGTCAACAACATTCTGCTTGTCAGAACCTAGCTTGACAAAATGATCTGGATGTGCAGTTACACGAATACCAGCACGTTTAGCAATATCACCAGCAAAACGAAGATTGTAAGAAATTTCAGCAAAATCAGGAAGATCTTCTAGCTTGTACTTGGAGTTCCAAGGAAATAGATCGGAAGACAAACGAAACACCTTGATGTTGTTGCGTTGATTCCAAAGCATGATCTGGATAAGATCAAGAGTATTCTTGTATGCAAGCTCAGATGCATAGGCAATACCACGCTCATTAAACGTAGCTTCTCGCATGGTGCGATTGGTAGTAATACCTTTGTCGGATAGTTCCAGATTAATGCAGCAGTAACCAAATTGAGTGTTCATGAATACATAATATCACAAATTTTTGAATTTGTCAATAAAAAAGCGGAGGAAAACATCTTCCTCCGCTGAGTTATTTTAGTTTATGTCTAATTTACAATCTTTCATTATTTATAATAGTTTAAATTTCACCCTTCTCAAGCATCATGGCAAGTTTATCTGGATTCATCTTTTGCAGATAATCTTTCATATTTTTTACTTTTTTGTCATACATGGCATATAGAGGTGAAGTAAACTTTGTATGTGACATTACTTTTGATACAAATTCTGCTTTTGTTGATGTATTTTTCATACAAACTTCAAATATCTTGTCATACTTAGAACAAATTGAATTTATCATTTTTTTCATTTCTCTATATAAATCTGAAATTTCCGGAAATTCTTCGACAAATTCATCTTTTTCTTTTATTGCCATCACAATACCTTTTTTGAAATCAAATGATTCAACAAAGTCTTGCAGTTTTCTAAAGTTTTTATTTTTAATTTTAATTTTTCTGTTTTTTGAATCTATTACAATTAATCCTTCAATTTCTTTTGGATCTGAATTTTGTACAAATTCTTGTGCTTCTTGTATTGTATTAAATTTAAATGTTTTTGGAAGCATGTGTTCAAAACATTCAAATCTAGTTTCTTCCAATGTAACTTTATTAATAGCTGTTATGAAATATATTTTAACAGTGTTTGTGTTTACAATTTTTTTGTTGAATGGTGATATTATTTCAAATGTGTAGGTGTAACAAGGATCAAGTAAACTAATATATTTTTGTGGAAAGTATTTAAAGAATAATTTTTCTATTTTTGGTTCTTGGACATCATATTTTGTTGATAAGTGCCATTTTTCTTTATGGTTCCACAGATAAACAGTTGTACCATCAATTTTCTCTTCATATCTTAAACGTTTAGATGAGAAAATAGGTTTTGCATGAATTACTTTAGGTGTTGCTGCTATGATTGGAAAATTTTTATCATCAACATCAAGAATTATTCCAGAACAATTATCAATAATTTCATTTGGTTCTGAATTATTATCATAGAGACAAAACTGAAATAAGTTAGAATAATCATTATGACTTTGAACAGATACATTTCTATTTTGAAAGAAGTCTAGTTTCTGCTTAAAGTTAGTTTCAGTATCAGCTAGGTAATTTTGTAGTTCATTTTTCATAGTTAGGTTTATAAATATTTAGTATAACAAAAAGGGGATTAGATGGCCTTTAACGAACTAGGATTTATATACGAAGGTTTATATGCTGTTTGTGCGGCACATTATAGTACAAGTAATTTAGTTTTCGAAAATGATTATGAAATAATTAATCTTTCACCAAAAACTACACTAGATGGTGGTTATAATAAAAATTCTATTTTGGAAACTTTAAAATTTTTATCAAATAATGTTGAAGAATACACCGGACAAGGATTAATTTTAACTGATAACTTTCTTGTTAAGAAAAAAGGAACTGAGCTTACAGATAACAAATATTTACGCTGTAAGTTAAAAATCAAATTACCTAAAGGAACTATCTTTTTTGCTAAAAATAAAAAATTAAGAAAGTCAATGAGTTATGCAAAAGAAGAAATATTTAATTTCTTAATTAACAGATTTCCATCAAGTATTATTTCAAACAAAATTAAAAATACTTTAATTTCTTACGTTGAGGATGAAATGATAAATTTAGTTGAGATACATATTTCAACTACCGGAAATATACAAAAAATTAAAAATGAAGAAAATAATATTAATAAACTTTTAAAAAAATCAGATTTAGTGGTGAATTTTAAGACAAATAAAGGTTATAAATTAACAAGTATGAATTTGAGTGAGGAAGCACCATCTTATAAATTAAATCAATTATTTAATATTTTATCAAAAGATTCATTGTTAGATGAAATTGAAGTTTCTTTAAAACTAACTTCCAGTTCTTCTTTGAATAAGAGAATACACAATACAAATAAAAAACAATTATATAAAGATTTTGGTTATAGTAACAATTTATCTAAATCTTTTGATGAAATATTAAATGAAACTAGATCATTGTGGCTATCAAAATTGCAATATTTTTTATTTGGTATTTCTATAGACAACATAATATATAATTCATTAAAAATAAATATAGTTAAAAAAAATATTAATCTAGATAAAAATCAGAAAAATTATATTAAAGAATTTTCATTTAATAGTTTTATAGATTATATGAAAAAACTAAATGACATCAATAAACTTTCTTACACAAAAAAAGAAAATTCTTATAACATAAATTATAATTCAAATTTACTTTATCAAATAAAATTTATCGGTAATGATGTTAAAATTGAAATAAGTTCTTTTCTGATAAAAGAACTAACTAATAATATGAAAAAAATTATTGATAGTCATAACTAATATGACAATACAACTAAATCCACCCATTCCATTAATCACACCAAAAGGAAAAGGTTGGGCATATTTCCTAATTGATCGTTCCCAAGAACATGATTTGGAATGGGTGGTTTTTATTGATAGTTCAGGTGAATGTTGGACTTTTAGAAATCAAGAAATTAGAATTCAAAACAACATCACAATGGGAAGAACTAATTTACATCAAAATTAATCTTTTTCATTTCTCTTAAAACTTCAATTTCATAATCTACAGTTTCAACCTCTACACTGAAGTATGAAATAAATACGCCAATTAAACAAATTATATTAACAATTAAACATCCAATTAATAATGCAGAATTTTCTTTTAGAATAATTACCATTAAAATAGCTGTTGTTAAAGCTGACATTAAACAATGCTTAAAAAGCATTCCAATAAATTTGGTTAATGCTTTTGTTCTAATATCTTCTAAATCTTGTTCTGTTAACTTCTTAACATCATTCAAGTTCATCATAATCTTTTATCTCCAATCCATATTCTAAAAATACATCATTCCATCTTTCAAAACTTTCTGAGTGACTCATTTTACCTATTGTCATATACTGATAGGCATGAATCATTTCATGAGCTAAAATACTGATGAAAAAACAAAAACTGGGAAATGATTTGGACAATTCCAAATTTAATATTTTTTCTTTCTTACATTCACCTTTACACAATCCCCAATGATACTTATCTGACTTAATGTTTATTTTATTAAATTCAGGTAAAGTATCATTGAAGAATAATGTGTTCAGTTTTTTAAACCACTTTTTTATTTTTCTTTCTGTTGGGTGGTACAACCTTGGTTTCGACTTCAACTGCTTTTTCAGTTGGTATTTGTACAGATTCTTCCTTTCCATTTTGTTCCTTTAATGGCACAGGAAGCATTAGTTCAGGAAAAACAGAATTTAAAAATACATTATCAACATCTTTCAAAGAAAATTTCTTAGTCAAAACACTTTCCAAAAGCTTTGCTTCCGATGGGCTAATTGACTCTAGAATTTGTGCTAGAATCATTTTCTTTCTGTTGATATTAACGTTTCTATAAATTCTTGTGAAAATATATAAACGTCTATATTCTTTTTGAAGAGAACCATAACTTAAACCAATAGGACTAGAATCTGGTTTGTATGTTGGAATTTCTGTATCAAACTGAATTCTATTATCTAAACCATAACGTAAAATGGTTAATAGGGCAGGAGTTTTATTTTGGAGTAGAATTTTCTTTTTATCATCTAATGATGCAGCCTTATTAACTGCATCAAATACTTCTGATAACATCAATGTCATAATTATCCTTGAGGTGGGAATTAAGTGAATTTAATCACTATTTATTTTTAAAAATCCTGAATGTTTTCCATTAGATTTTTTAACTTAGCACTAACAAAGTAATTAAACATTTTATTCTTATCTTTCACAAATTCTCTGTTATAGCTTTCTAAAACATTTTTCTTGATTAAATCTGGAATGTAATCAAAATCAATTAACTTGCGGTTTCTAATGAAACCAGCAATCATCTTTTCATCACAATAATCTTCAGGCTTTTGTTTTAGCCAAGCCTGAAGTTTGTTTGATGAAATTGGTTTTTGTCGTTTTGATGTAACAAATGTGTCATCATCTGACAGGAAGTTAGGAATACCATCACCAGAATCTCCACGAATAATATGTTCATAAAGAAATTCTTCTGGATCATCAATATTGATTAGTTTTTTTGCGATTGGATTTAATTGCTTTACATTCTTATATTTCTGCAATTGACTTAAATCTTTATCAGCAGAGACAATTAAAATCTTTTCATTCTCATGAAGTTGCTTTACAAGAACTGCAATTACATCATCTGCTTCGGCACCATAAACATCAATCACCTTATAAGGCATGAACTCCATGATTTCTGCCTTAATTTTGTTTAAAGAAACAAAGAAACTTTCCCAATCCAGTCCGGAGTTATCTCTATCCTTTTTTCTGTTTGCCTTGTAATGTGGATAAAATTCCTTGCGCCAATAAACTTTGTTGTCACAACAAATAACTAGCTCACCATATTCTGCTTTGTTGTACTGAACAATGCCTCTAATGGTATTTAAAATCATATGACGCAACAAGTCCTCCTCTACCTTAATAGTAGAAGAAGACTTGTTGATATTCAAATTCTGAAATAAATTTGAAATTGCCACCTGATTGAAATCTAATAAAATCATTCTGTTCTTCCTAAATTACGAAGTGCATAACTTTCCAGGTCTTTAATATGACGTTTAATTGTTTTGTCTGGATCTTTTGGAGCTTTTTCTAAGTCTAGTCTTGTATAGACTTTAGTTTCATCAAACTTAGAAATATCATAAATACTTTCTACTTTGTAGCCTTCTCTTAGTTCATTTGTAGAAATAATTTCTGTAATGACACCAAGACATAGTTGTTCTGTTAATGGTTTTGACCAATCAAAACGATAAACAGCATCATCAATTTCTAAACGCTCAACACCAAGTTCTTCACTAGTAAACATTTAATCCTCGAAATCATAATCTCTGGCATAATCGCCGTAGTAAACATAGTTTGTATATCCATCTGGATCTGACTGTCGTTCGATATCTAAAGCCTCAGATAGTGTATACCATGTCTTTTCATCAATGTTCCCATCTTGCTTGTAAATTGGGATCTTGCAAATTTCGCCGTTCTTACGATGTGGGTTAATTTCCCATCCATTCATAATAAGAAATTCTTGTTCCTTAGTTAAGTGACTCATACTTTAAAATGCCTTTAAAAGAATGCAGTGTTCGTTTATCCTTCCGGTTGTTTTAATTGGTTTGGTTTTTAGACCTTCAAAAGTCTTTCTGAATACAATCTTACCACCATTGAGGATTGTTGTCAATACCTCTTCTGGTTTTCTGAGACGTTTTCCCACAGAAAGATTTTCATCAAAATTTAAAAGAGTTGTGCCTTTGATTTCAAAAGATTTATCTTTCTCAGCAACATAATTAAATAAAATTTTGTACTGAGTGTTGTAAACCCATAGATTTGTTGCACCAATAATTTTTTCAGGATTAATACTTTTTAGATTTAATTCCTGGAAATTATCCATATATTTTAGTTTTTTAATTTGCTTTGCAGCGGATTTTGGTTTCTTTGTTCGTGTTCTTTTAACAGGAACTTCTTCAACCTGTTCAGTTACAGCTAGACTTTCAAGAAATGAAATTAACTCTAACTTCTTTTTGTATGGAATATGGCTATATGCCTCAATACAATCAGGCTCAGTTGATGTTAATTCATCTTTTACCTGATTCCATCTCTCTATAATATGTAGGTGAACTTTTTTTGGTACGTTATTTTTTGCTACCCAATCATTATAATTAAAATTAAACTTGTATGATTTATCTATAATGAAAGAATGAACTTTTTCTTCAAACTCACTAATTAAATTAGAAGTGTGTTCATGTTCTTTTTCAATTTTATAAAGCTGCTTAATTTTGTTCTGCTTTACTTTTTCTTCATGGATTAAAGAATGTTCTTCAATTAAATCTTTAATATGAATATTAATCTTTGATAAAGAAGATTTCTGAATAGGACCATTGTTCATGAAAATTCTTAATGTTGGTCCATAAGGAATAAATCTCTTTTCATTAACTGATTCTAGAATATCAGTATCATCCTGTGTGAAACCAGGATTATTCTTACAGTATTCCAAAACCCATTTCTTATGTTGCATAGGTGTAGCATTATAGCTATACCAATTATATGCAGAGCCAAGAATTGATAGTCTTGCTTTATTATGAAGTACAGTTACATCAATGTCATTCCACTTTGGTTCCTTTGTACCAAAAGGATTGATGATGTCCTGTACACGTTCTCGTTTTTCTAGGATGTCTTCTTCAACCATAAGCTCATTATAGCAAAGACTATTTAGGTTGTCAAGAAAAATATTTTTAAACTTTTTTGACTAAACACTTGACAACTTACATTTTCTGTGCTATAATAAGAGTGTCGTTGACAGAGATAATATATTTAATATTAGTAGCAAAAAAATATATAAAAAATATAAAAAAGTTCTTGACAAACTCGTATTCTGATGCTATACTGGTATCATAGTGGTTGAACACCACAATTAAACTTATAACAAAGGAAAAACAAAAAAATGAATACAACTGCAACAACTACAACTCCCTTCCGTAAGGGTTCACAGAACTCACGTCTTCTAAACGCTCTAACAAGAGGTCAGAAGATTTCTGCTTCTCAGGCACGTTCACGTTTTGGTATTACCAACGTTTCTGCCCGTGTTCGTGAGATGCGTAGTAAGGGTGTTAACATTGTTACAAATTACAAGACCTATAATGATGGTACTCGTAAGGCATTTTATACTCTAGGCTAAATAACAGGGGGGTGTAAAAGCCCCCCTTTTTTATATGATAGAAACAATTGAATGGGATAATTATTTTTTAAATTTATTACCCCATATTTCAAAAAAATCAAAAGACACAACGAAAACCTCTGCTATCATTGTAGGTCCAGATCACGCAATAAGATCAACTGGATATAATGGTATGCCAAGAGGTTTTAATGATTTAGATTTAAATAAATGGGAAAAACCAGAGAAATATTATTGGGTGGAACATGCTGAAAGAAATGCGATCTATAATGCATCAAGAATGGGTACTAGTACTTATGGCTGTACTATGTATGCTTCTCATTTCCCGTGTGTGGACTGTGCTAGAGGAATTGTACAGTCTGGTATTTTAAGAGTTGTTTTAATGAAGGAAAATCTTCATCATTTTAGACATCAGACTTCAAAATATTTTGAACATGAAAATAAAACTATTGAAATTTTCAATTCATGTGGTGTGATGTTTGATATTTTACCTTTAAATGTTGACAATGAATGGGCAGTATAGTATACTTGGATTATGGAAATGACAACTGGAATTATTCTATCACTAACTATTGTACATCTTCTTTTTGTTTTTGTGACTGGTTATTCAACATTTTTTTGGCTTTCAAAGCTAATGTTGGTACTGGAAGCATTTCAAAAGGGAATTTTTAATTCAATCCCATTTTGGATTGAGACATCAAAGAAAAAGTATAAGGAAGAAATTAAGGAACTTAAAGGAACTATTCGTGTATGAAATATGAAGAAAAAGAAATTCTAGCAGAAGTTGAAGGTTATATTGAAAGTACATATAATGAACATTATGTTCGTGGAAATGATATTCAAGTAAATGATTTAATCATGGCTATTGGACATGGTGAAGGTTCATACATTTCAAATGCTATTGAATATCTCGCACGTTATGGAAAGAAAGATGGAAAGAATGTAAAAGATCTTTACAAGGCTATCCATAATATTATTTTATTGATTCATTTAAATCATGGTGAAAAAAATGTTGAATCTACAAAAATTCCTAATCGAAAACAACGGAAATCTAGTTCTTCTTAAAGAACAGTTTGGTATTGATACAAACGTTCATAAAAAATATAATAATTTAATTCAATTCACATACAATCAAATTGATTCTTATAAGGTAAAAGCACATCCTATTGTTAGGGAATCCCGTGGTATTATTTTAGATTCTGCTGACAATTGGAAAGTTGTTGCACGTCCATTTGATAGATTTTTTAATTATGGCGAAAATGTAGATGAAGATAAATTTGATTGGACTTCATTTGTAGCACAAGAAAAAGTTGATGGTTCTTTGATGATTGTTTATCATTATCGAAATGAATGGCATGTTGCAACAAAAGGAATGGCTTCAGCACATGGTCCTGTTGGTAATATGGATTTTTCTTTTGCAGAATTATTTTGGAAAACTTTTAATAATCAGATGTATTTTATTTCTGACTTGAATCCTAGAAGTACATATTTGTTTGAGTTGACTTCTAAGTATAACAGAGTTGTTACATCTCAAAGTAACAATGATGGAAAATTAACTTTAATTGGTGTTCGTGATAATGAAAATGGACGTGAAATTCTATCCGTTATATATCGTGAGTATTTTGATGTTGTTCGTTCTTTTTCAATGTCTACAATTGAAGAAATTCTTTCTTCTGCTAAGGAGTTAGATCCTTCTAAACAGGAAGGTTTCGTCTTAGTTGATAAAAATTTCAATCGTGTTAAAGTTAAATCTGAAAAATATGTTTTAATTCATCATTTGAAAGATTCACTGAATGATGATAAAATTATTGATTTGATTAAATCTGGCGAAGATTCTGAAGTAATGGCTTATTTTCCAGATTTAAAGAAAAAATTTGACAAATTTAAATCATATTATTATGAATTACAAGGACATTTAGAAATTTTTTGGGAATTTTTTCCACTTGATATTAAAACAGTATCAAGAAAAGAATTTGCTTTACATGTAACTCATTCATATATTCATGAGATTCAAGGGTTCTTTTTTGCTATGTTAGATGGTAAAGTAAAAAATTCTAAAGAATGGTTATTAAATTTAAACAATAAAACTATATTAAGTATATTTAAATCGTGGAACAACACAAAAGAACAATAGCAAGATCAGCAAGTTGGAGAATAACAGCAACAATAGTCACGGCTATGTGGACGGGAATAGAATCAGCTATTCTTATGAACATAGCCATGACTTTTGTTCATTATATTCATGAAAGAATTTGGTTAAAAGTTGATTGGGGTAAACTTGACAAATCCTAAACAATAGGTTATACTATAATTGTGAGTGGAAACTACATAATGCAAATGGTGAGAAATGACAACAACTGAAATTTTAATGAAAATTTATCCAGCATTAAATGAAGATGGACATTGGTTGTATGATTATCAACCTATGATTGATTCTTTTGGAGAAGTCCTTAACCAAGTGGAACTTGGGTCCTATCAAGGAGACACGACTGCTCTCTTACAAAAGGATAATCTCTATGGTCTACTTGAATTTGGATGGGGGTCTTGTTCTGGATGTGATGCTCTTCAAGGATGTAATAACATTAATGAATTAGTTGAATTATACGAAAGTCTTCGTAATTCAATTAGATGGATTTCTAGAGAAGAAATGTTGAAGTTCTTCAAGGAACATGATTGGGAAGGTGGACATTCCTGGTATGAACAAGAAGGAACTGAATTATCGGATTTCGTAAAAGAGTGTATTGTATATCTGGAGACATAATGGAAAATCTATTACAAATCTCTTGGCCGCAAGCTGTAGTTCTTTGTGTTGCTGCTTTGTCTGCTGCTGCAACAGCTATTACTTTTATCGGTCTTGTTATTACTGAACGATATCCTTGGGATAGGGATTAATATGGCAAAACCTTGGATTCATGCAGTTTCTTCTGCTAGAAAGTTTGGTGGTGTTCCAGAAGATTATTTGGATATCCATCAATTAATGGATTCTTCAAAGGGTGCGATGTCTGATAATCGTCATCGTGCTTTGACTCATAACTCTTGGTTTCTTTCAAATATCTTAGAAAAGGTGTTTGGTGTGAATATCAAGAATTCTGATGGACGTGATGTATCAGTTAGGGATGTTGGTGAACAACATATTCTTGAAGATTTTGGTAATCGCTATATCCCTAATGCTTCTGATTATTTGGAAGAAATGGAATATAAGTCTTGGATGAATGCTGGTAAAGACACTATCCCTTCTTCTCACAAGAAAATTGCAAAAACTTTTAATACAAAAATGAGGATTGATTAATATGGATAAGAATGTTTTTCTAGATAAGATTCGTGAGTTCAAGCGTGTTATGGAAGAACACAAGATTATGATGAAGGAGAATGCAAAGAACGTCTTTACTGAAATCTCAAAAGATATCTTTACAAATAACCCTCAACTTAACTCGTTTTCTTGGAACCAATATACACCTTATTTCAATGATGGTGAAACTTGTTATTTTTCAGTGAATCGAGATTATTACAAGATTAATAACTCTGATGATACGATAGATTCTTGGACTTTAAACCACGAGGTATACAGACAAGATCTAGATTTAGAAGAACTGGGTTTTGATTCACTTGAATCACTTAAGAAAGCATATAACGACATTGACGAACTAATGAATATCTTTGATGATTCGGATCTAGAAGAGATGTTTGGTGATCATGCTGAAGTTACAGTATCACGAAATGATGGTGTAACAGTAGATGGATATGATCATGATTAATGATTAAACCATATAAATATTAAATGATAGGTGTTGATCTGGATTGAATGCATTTCGGACCTGGGTTCGACTCCCAGCGTCTCCACCAAAAGCACATTGTGAGGAGCTAGTTGCATGGCAAATTCGAACAAAGTGCAACCCAAGATATAATAGTGTACATAAAAATCTTGAGCAGTGTGCTTTTGGGGGGGACGAAATGGTTTCGACGGGATGAGCTAGAGAAGGGGAATCTATCCAGTAGCCGACTACTGTAAAATCGGGAACTATAAACGCAAATACTAACGTATTAGCAATGTCTGCTGCTGCCTAAACAGTTTCAGACGGGGTTGGCAACTTTCCTTGCAACAGAAAAGTTGCAATTTAACTTGACAATAAATTTAAATTATGTTACAATTGTATTGTATAGTTAGATAAAAATTTAAGGAGAATCTAATCGGCGCAGATTCTGCGCCTTTTTTATTTTAAAAAACAATGCTAGTAAGAATTATAGTAACAGCAATGTTATGTGTGTTCCCAATGGCAGCGCAAAAAATTGACAAAGAAACTATGTGTTTAGCTAAAAATATCTTTTTTGAAGCTGGTAATCAAGCTCTTGAAGGAAAAATGGCGGTTGCCTGGGTCACCTATAATAGAAAACTTCATCCCAAATACCCAAAAACATATTGTGCTGTAGTATATCAAAAAAATCAGTTTTCATGGACAAGAAATAAAAAACTAAAATTAGTTAATGATTGGAGATGGCACGATAGTGTTTTCGTTGCTAGACACTTCAAAATGACAAAAGATCCAACAAAAGGATCAATATATTTCCATGAAATTTCAATCAAACCACCTTGGACGAAAAAAGTGAAGAAAATTGTGAGAATTCAAAATCATGTGTTTTATGCCTCTTCTAAATATCAATAGGGATTATGAAACTATTAGATCAGAACATCAAGGGTGATTTCACCCAGGAATTAAGAACTAAGTTGTATAATAAGATTATTGGTCAAACGGAGCCAATAGAAATTATTTGTGAATATTACCAATTATATAAAACTAAATTAATTCCAACTAATCGCCCGATTGCCAATCTTTTAATGATTGGTCCTACAGGCACTGGTAAAACAAGAGTAGTTGAAGCTTTTGCAGAAAGTGTTTTTGGTTCTGATAAAGCGTTTATTAAGATAGATTGTGGGGAATTTCAACATAGTCATGAAATTTCTAAACTTGTTGGTTCTCCACCTGGATATCTTGGACATAGAGAAACACATCCAATTTTTTCTGAAGAAAAGATAAAGCAACATCAAACAGAACAAAATAAATTTACAATTGTTTTGTTTGATGAAATTGAAAAATCTTCTGATGCACTATGGAATTTATTGCTTGGTATTCTTGATAAAGGTACATTAACATTAGGTGATAATAAACAGGTAGATATGTCTTCTTGTTTTATTATTATGACAAGTAATATTGGTGCTCAGAAATTAGCACAATTGAAGAAAAAAAGAGATCTAGGATTTACACAAACTGATAAATTAAATTCTGTCTCTGACATGAGAAATTTTTCTATTTCTGAAGTAAAGAAAAAGTTTACACCAGAATTCATTAATCGTCTCGATAGAATGATTTATTTTAGAGAATTAAATCATGATGATTATATTAAAATTCTTAATATTGAATTAGCATTATTACAAGATCTAATAATGTATAAAACTAAGCAAAATATCTTTATTGAGTTTACAGATAAGTCAAAAGAGTATATCTTGGCAAAAGGTATTAGTAAAGAATATGGTGCAAGAGATTTAAAGAGAATTATAGATAGAAGTGTAAAGATTAGTTTAAGTAATCTAATAGCTAGTAAACAAATTGAACAATATGATATTGTAAAAGTAGATTATGATGATGATTTTAAATTTTATAAGATTGAACCAGAGGATTTATTATAATGCCTTTTTATGATTTTAAATGTAGTTCAACAGAAGAAGTTTTTGAAAAAAGAGTTAATTATGATGATTTAGAAGCTTATGTACAATCAGACTGTCCAATTTGTGGACAGAAAGATATTGAAAGGGTAGCACATTCTATCAGAATTGCAGATCCAGTTAGAATTGGTGTCAGAAAGGTTCCACAAGCCTTCAAAGAAGGTGTTTTAGATAGAATTAAACATAGTGTACCCAAAAATACGCTAAAAAATAAATATTAGTGATGAGTATTTTCTCTAACATCATTAATCCTTCCAAAAGCACAGTGTAAAACTGTGCTTTTTATTTTTAGCCCTAACATTAGGAGATCTATGTCACAGAATAAGAAAAGAAGAAATAACGCAGAACCTGTTGAAAAATCTACATCATTACAAGGTTTAAGAATTCAAAACATCACTCCAAAAACACAAGCTCAACAAGATGTATTTGATGCGTTTAATGAAGGTTATCATCTGTTTTTACATGGTGTAGCAGGTACAGGTAAAACCTTTATTTCTTTATATCTAGCCTTAAAAACAATTCTTACTTCAAAAGAATATAAAAAGATTGTTATTATTCGTTCAGCAGTTCCATCCAGAGATATTGGATTCTTACCTGGAACAGCAAAAGAAAAAATGATGATGTATGAAATGCCTTATCAAGTTATTTGCAATACCTTATTCCAACGTGGTGATGCTTATGATATTCTAAAAGGAAAAGGTACAATTGAATTTGTTTCTACCTCATTTTTAAGAGGCATCACCTTAAATGATGCAATTGTTATTGCAGATGAAGCCCAAAATTATACATTTGCTGAAGCTGATACACTAATCAGCAGAGTTGGTCCAAATTGTAAGATTATTTTCTGTGGTGATATTGACCAAACAGATTTAATTAAGAGTAGAAATGATTTAACTGGACTTCCAAAATTCATGAACATCATTGACAATATGGAAATTTTTGACTTCATTGAATTCCAAACTGATGATATTGTTAGAAGCTCTTTAGTTAAAGACTATATAATACAGAAGAAGAAATTAGGATACGGTTCAGCTTTTGAAGGATAAAATGGGGGGAGAAATCCCCCCTTAAAATTATGAAAACACAAAAAACATTTACCCATAAATTTATATCATTACCACAAATTGAAGAAACAACAATAAACGAAAAAAGACATTATAAAACACCAGAAGGTAAATTTTACCCATCTGTCACAACAGTATTGTCTTCAGTTGAAAAAAGTGGAATTGAAGAATGGAAAAAACGTGTAGGTGAAGAGGAAGCAGCTAGAGTTTTAAAAAGAGCTAATGAACGTGGTACCTTGATTCATGGTATGGCTGAACAATACCTCTTAAATCGCCCTATAAGCCCCAACATGACGTTTTTACAGCTTAAACCATATCTGGATATGGTAAACAACGTTTATGGCCTAGAAGTGCCATTATATAGCGATTATTTGCAGATTGCTGGACGTACAGACTGTATTGCAGATTATAGTGGAAAACCTTCTATTATCGACTTCAAGACTAGTAGAAGAATAAAGGAAAAAGATGATATTATGAATTATTTCCTTCAGGCATCATGCTACAGCTATATGTTTGAAGAAAGAACAGGAATTAAGATTCCTCAGATTGTTATTTTAATTGCAGATGATTATGGTGGAACAATACCATACATAGAAAAAAGGAGCAACTATCGTGAGAAGTTGCTCCAGGTTATTCTTAATTTTAGACAATCTGTGAAAAGTTCTTAACTTTTTGGAATCTAATTGAATTATTAAACTTATCTACAACTTGATCTTTATGTGATATGATGTAGATAGTCATTCCTTTTATACTCTTATTCAAGATTTTAAGGAAGTTTTCTGTTCCTTCAACATCAAGTGAACCATCAAGAATTTCATCAAATATCAATAAATTGGTATTGGTGGAATTCTTTTTCTTTGCTATTTCTCTAAAAGCAAACAGAATTGCAAGATCAATCTTATTCTTTTCACCTTCAGAGAATGATTCATAACTAAAATCATCTCTACCTCTTGATTTCATTTTTTCTTTGAAGTTCTCATCAAACTCAAACGAAATAAAGAAATCAAGCATATCCAAATATTGGTTAATTAGCTTGTTAATAACTGGAATATAATTGTTGATAATTTTAGTTTTAATCCCGCTATCTTTCAGCATCTCACCAATCACATGGTAATAACTTTCATCTTCCCTTAACTTAATCAGTGTTTTTAAACAATCTTCAAGTTCAGTTTTAGTTTCTTCCAATTCTTCTTTTTTGAATGGTTGCTCTTTTTCTATTTTGATACTGTCCAAGTCAACTGTAAGTTTTGAGTTATATTCATTTAATGCTAAAATATAACTAGATTGTTCTCTTATGTCATCATTTAATTGTGTTAATACTTCTGCATATTCAGTTAATTCTTTTATCTTTAGTTCAATTTTATTGAATTCAGAAGTAGCTTCTTTGAATCCATCATACATTTCCTTCAACTTTTGATTTTTAGTTTCTTGTATTTCTTTTTTGAAATCTTCATCAATAACTTGAGAACAAGTTGGACAAGATGTATTCTTATCAAAGAATGATATATCGGACTTGATTTTTAGAATATTCTGTTCTAACTTAGCAATAATAGTTTGAAAATCTCTTGACTTTTTATCTAAAGACTTTAATGGATTCAATTTCTTTTTGTATTCTGTTATCTTTTCTTTTAATTTCAGAATATTTTCTTCATGTTCTGAAATTTTACTATTATTTTTATCTAAAGTATTTTTTAATTCTTGTAACTTCTTCTCACTGTTTTCTTCAAGTTCATTTATATGCTTTTGAACAATTCTAACTCTTTCTTTTAAGATTTCAGATTGTGTTAGATAAACATTTGTTTCGGAAACTAACTCAGACATCCTAGATTTTAAAGCAACATTCATTGAAGAAAATATTTGAATATCAAGTAAGTCTTCAATAATAAATCTTCTATCAGCAGCAGATAATTGCATAAAAGGAACATAGTTTCCAGAACCAAGAATAACTACTTGAATAAAAGATTTATAATTAACATTTAAAATTTGTTCTTCTAAGAAAGATTGATAATCTTTTGAATCAGCAGACTGTTCAATTAATCTATTTTTATCATAAATTTCAAAGATGTTTGGTTTTAAACCACGAACAACTTTATATTTGTTGTTGTTAACCACAAATTCAATTTCAACAACACAATCTTTCTGGTTGATGGAATTTACTAATTGTGGTTTGTTAATCTTTCTAAATGGCTTACCAAATAAACCAAAGGTAATAGCATCTAGGAGAGTTGATTTACCTGAACCATTAACACCAACAATCAACCATGTTTTCTTTGTGTTTAAATCAATTTCAGTAAAATTATTACCTGTAGATAAGAAGTTCTTCCATCTTACTGTTTCAAATTTTATCATTCTTTTTCCTCAACTGTAGCATCAAGATATATTTCTTTTAGTAAATTTTTTAGTCTGTTTTTATCCATATCCAAAACTAAATCATCTACATAAGCATTTAAAATGGTTAAAGTGTCTTCTGACATCTTAACTTCAACTGTATTATTTTCTAGTTCTATTTTCTTTTCTTCAACAACAGTAACATCTAATGGAGTAACTGCATAAATTGAATCTAAGAATGTACTAAACTTCTTTGGATTAATTGCTTCACCGACAATAACCTTAACATAAGAAGAAGCAAACTTATTAAAGTATTCCTTACTGTATGTATTACCTTCAACATAAACTGCTCTATAGAACATTCTATGAGGATTTACAATATATTTTAATTCATTAGTTTGAACATCCAGTACATGAAAACCTTTTTCTTCACCACAATCAGCAAAAGTCATCTCATATGGAGTTCCAAGATATGATATATTTCCATGAGAATTTTTTGTGTGAAAGTGTCCAGTGTAAACCATTTCAAATTTTTTATAAACATCTTTATCTTCTCCATGTTCACAAATTGCACCTTTGTGCATTTCATAACCAGAAATTTCAAGATGTCCAAAAGCAATTTTACATTTGGTTTTATTTATAACTTCATATGATTGTTGACCATTATCAGAAGTTAACCAAGGAATAAAAAGAAAATCTTTTCCTTTAATGTTAACTTCTGAAGCAACACCATCATAAATGTGAATGTTATCATATTCTTTTAATAATCCACTAACAGAATTGACTGTATTGGTATTTTTATAATAAACATCATGATTACCAACACAAACAAACATCTCAATTCCATACTCTCTTAACTTATCAAAAAAGTGTTCTTTAAAGAAATTTAGTGTATGGAAATTGATATATTTACGCCTATCCCAAACATCCCCCATATGAATAAGTACATCAATATTGTTTTCTAGTAAATAAGGAAAGAAAATGTCCTCAAAGAACATTTTCATATTTTTCATGAAATATATGTTGTCATTACGGACACCAAAGTGAGTGTCCGTAATGATTGCTATTTTTTTATTCATTATAAAGTTCCCAATCTTTGTAAATAATTATTTTCCCTTTCCCCAACATTCTAAAATAATGTGCTGTTAAATTATATTTTTCAGCCATGTATATTGCATCAGCATTTAGTTCTATTATATTAGAAACTATGTTTATAAAATTATATTTTGGTGAATTTTTACGTCTATTTGTATTTGCTATCCTAGCACCCTTACCATAATCTGGATGATTTGGATTATTAACACTATTTGGATTATTTGGATCTGCTGCTTTTTTTCTACCAACTAAAAATTTTGAATGGTTTGGATCATTTATTGTCATAATATTATTTCTAGACACCTCCTTCATTTTATTAATATATGAAAAATCACTTTTTCTTTTATTCTCCATAGTAATTAAAGCTTTATTTTCGTCGCTCAGCTAATCGAAGATTGCTCCCAAATTAAGTTCTTTATGCTTAGTAGTTTTTTTCTTCTTGTTAGTTTCTTTTTGTTCAAAATTTTTGATAATATCACCGATATTTTCTTGCATATAACCAATATAATTATTAGTATATTCTTTATTGTCGTGATCTTGTCTATCTAAACCAATCACTTCCATTTTTTCTAATAACTTACATTTAATGTAAGATTGTTTGCTTTCTTTTTCTATTCTTCTTAGGAAAGCATAGTAAATTATTTGTGTTAAATATGCGAATGGATTTTTTGATTTGTCTGGATCGAAGTTATCAATATACATCAAACAATTTTCAATAGCATCACCAACCATGTCATCTTTAAATGTATAATTAATAAAATTTGGTTTGTATGACAAATGTTCACTGATTAATAAAATACACTCACCAACATACTCTGGAATTTTTGGTTTCTGTTCATTATTTTCCTGAGCTTTTAAAACTTGTTCTTTGTATTCAACAAGTGATTCTAAAAGTTTAGTATTGTCAACATAATGTTTTCTTTTCATTAGTGGATAACATCTCCTATTGTATCGTTTAATTCTTCAAATTCATCGTCCATTTCATTATTAATAGTCTTAGTATAAAAACTCATAATTTTAGATGAAGGTATTGTATAAGCAACTATATGTTGTGTTGATAAAAATATTGCTTGATCTTCGTCTGTATATAAAAACCAAGGGGAGAACCCAATATTCATATCTCCTCTCTCATTAACCATCTGTAGAATCTTATATGCATTTTTTATCATATAAGCTACTTTATTTTCAGACAATTGAATTTCTTCTAAATCACATACAACATCTTCGCCATTTGTTAATTTAATTTGTTTAATCATAATTTTATTTGATAAATCTTGTGTTTAAATTTCTCCTCATTATATATTTTAACACGTTCAATGAAGTGTTGTAAAGTAAAATTTTTATGTTTTTTTAATGAAAAATCATCTGCGATATCATATAAAACTGCTGTTGTTTTGTTATGATTTTTTCTTAATGCTCTACCTATACTTTGTAGATTTCTAATTCTAGACTTACTAGGTGATGCGAATATAACATTATGTAGATTCTTGATAGAAACACCAGTTGAGAATGTTCCATAAGAAGCAACAATAATTACATTATTATTTTCTTCAGAAACTTTTCTAACTTTTTCTCTATCTTCAGCAGAAATTTCACCAGAAACAAAGAATATTTTTTTATTTTTTGCTTTCTGTTTAATCATTTCAAATAATACTTTTCCATGTTTTTCAACAAGATTGAAAAGTAATAATGTATTACCTTCACAAGATGTAGTTAAATTAACGAGGAAATTATTTCTACCTTTATGTGCTACAATATAATCAATTTCTTCGGAATACTTCATCTTTTTTACAATCTTACGTTCTTCCTCACTATATTCGATGATGCAACAGTTAATATTAATGTCAGATATTTTTTTCTTTTCTATTAATTCTTTAGTTGTAATAACTTTTTCGACCGGACCAAACAAACCAGTTAAAACTAATTCGTGTGTCTTAGTTCCATTTAAAGTTCCTGTTGTTCCTACTCTAACACTTGCTTTTTCACATTTAAGTGTGATATCCTGAAGTGACTTGGCAGAAAATAAATGACACTCATCACCAATAAGAACATCAAAATCTTTAAACCAATTTTTGTTTAATTTATAAATACTCTGCCATGTAGAAATAACAATATTTGAGTTGTTAATTTTCTCATGACCAGAGTAAATTTTATGACAATTTTTATCAGACCATTTAGGTGTTTTTGTATAACTCTGGAAATCTCCAGCCATTTGTTCAACAAGAGAAGTTGTTGGAACAATAATTAATATTTTTTTACCTAGCTGTTGATAATATCTTGTTATAAGATAAATGATTAATGATTTTCCACTAGAAGTTGGAGACAACAATACACCACGATTATTGTTAACACAATGAATAAATGCGTTTAACTGATAATCATGTGGTGTTATGTCTGGAATATCTAAAGAGGCAACAAAATTTGTTGCCTCTTCTAGTGATATATTTTGTTTTGGTTTTAAATCTAAACTCTCTATTACTACTTTATAATCTCTTTTTTTGGCAAATTCTAAAACTTTTTTTAGAAGTCCTAAGTATATTTTCTTTTCATAAAGTGAAAATAATCTTATTTTACCATCCCATGTCTTCATTCTAAAAGCTGGCATAAATGTATGTCCAGGAACAAGAAATGTAAAATGTTCATTTAATTCATACAAAATACCAGCTTCAGAATCTATTTTAATATAGTTTTCATTTAGTTTAGATATGTATAAAGTATTATCTTGCATTTAAAAATTTTTCATAATCAAGCATAATTCCAATCGCCTTATCTCTCCATTTAAATCTATCAACAACAGTTTCAAGTAAATTAAGAATTTTTTCTACTTCTTTTATTTCTTGATTAAGTTTTAAATACTCATCATCTGCTTCAACATAAGATTGGATCTGTGGTTTTCTTAATTTTAAAGAGAATGGTTTTTGTTTGTAAACTTCATTTGAGGCTTGACCACTATAATATTCTGTTAAATCGTTTTTAAGTTTCTTTTGTTTATCAAATAAATTATTTAATTCATCTTTGTATTTCAAATAAAGATCAATATATTTTATATGTCTCATAGCAGAATTATTTGGTTCATTTATCAAATCATCCATATAAATTTTATAATCTTTTTGAAAATTTTGTTTAATTTCTTCGTATGTCATTCACAATCCTTAATTTAATTTAATAACATATTATAACATAAAGTTATAAGTTTGTCAACTAAATTTTAATAATTTCATAGTAAGTGTATGCAAAAGTTGCTGATGCTGTTTTGTAAGAACTATCATCTGTTACTGTTGTAAAAACAATTGAAGAAAGTGATACTGGAAATATATTTTTGAAGTTTATTTTTAAGTTGGGATTAGATGCGTTTGTTGTTATATGTAATGTTGCATCAGAATATAAACCATTAGATTTTATATTAGCTAGATTATCATACCAATCTTTGTCTAGGTAATCGCTCTGAGATATAATCCAATTCTGTAATTCTCTATAATTAGCTAAATCTTCATCAAGAATAAATTCAATAATTAATTCATCAAAATTTATTTTTGTTCCTGTGAATGGAATATTTCTTTTTGGTGTTGGGTATTCAGCAGCAGGAATAGAAATTCCTGGAATATTTGCAGTCTGACAAAAATAATCAACATAATTTAATTTTGAAATGTCTAATTTAAATTTTGATGCAGATAATAAACTTAAATTATCTGGTTGTTTATAGAGTGGACCTAGTGTACTTGGCATAATATACCTCGAACATATTTATAAAATAAAAAAAGGGGAGCTTTTGGCTCCCCTTTTTCTTTGGTTTGTTACTAAGGTTATAGTAGGTTGTTTACCTTGACTAGTCTGTAGTAACCGTTTGACTGAGCAACAATTGCTGCGTTTGCAGAGAACTGTGCTGCGTTGTTTGCATAAGCTGCATTGAAGAATGGATTTGGTGCTAGACCATAACGTGTCTTGAATGCAATCTTTGGCTGGAAGCTGTTTGGATCGACTGCACGAACCATTTGTAGTGGAACATATGGGCAGTAGAAGAATCCAGCGTCATAAGGTGAATTACCCTTATAACCAACCATCAATAGTTCTGATGTGGTTGCAGGAGTAATACCCTGTACACCACCAGCAGAAGTTGCTGGACCAGAAATAAAGTATGGATCAACATAAACCTTGTAGCGACCATTTAGAACACCAGCGAAAGTATTACCAGTATCATCTACTGATAGATTTGCCTTCATTGCTGGAGCATAGTCTAGAACACCTGCCATAGCTAGGGCTGAAGCAACGTCTGATGAACAAACGATGAAGTTACCCTTTCCACGACGAGTATCCTTAGCAATTGCATTAGCTTCACGTTCTACCTGGAATAGTAGACCCTTGAACTTTTCAACTGACCAACGACCATTTGAGTCAACGTCAAGATCGAATGTACCAGCAGTTGCTGTACCAGCTTGTGCGCCTGTACGAGCAATTGTGTATAGTGTACGAACGATTTCACGGTTGATTTCAGCTAGAATTTCGTTGCTTAGAATGTTTGATAGTTCACCTTCTGCATCAAGACCATGAACTGCCTTTAGATCTTGTGCAATTTCCATTGTGTATTCTGCTTTTAGCGCACGGGTCTTTGCTGAAACTGTAACCTTGTCAATGGTGAATGCCATTTCCTTAAAGGATGGAGCACCACCACCAGTTCCTAGATTTTCAGCTTCTGCTGTTGTTAGTGGACGACCAGTTGCAAAGCCTGAATCAAATGGTGAATAACCAGCATGGCTGGTTGCACCAGTGTGGCTTCCTGCTTGCTGACCAGAGAAATCTGAATCAGCTTCTTGGAATAGAGCTTCGTTTCCGGTTTGGCTATCGTAACGTGCCTTCATAGCAAAGATTAGTCCTGTTGGACCTGTCATTGGCTGAACACCGCAGACATCATATGCCATTAGGTTTGGTAGTGTACGACGAACTAAAGAAATAAGAATTGGATCAAATGCACCAATTGCACCACCACCATAATTGTTTGTAGGTGCTGTTTCATTTAGTGTTTGAGCTTCTTGCTTTAGTGCTGATTCCTGATTTTCTAGAACAAGTGCTGTAACGGCTCTACGATACTTATCTTCGATCTTTGGAAGATCTGGATGATCGAGAACTGCTCCCCACTTTTTCTGTAAGTTTTCAGTTAAATACATTTAGTTTTTCTCCTTGAAATAGGGTTCTTTTATATTTATAAAAATTTAAATTTTACTTAGAAGTTCTGGAAATAACGTCTAGATAACGCTTCATTGAAGAATCAATATTCTTTTCTTCTTCAATGGTAGGTTCAACAACATCTTCCATAACTAGTTTCTTAGTTTCTGTTGCATCTTTCTTATTGCAATGTGCTTCACGAAGAGTTTCTAGTTTCTTTCTAAATTCATCTTCGTTAGTAAATTCAACAGTTTCGCTTAGAGAAACTAATAGCTCGCTATCAACTAGTGTTAATCCAGCAACAGCTTCAGAAACAATCTTATTCTTTCTTAGTGCGTTGATTTCATTTACTAGCTTTGCATTTTCAGACATTAGACTATCTAATTGTTCATTAGCTTCTTCTAATTCTGAAACTGCCTTTTCAGCAATATCAATCTTTTCTTCTGGAACGGAAATATTGTGAGTTTCGAATAGGGCTTTTAGACCGGATAGGAAGTCTTCAAATAATTCATTCTTTAGACCATTTGTAATTGCAACTTCATTTTCCTTGATCCAGTTTTCAACAACATATGAGATATACATATCTGTTGTTGATTCAACTTTTTCTTGGATAGCTTTTGTGGTTTCGGCTAACTTAGTATTATATTCTTCTTTAATTTCAGCAACTTTTTCTGCAACCTTAACATTAACTGCTGATTCGAAAATTGTTGCAGCCTTTGTCTTGAATTCTTCTGAAAGTTCTGTTTGTTCTGCGAATAGTTCAGTGAAGTTAACGTCAGCAATATCAAAATAAGTTTCTTCCTTCATGCTGATAACTGCTGAAGTACCTTTTAATGAAGGGCTTGTCTTCTTCATTTCATTAGCTTTACGCTTTGCTTCACCTTTATCAAGAGCAGTTACAACAGCAGTCTTAACTGTTGAAGTTCCCTTCTTGAATGTAATTGTGAAAGTTTGAGTTTCTTGAAGATTTTCTACATCTTCTTCAATAGCTTCTTCCTTCATTTCTTCTTCGTCTTCTTCTTCATCTTCATCATCTTCTTTTTCAGACTTAGAATAAGCTTCCTTCATGTCTTCTTCTTTTTCGTCTTCTTTTTCTTTCTTATCCATCATCTTCTTGATAAGCTTCTTATCTTCTTCTTCATCTTCATGCTTTTCTTCTTTAACAACTGCTGCAACAGCACCCTTCATTTCGATTGATTTTGCTGCTGAAGTGTTATTGTCACCTTCTTTTGAAGACTTAGTAGAACCAGTTTCTGCTGATGCATCTGATGGCTTTGTTGTTGGAACAGGCATCTGTGTCATACCTTTTGAATAATCTGGTAATGCATCGGTTGGACTTACAACTGCTGGACCCAAATCGTGCTTTTCTTCAGTGATTGGATTTAACATATTTAAAATTTGTTGTTCAAGTGATGGCATTTAAAACTCCTTTTTTAATTATTTATCTGAATTAAATTTTTGTTAATTTTTCCATGAACTTATTGAAAGCTTCTAGTCTTAATTGTTCAGATAATTCTGACTTTTTGACTGAATATGAATCTTCTACGATATCTTTAATTTCTGTTAATTCTGATTCCTTAAAGATACCATTATCATAGATCCATTCTTTACCTTCCATGATTCCACGAACAAATGCAGAAGTACAGCTAGGATCTGCAACAATATCACCAGCAGTTGCTAAGTGATAATCGTCCTGAACAATAGCTGATTCTCTCATTTGTTTAATAGAACCAATACCTCTAGTAGACATTCCTAATTGTGCGCCTTCATCAATAAAGTTCTTGACAATTTTACCAAAAGGAGTATCTAAAATTTTAGCCTTACCAATAAATTGGTTGCCTTCTTGTCTTAGAGACTTAATGATATGTGATACTCTATCTAAATTAATTTGAGGATTTTCTGGGTGACCTAATTCACCAAATGCACGATTTTTAGCAATACTTTCTTCGCTATAACGTGCAACTTCTCTTTCTAGAATATGACGTGGATAAATTCTTTTATTTCTATTTTCTGTTTCAGCTTCTAGAAACACACCTTCAACATAATAATCTTTCTTGCCGTTAGATTCTTCTGTTAAGAATGATATGCTATTAATTTCTTCTACAATTAACTTCATTTTATTCCTTCTCTGGTTGTGCGAATAATGAAGAAGCTATTTCAGCTTTCTTTGTATCTAATGCTGCACTTAATTTGGTTTGTAAAGTGTTATATACCAAATCACGAAACATTGTAGCTTTTCCTGCTAGAGCTAATTGTGTAAAATTATTTTCCATAAAATAACCTTTAATTATTTATAATTTAGTAACTTTTAATTCCTGAAGCACCACCAGGACCACTGGTTCTTACTATATCAGGAATGTCTAATGTTTTATCTGGATGAGATGAATCATCTTTCTTTTGCTTTGCTGGTGCTGTTTTAGTAGCTGGTTGCCCAGATGTACCATTAACAGCAGCTTCTTGTTCTGGTGTAACTAGTTCACCAGTTTCAATTTCTTGTTTGATTTGTTCATCCATCATTTCAATAGTTTTTTCATCTTGTTTAAAAATATGTGTTCTAACATATCTGTTAGAGAAATATTTTCCAACAAATGGTTCTAAGTCTTGTGCAATCTGAATTCTTTCTCTTAATACTTCAATATTTTTATTTTCAGTAAAATAAGAATCTTTTGCAAATTCATATCTAATATTCTGACGAATCTTAGGCCAATCAGACTTAGAAATATAACCCTTTAATACTAACTGGGTATATAACAAATCATCAAATAACATTGTGAATCGTGAACGTAGATTCTCAATAAATTTGAAAAATTTCAATTCATCTCTTGAAATTTCTGATGCACGTCCAAGGTTAAATCCTTCACCTTGCTGCATTCTTGAAATAGGTACATTTAGTGACTTAAAAAGTTTTTCTTGGAAATACTTTACGTCTTCAATATCAGAAAGATTTTTTCCACCTTCTAATGTTGAAATTTCAGTTCCTCTTGCACCTTCTCTGCGTGGTAACCAATAATCTTCAAGCATTGAATAATGCTTTTTATCATCACGCATTTCGCCTGTTGCTGGATCGTAAATCAACTTATTTCTAAATTGACCCATGATATCTTTCATGTATTGTTCAGCTTTTAGTTTTGGTAATGTACCAACATCAATGTAGAAAATTCTACGTTCCGGTGCACGAACTAGTCTGTAAATAACCAGAGCGTCTTCCATCATTCTTAGTTGATTTAATGGTTTAATAGCCTTATGTAAATGACTTAGCACCATATTTCTTGTATTATCTACAAGACCAGAATGTACATAACAGATACTATCTGTAGTAATTCTCATTCCATGATTACTTTGTGGTGCATTTGAAACAATACCTTGATCATTATAGACGTAATATTCATCTTTAACATCTACTAATGGAACACCATATTGAGAAATTTTCTTTTCAATTTCTCTAACTTTTCTAATATTTCTTGGGTCGATGTATCTTAGTTCTTTTAAACCTTCTTCTGGTTTTGATACATCAATAATCTTGTGAAAATATAGTCTTCCATCTACATACCAACGACGAAAAATTTCTACAGAATTTTGAGTAAAATCAAGCATATTTAAAATGCTTTGGAATTCTGTTTGTATAATCTTCTTAGTTTTATTGTCGTATGGTAGATTGTCTGTTAAAACTTTAATTGGTGAATTATTATCTTCTACAACAATAGATTCATTAACAATATCATTAATTGCTTGTTCTGTTTCGGGATGGAACGACATTTCACGATAACGATTGATAAGATCATTTTCGTTCTTGGCATTTCCATCTAAATCAATGTAACTACCAGTAATACCACCAGCAGAAACAGTCATAGCTCCATCTGTGTTCGTTGGAATGGCGAACGATGGAGTCTCTTCTTTTTTCTTACGTCCTATTTGGAAACCGAATAATTCAATTGGCATAGTAATATATAGGGGAGGCTAAAATAGCCTCCCCAATTAGTTTAATTAAAGAGCAAGTGAACCAGTTGTTCCATCAGTTGATGGAACTGATTCCCACCATTGATATTGGAATTCACATGTATAAGTTTCAATTGAGTTGTTATTTTCCCAACTTAGATCAATTGCACTTACGTTTGTTGGAAATGCTCCTATGAAATTTACAACTTTTAATACATCTCCAGCTTTGCCATATTGCTTAACTAGTAAATTTACACCATAACCATTGTTAGCAATTGTTTGTGGAATGCGAGTATTTCCGGCGTGGCTGTTCAATGCATTCATCCAATTTTCAAGAGAATTTCTAATAGCAAAATCTTCATCATTTAGAATTGTTACTGTCCATGAGTCAAAAGTTCTGTCTCCAGGAACCTTAACTTTTCTTCCGAAATAACTTAGTTCAATATTACCAAGTGTGCTTGCTGGAAGATTTGCTGCCTGACACATGAAAGTTGCTTTTCTACCTGCATTTGCTCCATTCGCAACAAATGTTGGAAAATTTAACGTTACTTCAAATAGGGTAGGACGTGCGCCCTGTCCAACCATTTGAGAGCGGAAATCAGTTAGATTGAAAGGCATTTAATATATTTCTCCTATTTCCTATTTATATTAGAACTTACCAACAATTTCTTCAAATGCAACACCAGTGCGAACTGCAACGAAGTTTAGTTGGATAAAGTTGATTGAACGAGCAGGTTTGATATAGATATCACCAACAAATTCATTTCTGTCAATGACTTCTGGAGTATTATTTGTTGTGTCGCAAACAACTCTGAAATCATAGATTCCTCTACGTCCTTGAATATCTCTTAGATATGGTTCAACTAAGTTAACGAATGATGCTCTTGTGAAATCATCGTTAAGTTCGAATAATGTATATTTAGATGCTGTTGCAATTGCCTTTTCAAGAATAATGAAAAGTCTACGAACATTGATTCTATCAAAAGCTGATGGCTTCTTTAATAGAGTCTTATCACCGAAAAGAACAATACCCTGTCCTGGGAATGTTGTTACTGGATTAATACCAACAACATATAGAGAATCACGTTGTGCTTCTGTTGGATTCCATGCAGACTTAATAGCATTCTTGACAATACCACGATTAAATCCTGCTGGTGAGAACCAAGCATCTCTTTCTAGATCTGTTCTTACACATAGTCCAGCAATATCAGCATTAAATGGAATCCAACGGAAAGTATCGTTGTACTTATCATACTGATATTTCCAACCAGAATCCATAATTGCATAAGATGAAGATTGTAGAACATTTCTATATGCAACAACATTTGTTGTTGGATCTGATGCACTAACAACATCAACATAACGTGGAGAAACTACTGCAATTACATCTTTTCTTGATTCACAAATGTTGTTAATTACATAATTTGCTACTGCATATTCTGTTGCTGCAATAGAACCAACTGATGCTCCAACTACAGGAGGACAAATTGCAAATGAAATATCAACTTCATCAGCATTTGCAAATAAATCCCAACCTGTCTGTAAATCACCATTTGTTGCAGTACCATCTAGACCACCAGCTAAACTGGTTGTAATACTTAAACCAGAGAAGTTAGTTACTGTGTTAAAATCAGATGTTGCTACTGAACCCCAAGCTGGTGAAGCTGAAACTGGATGATCCATCCAATAAACATAATTTGAACTTCTAGAAATTGCTGTTGCATAATAAATTGAATTATTTGCACTGTCTTTTGCATCTGATGCGATTGATAAGAATGCAAATTTTTCTAGAACAGTACCTTTTGTTCCTGTCCAAACACCATCTTCGTCAACTACAACAACGTGGATTTCGTCATTTGAACCATCTCTTGCTGCAACATAATCAGATGTTCCAGGTGCCTGAGAAAATTCATCTGAATATTCCCAACGTGCTGAAGAAATTGAAGCATCATCAATTGCAGTTGATGAGAATGCTGCATTAACAGTTAATGATGTGTTGCTTGCAATTGCTGTAATTTTTCTTTCAATTCCACTAACTGTGATATATGAACCAACAGTTAATTCTGTTGTGAATGATGTTCCAGTACCTGTAACAGTTGTAGATGATGCTAAAACGTCTACTGTTCCTGTAATGCTTGTATCTGAAAATAAACTTCCAGCAGGACAAATAGAAACTTTTAAGCTATTACCTAAAATTCCTGGATATTTTGCTGCCCATGAACCAACAGAACCTTGTCCTGTTGAATATCCTGCTTCATATGCAGCAAGATTTTTAATTAATAAACCAGCACCATCAGATGTTGCATTTCTAGCTGCTGAACCAACAATTCTAGCAACTTTTAGATTATTGCTGTATGATAAGAAATTTGCGCCTTGAAAGAAGGTAGTTGCGTTTGTAGAATTTGGTTTGCCAAATTTGTTAACAAGAGTTTTTTCTGTATCAACTAGTGTAACAACTTCTACTGGACCCCATTGAAATTCTCCAACTAACGCACCACCAGTTGTTCCAACTGCTGGAATAATTGTAGTTAGATCAATTTCACTTACGCTAACTCCAGGGGAAATGCGAAAAGCCATATTTTTTCTCCTTAAAATTTTAGTCTATTTAGACTTTCAATTTTTATTTATAATTTTGAAGTTTTCAGAAATAGTTTCTTTCAGCAACAAGTTCCCAAAAATCATTATTTGAATCACCTTCTATGAAGTGAGAATCAAAATCATTTGCCCCAAAAAAACCTGTTGGGAGTAAATCCCTATCCATAACTTCTTCTGTTTCTTTAATTAATTCCAATCGAATACTATTGTCAGTATATTCGGAGAAATTTTTCTGTGCAGATAACCAACCAAATAAAACCAAACACATAGCCAAATCATCATTGTAACCTTCTTCCGCACCATACTTCCCATCTGGATGTAGAACGAAAGTGGAAAGCTCACTAATTAAATCAAAATCATTTAAAACAATTTTTCCACCTTCAACTAATGTTTTCATATTAGAACAACCTAATCTTTTTGTTGTTCTAGTTGTTCTAATACCTCTTCTAAATTTATCAGAAGAAAATCCTGTGGTTAAAATTTGATCGTTGGTATTATTTACAGATAAAATATTTTCATAATTTAAATCATGAAATAAAATGTCAACAATTTGTCCACCAACGTCATTAATTTCAACTAATACCTGTGCTTCATTATATTTTTTTGCTGCTGTATTAATAATGGCTGGATATGCCATTGGTACAATATCATTTCTTTTAAATGTAGCAACAACTCTGTATGGAATTTGAGACACATTTAAAATAATGAATGCTGAATAATTTTTACCAACACCTCTAGCAACATCAACCATCATGAAATATTTTTGATTTTTTTGTGGTTCTTCAAATATTTTAAAGCCATCTTTTGTATGTAAAGCGTCAGTAAATCTTAATGACCTTAATGTTTCTGCTTTAATTAGTGTATCTGCTGAACCAAGAAACTCATTTCCATATTCTTGTCTGAATCCAGATTCGGTTAAAGTGGAAATCATTTGTTCTTTCCACTTTTCATCTCTACCTGGAACATCTGACCAATGAACTTCTATTGGGAAGAATTCATTTCTTTTTTCTGTTGCGTCTTTGTAAATTCTATAAAATAAATTAAGTCCTCTTGGTGTAGAAGAAATAATAACTTTTGAAGATGTACCAGAAGAAACTACAGGGAAAGTAGATGTGAAAAATTCATCAGCACCTTCAACGAATGCAAATTCATCAAGATATAGAAGATTACACATGAATCCACGAATTGATGAAGATGAAGTAGAAGAAGCAATAATTCTAGAATTGTTTCCTAATTCAATTGAACCTTTATTAAATGTAGTAGCTCCAGGTTGTAAGAAAAATGGAATTGTTTTATATGCTGTAACAATTTTAGAAAGAATTTCTCTTGCAACAGCACCTTTGTTTGCTAGAATTGCTACTGTTTTATCAGCATTAAAGAATACATACCATAAAATATATGATGAAATAGTGATAGTTTTGCCAGATTGTCTACCTGACAAAATTACACTATGCCTATTGTTATGAACAGATTCTACAATATTTTTTTGATAAGTTCTTAAATTTAATGGAACAAGACCTTTATCAATTGTATTAACTTGAATATATTTCTCAATAAAATAAATTGGATCTTGAGAACAACGAATATATTCTTGAACCTGTTCTTGACTGTAATTTTCAACAATACCAGCAGCTTTAACTGCTGGATCTTTATAATATGGTGTATTATTCATTCAAAATTAAATATAACGTCTAAAGACTAATGTAAATTCCTGAGCTGTTGATTGATTTAATGCTGTGCCGCCAGAATTAACTGAAACTAATTTTAAGAATCTAACACCAGATAATGCACCAAATGGTAAATTAACATAAGATGAAGCAGTTACTGGATAAGATAATTTTGCATTAGCTTCATTATATACTGTATAATAATTATCTGCTTGTGCAGTGGAAGTTACAGTAATTGTTACTGCTGTATTATAATCACCAGTTGCGGTGTTTGATACAGAAATAGTTCCTGAAACCATTTCAACTAACATTCTACCAGTTCCATTTGATGTTGTTGCATTTAAAACATTTGCTACAGCACCACTAGAAAATGTAATTTGTGATTGTTTTAATCCATATTGTGATGCAAAAATAATATCATTTGGATTTGATTGTGATGCAGTATATGTAAATTCAACAAGATAAGTTGAAATATTTGCATCCACACCACCTTGAAAACCAATACCATAGTTAGTTCCATTTGTATTTGTTGACCATGTTGAAGGTACAATAATACCAACTAAACTACCTAAAGCATCTGGTTCTACAGCACCAGAAACAGAACTTCCTGATGCAATTGTTACTTTTCTGGTTACTAGACCATCATAAACGTTTCTTGACATTAAAATCTCCTAATATATTATATTTATTAAATATTCCAAGGTGCAGGTTTATATACTAATGGTGGATTTTTTAAATTTTCTATTTGTGCAGCTAGAGAAGCATCATAATTATCTACAACTTCTTGTGTAAGTGAAGAAACTGTCCAAGAAATTAAATCTTGCTTTGTTAGATTGTTATATTCTTTAAAATCATTTGGATCTGGATCTGACAGATTGATTGAACCGTAGGAATCTACAAAATATTCACCATCTAATGCACCTCTTCTCCATTCATAAGAAACAACTACATCTGTCATACTATCTTGAATTGGTTTAACTTTAATTCCATTAAATTGCCATGTATATTCTACTGCCATATTTATCCTTTAATTTATTTATCAATTGCGAAGTCATGAACAAAATCCAAACCAAAATGTTCATTTAGAAAACGCATCATTTTTTCCATATCTATCTTTAATCGTTTTCCAGTTCTTGTATCTACAGAATCATAAATCCATTCATTAGTTTCTCTGTCGTGTGGTGAAATTAGTGTTGCGTTTCCAGAAGCATCCATAACATAACATTCACCACTAGAAGAGTATATTGAAATTCCATTTGATAATGTTCCGGCAGGTGCAGTTCCATTAAATATATCTAGATGATTTGTTCCTGTTGTAGTTGCACGTTGATGGGTTCCGCCTATTTTAACATTTCCTGAATCATCTATACGCATTCTTTCTGTTGCAGCAGTATATAATTCAACAGTTCCACCAGTACCTTGAAGTTGACCCATACGCAAAGAAGTGTTATTTCTTATGCTAAATATTCTACCAACATCAGCAGTACTTACGTCTATATAAAGACCAACAGTTGCATCGTCTGGATTATTAAATACTATTTCTCCACCTTCACCACCAGTTGCCAATTGTGTGGTGACTCCTTTCACATTAAGAGTTGTTGCTAGGGTTGTTGTTCCAATACCGACATTCCCAGAAGAACTGATTCTCATTCTTTCAGTAAGAGTATTTGCTGTTGAACCAGTACTTCCTGCTGATGCTGTTTGGAAAATTAACACTCCACTTCCACCAGTACCAGTACCATTACCAGCAGCAATAGTTAAGTTAGAACCAGCAGCATCTGTTCCTGTTCTAGCTGGACCTCTTAAAGTAGCTGCTGTAGTTGTAGCACTAGCTTCGCCAGAACCAAGAATAATATCTCCTGTTGAATTAATACGCATTCTTTCGAAAGGAGAACTATTTGCTTTTGTATAAAACAATAATTCTCCACCAGAGAGTGTTCCAGTACTGTTTTGTATAGCAGTTATTCCAGCAACATTGTAGTGTGCATCGTTTTGACCAAGACTTCTACTAAAAAATATTCCACCCAAAACTGCACCAGATGTATTTACGCCACTCACTAAATTTAAGAAAGATTGTGTAGCATCATATATTTGTATTGTTTTTGCAGTAGTTAAAATACCTGTATAAGATGTTGTACCATTAATATAATTCGTTCCACCACCTAGATCTAAGATAGTTGCAGGAGCCGATGTTCCAATACCAACATTTCCAGCAGAACTAATGCGGAATCTTTCAGTAAGAGTATTTGCTGTTGAACCGCTACTTCCGGCAGGTGCAGTTTGAAAAACAAGTGCGCCACTTCCACCAGTACCAGTACCATTACCAGCAGCAATAGTTAAGTTAGAACCAGTTAAATTGGTTCCTGTCATGTTTGGTCCTCGAACTAAGTTCGAACTTGCTGATCCGCCACCTTCACCAAAACCTAAAATAATATTACCATTTAGATCAATTCTCATTCTTTCAGTTAAAGAAGATCCGTTACTAGTATAAAATGATAATGTCCTTGTTATAGCAGGATTTCCTATAGCTGATCCAGATGCAGCAATAGTTCCAGATCCTGAATTATTAAATCCTATTCCAGCCGATCCACTAGCTATCAAATCTCTAGAAGCTCTCCAGCGAGGATTGACTTCAGTTGAGAAATATTCTTCAATTTGTGCACCAGAAACTAATTGTATTCTAGTATTATTAAAAGTTCCGGCAACAATAGTACCATTAACTTCTAATTTTACTCCTGGTGAAACTGTACCAATACCAACACGATCATTTGTTTGATCTACATATAATGTATTTGTATCTACTGTTAAAGCAGCAGCAGTTAATCTAGTTCCATCAAATGTTAAATTTGCTGATCCAGCAGTTGTTCCGGATGAATTATATAGAACTTGTGTATTAGAACCACCAATTGGTCCGGTGGCACCTGTAAATCCTGTTGCACCTTGTAATCCAGTTGCTCCAATGAAACCTGTGGCACCTTGTAATCCAGAACCAGTTGCACCAATGAAACCTGTGGCACCAATGAAACCAGTTGCACCAATAAATCCGGTAGCTCCAGTGAATCCAGTTGCACCTTGTAATCCAGAACCAGTTGCACCAATGAAACCTGTGGCACCAATGAAACCAGTTGCACCTTGTAATCCAGAACCAGTTGCACCAATGAAACCTGTGGCACCAATGAAACCAGTTGCACCAATGAAACCTGTGGCACCTTGTAATCCAGAACCAGTTGCACCAATAAATCCGGTAGCTCCAGTGAATCCAGTTGCACCAATGAATCCGGTAGCTCCAGTGAAACCTGTGGCACCTTGTAATCCAGAACCAGTTGCACCAATGAAACCTGTGGCACCAATGAATCCGGTAGCTCCAGTGAAACCTGTGGCACCAATGAATCCTGTGGCACCTGTGAATCCAGTAGCACCAATGAATCCTGTCGCACCTGTTAATCCAGTAACACCATGTAATCCTGTGGCACCCGTAAAACCAGTAGCACCTGTGAATCCAGTAGCACCAATTATTGTTGAACTTGGTGTTCCCGCAGAATTAATATCAAATAATTTCCAATTTCCACTATCAAAAATTAAAACAATAACATCATTATCTACAATATAAGTATTATCAATAATAATAAATGATGAACTTTCAACTAAATCTGAACCAGATGCTAATATTTTAAATCCAGTTCCTGTAGAATAATCAACAGCGATATATATCGCTGCACTAGTATACCCAGAAGGTAATGTGACTACAAGATTAGTTGGTGTATTATTACCATAAACAATATATCTTTTATTATATTGTGCTGTAAATGAAGTTGTTTGTTTTACCCAGTTAAAATATTCAGAACCCAACGCTGCTGTTGTTTGTATTGTATTGTCTGAAAATTTAATTCCCTGAGATGAAGTAGTTATAAATCCGCCCGTACAAGTTAATCCTTGTTGAGCAGTTAATAATTTATGTGAAGTTAAACCACTAGAATTTGCAGTTGCGATATCTTCAGATGAAATTTCTTCTGTTTCAGCATTAACAATACTTCTAGTTGTTTCTGGTAAAACATCAGGTTCAACTTCAGGTAAATTTTCTTCTGGATTTACAATATAAATTTCTGACATATTTAATTATTTATAATAAAAAATCAACCCATTTATCAATATGAAATTTCCAATCATAATTTTGTCTAGCATATTCTTGAATATCCAAACATTTATTTTTATATTCTTTCGGATTATCAGCATAATAATTCAATAAACTGACAGTTTCTGTTATAAAATAATTTGGGTCAATACTAACAACATGACCACCACCAGCAGGACCATTTTTTTCAAAATAACCAACTGGTGTACTAATACATAATTTACCAGCAGCAGCGGCTTCTAACATAGGAAGTCCCGCACCTTCTTCTGTTGAAGCAGTTATAATACAATCAACGCTTTTATAAAAATTAGGCATTGAAAGATAGTGATAAAAATTATGTTTCTTAAAAGTTAGTCCAGTATATTTAACAGCTTGCTCAACAAGTGCGCCTCTTTTTATTTCTTGTCCAAAAAAGTTTTGTGTTGAATATGCTCCAGCCATAGCAACTGTGGATAATTTTTCGGAGGGTTTTGAATAAAATCTATCAAAATGAATTCCAAACGGAACAACATGTGATTTTACTGGAACACCAAATTCAATAGATTTCTTATCTAATATCTCAGATACAGTTCCATATTTTGCAATTTTATTAAAAATATCTAACCCCATTTGTTGTCTTGCTAATAAAATATCCCATTGTCCATGAGCAACTGCAATAATTTTTTGTAATGGTATTTGATAATTTAATAAGAAACCAATACCAACTGGAGTTGTAACAAAATAATCAGTTGAATCAGAAATTTTTAACATTTCGTCAATTTGATATTGACGTTCCCAATCTAATACTTCAGCATTAATACCAAATCGGTACAATTCTTTACAAAGTGAATTGTGAATTGTACCAAATGCCCATTTATTTTCTGTAAAAAATATTATATTTCTCATAATTTATTTTCCTAATTCATGAAGAAACTTAAACCCTTTTTGTCTTAAATAATCAGTGTATTCAAACATCTTAGGAACTCCACCTGTACATCCGATAGCAACTTCATCACAACCTAATTCCCAACCTTTTAAACTTCCCCACATTTCTTTATTACTTTTTGGATGTGGAGGAACATATGTTCCTAAGTCTGTATATTTTTGTAAAACATATGAAAAGTGCATATCTTCACCAACAATAAAATTGTGATCTATTGGTGGTAATTCTCTACAAAAAACTGATAATAAATCCCTGTGGAAAAACCAATTATGTCCAACAATATCTACACGTTCTACTTGTTCATTATTATTTCCATCCCAACCATAACGATCAGTCATTTGATATTCATAAGAACTATTTGGAAATTTAATTCCAATTGCTCCAAGCAAACCTGGATGTTTTTCGTATGTATTTAAACAATTTTCAATCCACTGTGTTCCTGGGATTGTATCATCATCTAATATACAAACATAATTTGTTCTAGCATTTAATGCATAATAAAATCTAGCCCAAACACCAAAATTAACTGATGCATATGATGATATGCAATAATTGGTTGATGTTTGCATATCATAATGAACATTTGGCATTGAATTTTGCCAATAAAAAATATCTTTTACTTTAACTGTTTGTGTTAAAGCTGCATCTACTTGTTTTTTCAAATTTTGAGGTCTTTTATAACCATTCAAAATTACAGTAACATCATTATTCATATTATCCCCAATAACAAATCTTTTTATTATCTGAATGATCTAAAATATAGTAACCACGAATATTTAAATCTGATTGTAGCCAAGGATGTAAAGTTGAACCTATATCTAAATAAGTATTGTTTTTATTTACTTCCCATAATTGTTGTGCTAATATTTTACCCAAAGGACCACAAGCAAATAAATATAATTTATTTTCTGTTTTCCAATTTTTTAATTCATCAACTAAATTTATATTTTCAACCCAAGCATTATATTTAACCGGAATAAATGCTTCTCCAGAAAAAGGTAAATTATTTACTTTAGATTTTTCATTAGCAACTAATATTATATTTCTTTTTTTGAATAGTTCAATGTAATTGTTTATGAAATATTGATAATTTGAATTCACAAATATATTAGCATAGGTTAAATTTTCATCACTTTGATCTGATAATTTTTTCATATTATTAAAATTATTATATCCTTGACAACAAGGACAAACTATACCAACATAATAATTAGGATCTTTATAGGTGAAAGATTTATGTAATAAATTTCTAGCTAAATCATATCTATCATCAAAACCATTTGTAGACCATTCACCATAACCAGAAGAAATACATTCTCCTCTCATAGCAATCATTTCACCATCACCAAATCTAGCTAAAGAAAAATTTTTATTTGACTGTAACATCCATAAAAATTTTTGTATTTCTTCTTTAAAATTTTTCACAACATACTCCATATTATTTTTTAATTATTAAAATACCAACATTTAATCCATCAAACCAAGGTGCACCTGAACCAATAATTCTATTTTCATAATTTTTATATGATATTTTTTGTCTTAAATAATCTTCAATATTATTTAATTGTAGTCCAGGAATATCAAATGTTATAATAACATATCCATCTTTTTTAACTTGTTTTATCAGATTAGATAAATGATGTACATGATCACCGGGAATTTCCTCTAGTGCAGAAACATTTAAAATAACATCAAAAGATTCTTTGAAGTTATCATCTGGTTCTTTTGTTATATCATGTATACAAGTGTTATCTATTCTACTATAAAGAATGTCAGAATTAGTAACATATTCTCGACCAAACTTTTTTTCTAATTCATTCTTAAATCTCTGATGATGTTCTAAATCAAATCCCCAAGAAGAATTATGAATTTTTGGATTATTTGGTAATTCCAAATTGTTTAAAATATTTAATAATGTTGGATATTCATACTTTCTAGACCAATGTGGATAAGTATCATCAAAAACATCATTTTTATTTACATATCTAAAATCAATTATTTTCATATAAATTTATTTCTGGATAATGTGAACTAATTTTATTAGTTTCTGGTCCATCATAGTATTTTTCAATTGGTTTACCTAAAATACTAACAAACGGATCAGATTCAAGATATATTGGCCTATATGTTTCTTTAGGAAAATCTAAATCTATATTAACTACTTTTTCAGAAAAAGAAGTTATAAAACTATATTTTGATTTTTCTTTTGTTAAGGATACACTTTCTGTCGCATACTGTAAAGGAAGATGTTCTAGTGTATGTCTGATTATTATTAAATCAAATTTATAATCTATATTTTTTAAATATGTATTCATATCAGAACATATAAATTTTATATTATCTTTAGAATAATTTTTATTATTGTAATCTATAGCTTCTTGTACGCAGTCTAATCCAATATAATTAGGAAGACTGTCTGAAATAGTTCTCATCCAATTCCAATCTCCACAAGAACAATCTAATATTGTATTGATATTTTTTTCTGAAATAAATTTTAAAAGTATACTTTTAAAATTGGAAGTCCATTCTAATGTACTACCTAATCCAGATCTAGATTCATTTTGTCCCATATACCAACTAAAATCTTTATATATAGTTGTGAAAGTTTCATTTATATTATCAATAAGTTTTTCCATAAAAAATTAATTAATCCCTTTTGGATAATATCTATTTAGCCATTCCAAATCAGTTCTTTCTGTATGTCTTTGATACCATCCGTCATTAGTATAAACATCCCAAACCATTTGAAAATATTCTTCATACATTTTTCCAACTCTATCTAAGGTGAAATTATTCATAGCCCAATCATAACAATTTTTAGGATTGATTTTATCAATATTTTCAGCAGCCCAACAGAAATGATCAAATGTACGACAACGATAACCAGTTACACCATGTAGATTATTTTCTGCATGTGAACCCCAATCAGTTGTTATAATCGGACAACCAGCAAATAATGCTTCAATTGAAGCACCACCAAAAGGTTCATTGTACATTGAAGGTAAAAAGAATCCTTTTGCTTTAGACAACATTTCTTTTCGTTGTTCTGAATTTAAATAACCAACTTTTTCTATTTGTCCAGGAATTTCTTTATAACCATATTCTTCTAAAGAACCTTGACCAGCAATTTTTAATTTAAGTCCCAATTTCTGACAAACTTGATATGCAATGTCAATTCCTTTTCCTGGATAAACTCTACCCATGAATAGGAAATAATCATCTTTTTCTTGTGAAAATGTAAATTCTTCGGGATCAAAATAATTAGGAATTACTGAATGATACCAATCTTCTTGACAATTGGTGACTGAATTTGGTCCTCCAACCGCTGATCTTATTGCATAAGATTCAAAAATTCTATACTTAGCAAAATGACCAGTTCCATAACCAATTCCGGGTTCAACAACAATCATATCGGGATGTGCATCACAAACTGGTTTATGTCCTAATCCCCAGAAGGGCAAAATAAAATCTAAAGGTTGTTTGCGTTTTTGAATTTCTCTGATAGTATTAGTATAAAATGTTCTGTAAGCGTGATCACCCATATCAAACTTAAAGAAGTTCTTACGCCAATCGTAATTACCGTAAGCAATTTCTAGATCTTTATTTGTTGTAACTGTGACATGTTCATCACAAATTAAATTAGAATCTTCATGACCATAATGAATAATATGATGGCCTCTAGCCTTCATCATTTTTCCAAATTTGAGAACCTTCTGCGTATAAGCACAACCCGTGTATTCTGAATTAGTTACAGTATGAGGAAGCCCCAAAATGTGAAATCTGTATTTTTGACTCATTATATTTTCTCCATTCAACTATTATAAGTTAAACATATTTATATTACAAATAAGAATAGTATGTTGGTCCGCCCCCGCCTCCACTAGCCAATGAAACATCAAAAGTATTTCCTGCAACTTGCTCAACAGATACTCCCTTATATGTAGAAGATTCATATGCAAAAACGAAGACTGGAATTGTATTATCATACCAAGTCATTGAATATGATCCATTCCCTGTTCTTGAAGTAGATGCTATTTTTTCACCATTATCTGTTCTATAAGCTTCAATATTAACTGTACCACCATTTGATCCTGATATTGTTCCAGATATAGTGTATGATATAGTATGATAAGTTAAATTCGTATTCATAAAATTACCAATATTTAATACAAATTTTTGATTATAATAGATTCTATTGTCTTGTCCTAATGCAAATCTAGGTTGTCTTATATCTGTTGGGTATTGTTTCCAAAAGTTTGTAGTATTATACCATGAATATATAGTTCCCGCCTCAGCATCTGAGTTATAATAATTTATATCTACCAAAGTTCTCAATGCAGTTGAATTTGTACCATCTTGTAAAAGACCAAGAGTAGTTATATAAAATGGAAATTGTGATACAGTAGATCCAGTAATTGTATATAAGTCTAAGCCACTATTAGTTAAAAAATAATTCGTTTCTGGTATATCTTCACGGACAGTACCAAGAGACGATCCAAATGGAGATACTGGTGTAAATGTAGAACTTAAAGTACTGGTAGATATTGAGTTACTATAATCTATAGTAGTAAATTTTACTGTATGATTATGAGCACCATCACCATCAGAATGTTTCCCGCTAGTGTAATTTAAAAATACTACACCAGTAACTGAGTCTGTACCAACTGACGGTTTAGCTTCAATTATTAATGTATTTAATCCTCTCGATAAAGTTATACCAGCAGTAGAACCTGTTTCACCAGAATCAATTCTTCTTCCTATAACAAAAGAACCGACTCTATTACCACCACCTGCATGTGTATAAGTTCTATCTGCTTGTGAACCGACTGCCATAACTAATGATAAGGCTGCACCATCCATTGTTGACATTAATAAACCAGATTGAACTAATGAAATTGTTGTTGGTTCTTGAATAAAGAAATCAACTACAAAATTATTTCCAATAAGTCCAGATCGGCCAGATGTCGATTCTGAACTACCAAAAGGAATTTCTAAACTGTTAATTATACTGGTACTCGATGAATGATCATACTCATATGTTACAACTAAAACACCACACATACAAGGCATAGTGATTGATGTCACGTTACTTACTCTGGCAGTAATAGAACTAGTTGCATTTGTTGCTAATATAGATGTAATTTCATCTATTCTCTTAAAAGATCTATCTGTAGATAATGCCATATTATAAGCAAGACTTGCGGCATCAGTTCCACTAAATGTTAATGTACATGTTGCGTTGGTTGTGTTTCCTGTACCAGTATTGCCCATATGACTATATGATTCAAAAAATATGTTTCTAAAAGTTTTAGAAGCTTCTGGTAAAAATGTACTTAGATTTGGAACTTGATTTGCGGCACCAATATTTGATGCAGTAGTTGTTAAATTTCCAGTATTACCATCAATTGGTATTTTTACTGTTTTAATTCTGGTTGTTGTCGCAACACTATCTTCATATTCATAAGTTATAACAATTTTTGCACTAGTGTTATTTGTAGCTAATCCAGTTAAATTGATTCTAGCTGTACTAGCCATAGTTGTGGCGTTAGCTGTCCAATTTTGATTAAAATAATTTCTAAAATCACATATAAACGTCCAAGATTGGTGTTCTCCTGAATTAGTTAGTACACTTGTATTAGAAAAAGTACCAATTGCTATAGCACCCAATGTTAAACCTAAAGTAACATCAGTGACATTTGCGGCGGTGGCGGCATTATCTACTGAACTAACTTCAAGAAAAGCATTTTTAAATACTATATCATAAATTGTGCAGTTTATATCTGTCGTTGAATTTGTTAATGTAGAAGTCGCTCCATCAAAAGAAGCACTTACAGTAATAGTTGTAGTTGAAGGAACAGATTTAACCCAATATGTCGTTCCTGATGTTAATCCACCGCCAGTAGATGAAGGAACTAATCTATTGCCAATTCTCAAACCATGATCTGTCGTGAATGTTATTATATTACCTGTAGCTGATGTTGAATCAATTGTTTTTGACACACCTATATTTTCAGGAATATACAAATTTATTGACGTGAAATCTCTATTATTTCCTGAAGCGACGGAAGTGTTTGAAAATGGATATGCAAATTCTACTGTTTTTTGTCTTGTAGCCATAATTAACTCGATATATCTCTTCTTTTAACTCTTATTTGAAATAATTCATTTGTTCCATTATAATCAACTATTATTTTCCATTCTTCATCATATAAGAAACCTCTCCAAACACAATAACCAGTTCTATCTGCTACTGCCAAATCTATACATTCTGCTATTTTATTTGCTAATGGTGAACTCATATATTACTCCGAAATTAAAAATGCGTTCCAATCTGCTGCACCATTTACAGATGTGATATCTATTCTTAATAGATCTCCAGCAGTTAAACCTGAATTCGTAAATGAAGTAGTTGTTACTACGTTATTACCAGTAGTTAAAGTTATAGTAACAACAGTTGTTGGGAAAGTTGAACCATTATTCGATGATTTTAGAATTGATACTACAAAAGACCCGCCTGTAGGAGCAGTTTTTGCTGTCAGTATTGCATTAGTTGCTGTTGAAGTGTATGGAACATACAAATATGGTGTAACGCTATTTGCAATAGTTGGTGTTCCACTTCCACCAAAAGTGAAAGTGGATTTAGTTAATCCTGTAGCTCCAGTGAAACCAGTTGCTCCAGTGAATCCAGTGGCCCCAATAAATCCAGTAGCACCAATGAAACCTGTAGCTCCAGTAAATCCAGTAGAGCCTATGAATCCTGTGTCACCTTGTAATCCAGTTGCACCTATAAATCCAGTAGCACCAATGAAACCTGTAGCACCAATAAATCCAGTAGCACCAATGAAACCAGTTGCTCCTTGTAAACCAGAACCCGTCGCACCTATAAATCCAGTGGCACCAATGAAACCAGTTGCTCCAGTAAATCCAGTAGAGCCTATGAATCCTGTGTCACCTTGTAATCCAGTTGCACCTATAAATCCAGTAGCACCAATGAAACCTGTAGCTCCAGTAAATCCAGTAGAACCAATGAAACCAGTTGCTCCTTGTAAACCAGAACCCGTCGCACCTATAAATCCAGTAGCACCAATGAATCCAGTTGAACCTGTAAATCCTGTCGCACCTGTGAATCCAGTTGCACCTATAAATCCAGTAGCACCTATAAATCCAGTAGCACCAATAAAACCTGTAGATCCTTGTAATCCAGTTGCACCAATGAAACCAGTTGCTCCAGTAAATCCTGTGGCTCCAATGAATCCTGTAGATCCAATGAATCCAGTTGCACCTATAAATCCAGTAGCACCTATGAATCCAGTAGCACCTATAAATCCAGTAGCACCAATAAAACCTGTAGAGCCTATGAATCCAGTAGCACCAATAAAACCTGTAGATCCTTGTAATCCAGTTGCACCAATGAAACCAGTTGCACCTATAAATCCAGTAGCACCAATGAATCCTGTGTCACCTTGTAATCCAGTTGCACCTATAAATCCAGTAGCACCAATAAAACCTGTAGATCCGTGTAATCCTGTAGCACCAATAAAACCTGTAGCACCAATGAATCCTGTGGCTCCTGTGAACCCTGTTGATCCTATAAATCCTGTGGCTCCTATGAAACCAGTTGATCCTATAAATCCTGTAGCTCCAATTAATCCAGTTGCACCAGTCAATCCAGTTGCACCTTGGAATCCAGTTACTGCTGAAATTACAGATAAGAATAATTCATGATTATCTGTAAAATTCGAAGAACCACCGCTTGCAATTAATGTTACTGTAAAATCATAATATGCCGTAGAAGTTCCTATATTATTTCCAGTAACAGCAGTGATTTCCCAAGTTTGATAATTTTCGCTTACATTGCGATCTTGAATAATAAATCTTTGAGTCGATTTTAATAGACCCAAAATAATTTCAATATCTGTTAAATCGCTAGTTAAATGTGAAATATATATGTGTGTTGAACTAGTTTGGGTAGAGTTATTCCAAACAATAAATCCATCACCAGGATATGCATTTGATTGAGTACTCGTCTCAGCAAGATAATAAAATAAACTTGTACTTTGTCCAGCGGGGCCAGTAAGACCAGTAGCACCTATGAAACCTGTAGATCCTTGTAAACCAGAACCTGTAGCACCAGTAAGTCCTGTCACCCCTGTAGCACCAGTGAAACCTGTGGCTCCAGCGAAACCTGTAGCACCAGTAAGTCCTGTCACCCCTGTGGCTCCAGTGAAACCTGTGGCTCCAGTGAAACCTGTGGCTCCAGTGAAACCTGTGGCTCCAGTAAGACCAGTTAAACCAGTAGAACCGATAAATCCAGTTGAACCAGTTAAACCAGTAGAACCGATAAATCCAGTTGAACCAGTTAAACCAGTAGCACCAATGAAACCTGTAGCGCCAATGAAACCAGTTGCACCTATAAATCCAGTTAAACCAGTAGCACCAATTAAACCTGTAGCGCCAATAAAACCAGTTGCACCTATAAATCCAGTAGATCCAGTTAAACCAGTAGAACCGATAAATCCAGTTAAACCAGTTGAACCTTGGAAACCTGTAGATCCCTGTAATCCAGTAGATCCAGTTAAACCAGTAGAACCGATAAATCCAGTTAAACCAGTTGAACCTTGGAAACCTGTAGATCCCTGTAATCCAGTAGATCCAGTAAATCCTATACCTGTAGCACCAATAAATCCTACACCAGTAGCACCTTGATAGCCAGTAACACCTTGTAGTCCTGTTGCACCAGTAAATCCAGTAATACCTTGTGGTCCTGTTGCACCAGTAAATCCAGTAGCTCCATCCGAACCAACATAACCTGGAGTTCCAGTAGCACCTTGATAGCCAGTAACACCTTGTAGTCCTGTTGCACCAGTAAATCCAGTAATACCTTGTGGTCCTGTTGCACCAGTAAATCCAGTAGCTCCATCCGAACCAACATAACCTGGAGTTCCAGTAGCACCTTGATACCCAATAACACCTTGTGGTCCTGTTGCACCAGTGAATCCAGTAGCACCAATTGGACCTGTATCACCAATATCACCAGTTCTTGCAAATGATATTACTATTTCAGTATTTCCAGATAAATTATCCATTGATCCAGAAATATATGATGATGGGACGTTAAAATAACTATCACCATGAGTATGCGTTCCTGTTATAGCAAATAATGCATAACTAGCAGGATTGACCTTTTCTGATATTGTAAAATGGCCTTTAATTAATGATGTTGAATCATCAATTGATTGTAGGAAATTATAAACCGAAACAGAATTAGCATCTGTTTGGTTAATATACATTTCAGTAACTGAAAAGAAGTTTAAATTATTAAATCTTAATTTCCCTGATCCTGGATTACCAATGATAGTAAAATCATCGTAAATGTAATCAAAAGATGCACCACCAAAAGATCCTGCTGGTCCTTGCGCTCCTGTCGCTCCAATTAATCCAGTTGCACCAGTAAATCCAGTAGCCCCCTGAAATCCAGTTGCACCATCTGAACCAACATAACCTGGAGTTCCAGTAGCACCAGTAAATCCAGTAACACCTTGTGGTCCTGTTGCACCAGTGAATCCAATACCTGTTGCACCTATGAAACCTGTAGCACCCTGATAAGGATTATTTATTTGAATAACATTATTGTTATGATCTTTAGTGTAAAGAATTCTATCATTTAAATTTAAAGCTAATTCACCAATTTCTAATTGTAAATTAGTTGGTATTTTTCCAGGTTCAATACTTCTTTTTATTTTTATGATGTTTGATGGCATTTAGAAATCTCTTACAGAAAAGATATTTATATATTATTTATTACTTTTCTATATCAGATATTTTTTTACCAGTTACAAAAGTTGCTAATGCTGTAGAAAATGTTCTAAAAACGTCATTTCCCTCTGGGACTTTACAAAACATCATTATAATACCTAGTAAAGTAAAAAATGAAAATATAAAAATAATTGAACCTGATAAAGATAAAGTTTCCAATCTTCTTCCCATTAATAAGAACCCCCATCTATAACTAAATTATTTAATTCATTTGAAGATATCCATTTTTGTGTTGATAAATTATAAATTAAAACTGATCCATCATATAAATTTACAGTATCAACATCAAACAAATCATCTAATTTTAGATAAGTAACAACGCCTCCACCACCTCCACCCGAAGGACTAGTAGCACCACTTTCTGATGGTGGATTAGTTATAATTGTTGATGAATTATAATCATCAACAATAAATGTTTCTATTAATGTGTAATTATCATTTACACCAGCATTTGAGGGATTAACCTCAACACTATAATATTGTTTACCACCAGCACCTTCAACTGTGGTATCTACAATTGTATTTACAATTGCTTTTTTAATAATCTTACTATCTTTTACTGGTGGATATAAATTTGATTCAACGGTAAATTTTAAATCCCAAATTAAAACTCTTCTATCCTCTACAGTTCCTTCATAATTATCTTGAGGATTTACGCTTTTTAATATAATAGGAATATCTTTTGAGATACCCATTGTATTATCTTCAATAATAGATATTGTGAATTGTGGTGTAAAATAAGGAACAATTTGTTCTAATATCATTAAACCATCATCCATATTTTTTGACATGATCCAAAGATCAAATGAAAAATCATATGGAACTGGATTATATTGAGATATTATATTATCTCTATTATCTGAACTTTTAAAGTTTTGATTTACAGTAGGTAATTTTCTACCTGATGCATATTGTAAACCAGATAGTTCAAATCCCATTCTAGGAAGTGAAATTTCTGTTTGTCTGTTAGCTTCAGCATCTTGTTCTAATCTCGTTAACCATTTTTGTTTTGGTCCATAAGATAAAGGTACACGAATATCTTTAACTAAACTTCCAGAATTATCTTTTCTCTGGACGTGTAAGTTATTAAATAAAGTTCCAAAAACTGAAACTAAACGTTTAATGTGTTCGTTATACCAAGTTTGTCCTAACATTAGTTCTCTCTATTGAATTCACCAAATGGATTTTTTTCTGAGAAATCCAATATTGTAGTAGACTTTTCTTCTAACTTCTCATTATCTGAGAAGTTTGGTTGATCTATTTGCAGTTCTTTTTCCAACTTCTCATTAATATTATCAATTTCAGGAATTCCAGTTTCAATCGTTTCGTCGGTAAATCTGTAAAGTTCGCAAGAAAGTTTCCAAACATACAAATCTCCCAATTGATATGTATTGCTGTATTCTTGATTTACATACATAACTTCCCAAAGTTTTCTAGTCAAATAAGGAATAAAAATTAAGTCGCCTTCTTCTGGACGCTTAAGTCTATCATCAAATTGAACTCTTCTTATTCCTGTTTGGAAGTTTCTGTTATATTCTTCATCAAAGCGTTTCTTGGAAACTAATAGTGTAAAAGTTTGTTTAATATCTAAACCGAATTTAGAAATTAAGTTATCATTACTAGTAAAATCTTCTGTACTTTCCATGTACATTTCAATAGGAAACTTATTCTTATATTCAAGTAAAACATCTTCTCCAAAAATTTCATCTTTTTTAACAAAAGTTTTTGGGATATAATAACAATCAATACCATGCATTGCTATACATTCAGTTAGCAAATTGTCTAATAATTTCTGTTCACTTTTATTTCTAAATTCATTGAAATATCTATTTGTAGGCATTTTTTATCCAATGAAGAAATTAATTGGTAATTGATATGTTGATTGACATTCTTGTTCTAACTTATCAACTTCACCTACAGCTTCATCATATATTTTTTGACCATTTAGTTTAACACCACCTGGAAGTGAAACACCATCATATTTTTTTAAGTTATCACCCCATTGTTTTTTAAACAATGCAGTTGTATAATCTTTTAGCCATTTATCGTTATAAACTTTTGTAAATTGATCTGGATTAATAACTTTATATGTTTCAAAAATTAAATAGTCGCCAGCAGAAACATCTCTTTCCCAATCCAAATCAATATGAATTCTTTGCTGGTGTCTGTTAAATCTTAATAGTTTTTCTTGATTGAATATAAATTCAATAAATGACAAGTAATCTCTTGTCATATGATAACCCTGCATAGACATGGTACTACCAAATGTATACAAGTCATTTAATGCATACTGATATCTAAAGTCGAAGATATTACCTTTTGTAGCACCAAAACCACCTAAACGAATCATCTTTACAACTGAAATAATTGAATCATCAACAGTTACATATCTATTTGTAATATCCTGTGATGTCATTTGATATTTAAAATAATATCTGTCAGTAGCATCCATATGAAACTGTGTATAGTAATACATAGCATCATCAATGCGATCTTCTAATTGGTCTGGATCAACGTTTATTTCAATTACAGGAAATCCTAAACGACGAAGGCAATAATCCTTTAATTGTTCTCTTGATGCTGGTTGCATTAGATTTTAGTTACCTCTGCATTTACTCTAATTTCACCTTCGAATAAACGTTTTACTGTTGTATCCGCAAGAGTTGCTTCTACATCATATACATAACGTCCTGGTTTTAGTGCAGCAGTTTGTACTGCTGTTAGTGATAATGTTACTTCGGATGTTGTTGTATTTGTTGAAACTGTAAGCGTTACCGCTGATGAACTAGATGGTGAATATCTTAATTGTCCACGAACTGTTGCGCCAACTAAATTAATTAAAGCACCATTAATTCCAGCTTCTTTTTGAATTCTTGCTGTAGCTGTTGCTGTTGAACCTGAAGTTGGTGCTGAAATTGTTACTGATGGATTTGATGTATAACCATCACCTTTATTGACTATATAAATTTTTGTTACAGAACCACCAGAAATTTCTGCACCAGCAGTTGCAGCAGAACCACCACCCCCAGAAATTGTAATAGATGGAATAGAAGTATATCCATTACCCCCAGAAGTAATGGATATACTTTCTACATAACCTGTAATTGTACCTAGATCAAGTGGTAAAAAATCTGTATTTTCTGTTATTGATCCATTATCTAATGAATATGGATTTGTTTCATATGCTAATAATTTAGTAGAAAATGTTGAACCTTGATCTATGTTTAAATTTATTAGTCTTGCCATTTTACTTTAGTGTTGCTTTAAATGCTGTATATGCTAGATTGATTGCTGAATTTAACCAATTATCGGGAATATCTGTTACATCACCAATCTTTTGTCCACCAATTTGTAGTCCTGCACTACCAGCAGCTAAAATAGCTTTCTTTAATTCTCCCTGAATTAAAAGTCTGGCTGCACCATTTAGATATGCTTGCTTTTCATATGAATTTAATGGTTGATTTAAATCAACTTCAACAGGCATATTTAACTTCTTAATCATAGCAACAATTTCATCATCAGCTTTTGATGGAGTCATTTTTGCAACTAATTCAACTGCTGGTAGAGCATATTGAATTAGTTGTGATACAGCAATCGCTGCACCTTCTACCTTTTTGAAAGAATCTCCAGAAAAGAAATTCTTTAATGCACTTACAATTTTATTAAAAAAACCAAGAATATTCATAATTATCTCCTTATGCCAAATCTTCTTCAAATCCCCAAACTGTTACATGTACAGTTGGTGATGCTGATGTTACATTTACATATAAGTATTTACCAGATTCTAAAACAATTCCAGATCTAGTATAACTATCTTTTGGATAAACTACTGCATCATATTCAATATATTCACCATTAACAACTGAAGTTCCTGCTTGTAATGAAATTCTTACTGTTGCATTATTGGTATCAGAATTTGTAATATTGATAGTAAATGATGAAATTTTTCCAGCAGGAACTTGATAAATTTGAGTATTTGTATTTTGAGTACTAATATAAGTTGCTGCTAATCTACCTGAAGCCATATTTTATTCCTTAATAAAGTTGTGTGATGCTTGTAAAATAACCACGTTTAGCTCTATTCCATCTTGCTGATGCTTTTGTTGATGTATGTGTTACAAAAATTTCATCACTTAATGGTTTATCTACATATTTAGTTCCATCAAAAACTAAGAAAGAATTTGGTTTTGGATCTAAAATAGGTTGCAAAATTGCTGGTGTTGTGGATGCTCCAGTTATAGTAATTGTTGGTGCAACTTCATATCGAGATCCAAAGTTTGTCATTGTAACGCCAGTAATAACACCAGATGTAACTGTTAATGTAGCTGTTGCTGTTGTTCCGGAACTATCTACTTGTGATAAGTTTACAAATTCAAAACCGTCAGCAACTGATGTAGAAACAGAAGCTAAATTTGTTAAATTAAATGTTCCAACGATTGTATCTACAATAAATCTCTTATTTGCAGAATCATATGATGTAATTCTACCTGTTGCAGAACTCACTGAAGTCACAGAACTTAAAGTAACAGAAACATTTCCAGGAGAAGTTGTAGCTGAAGTATTAGTAAATGTTCCCTTTAAAACAGAAATTAAAATAGATGAGCCATTTTTCTGTATAATTCTTCCTTTAATAGTACCGGAAGATTGAGAAATTGTATCACCAACATAAACAGAACCTTCATTTGTAGTTGTTGCAGAAATAACAATTTGTTTAATTGTTCCTGTTAAATTAGTAACAACATTTCCAGTCAAAGTATTTGTCAAATTAACATCTAAGTAAACTGATGTTGATGGAGATGAAAATGCAATTGTTGGTGAAGTATAACCAGTACCACCATTAACAATCTGGACAGAAGTAACACTTCTACCAGCAGCAATCATGTTTCCTCTACGTTGTCCATTAATTGTTGCATCAACAATTCTATTAGTTTTAACTCTCCATTGATCAAATGAATTATATTGATCTACATAATCATTTGCAGAAATTACAGCTTCACCAGCAGCATTAGAACCATCACCAGTGATGGTAACAGCAGGAATAGAATTATATCCATATCCAGCATTAGTAATAACAATTTCCGTTATAATACCACCAGCAACTGTAGCTACAGCAGTTGCCTGAACACCAGATGTTGGTGGAGCAATACTAACTGTTGCTGTAGTATAACCACTACCAGCATTAGTAATATTTACATTTAAAACGTTACCTGAACTTAGTATGTTCATTTTTATTTCTCGATTTTACTTAAAATTAATTCCAACATACTTTTTATTTCAACCATTTCTCTCTCTAATTTATTTATTCTTTCTTTTTCTTGTTTCTGTTTATTAAATTTATCTAAAGCGGTTCTGTCTGTTGAAAGAACCGCTTTAGAGTTTATATCACGAATTAGAGTAGAATTTTCTATTTGTATATTCATTAAGCTACTGCAATTGCTCTTAAATCTTTAATAATTGGAACAACTGTTTTATCTGTAGTTTTCATAACAATCTTAATCACAAATACTGTAAATGGATCTAATGCTGTACCAGATAATCCAGCGGAGAATTGGCGATCAATAAATTTTGATTGTGTATCTATATTAGCGTTTGTTGGAACAACATCTTCTGTCATTTTAACATATGGTTTTTCTGAGAATGTTAGACTGTCAGATGTTGTTAAAATTTTATAATATACTTCAATTGAAGATGGTGAAGGTGCAAAAGATGATAATAGAACTTTAATTCCAGTTGAATCAAAACCTTCAGCTAATGTAATTCTTCTTGTAATATATTTAGCATATGCACCACCACCGGATTTATAAGTTTCATCTTTTGATAAATTATTAACACCAGTAGCACCTGTAACTGCTGTTGCACCAGTTCCCAAGTAACCTCTTGAAACAACGAAACCAGTTGCACCTGTTGGACCAGTTGCTCCACCACCACCAGTAATTAACATTTTTTCATTCCAAATTTGAATGACGTTGTTGTTATCGAAATTTTCACCATTATCTACATATACTACTGATGAAGCACTTATAAATCCAGTTGCACCAACAGTAGAAGTTGTTACCGATGAAATATTATTAATTACATTTTCAACAGCAATAACACTTAATCTTTCGGTATCAATAACAGGAGATACTTGGTTATTTGATGATGTTAATGTTGCTTGTAGAACTAGACTTCCTGCATTATTAACTCTCTTTTCTGTTGAAAGATATGTGTTATTATTGCTATAGTAGTCGGTATATGAAGATGCTATACCAGCAACTGTTCCATCACTAGATGGTTTGTATTGCCAAGAAACTTTATTATTTCCAAAATTAATTTCTTGAGAAGTTGTTTTAAATAAGTGATATGGTTTTGAAGAAGCCATTGCAGTATTCTTAAATACTGCTGTTCCTGATGTTTGATTAAACGAACAGCGATTAATTGTAAACATCAAATCTTCTTCTTGTACAGCAGTCCATGTTCTGGCATTCTGTGATTTAAAGAATGAGCCAGCATATGGTTGTGTGCTGATAATTTGACCTTGATCTACACTTGTGATATTTAATTGACCAATTTCAGAAACATAAACATTATATTTGTCTGTGTTTGTAATTAGAACAATTGCATATTCACCTGGAGGCAAATAAACAGGAGAACTAAACTTAAAGTTTGTTGCAACTTTTGCTGCTGTTGCTAAATCAGTTGTTTTTACATAATCTGTAATTACAGCAGATACTGCACCATTAACTCCTGTTGTATCACCAACACCTCTTGTTACTGTAACAGAAGGATTTGATGTATAACCATATCCAGGATTTGTGATTGTAATTGCAGTAATTTGACCACCAGATATTGTTGCTGTTGCTGTTGCTTGAACTCCATTACTTAAATTTGGAGCAGAAAAAGTTATTGTTGGTGCTACTGTGTAACTTGCTCCAGGATTTGTAATAGAAACTGTTGATACTTTTCCATATGGTTGCATTGTAACTTCACTAAATGGAACAATATCATATGCACTTGGATATCCATTAAGTGTTGGTCTAATTTGTAATGTTACTGGAACATTAACATCTTTTGTTTGGAAGAAGATATCAACACTTTCCATAAACATACCATTAGGATATGTATTTGATGGAACCAAGAAAGTTTGTGCTAATGGATCAACATAATCAGGAACACTAATTGGTTCTGAAATTGTAATAACATCTTCAACAGTTCTTGTTCTTGGAACCATTGTTCTTGTTGAAACAACAGTTTTTTCTCTTGTTATTAATGTTCCTTCAGCAAAATAATTTGTTTCAGCAGCAGTTGTTGTAGCTGCTAAATTATTTGTGCTGCTATCGGTTAATTTAAACTTTCTAGAACCAGTTTTGAATGTTCCGGCAGTAATTGTAAATGTTCCGGAAATTTCACCTTGTGCATTAGTTTGACCATTGTTAGGATTTCCACTAATTTGATATTGAGTATCAAATGTGCATGTAATTGCAACATCATCAAAGAATCCATAAACTCTAGTATTTGGTTTTAGTGCCTTAGCAATAAATCTTACTGTTTTAGATCTAATGTAAGGAACAACACCAATATTTACAATTTTATCATCAACAACTTTTGTGATTGTTTCTGGAACATATTCAGTAACAGACCCAGTTCTTCTTCTTTCACCTGTTCTTACAGTTCTAGTAGTTGTGACTGCTGGACCTAATTGATAAATAGATCCGCCATTATTTTCCCAATCAAAAACAAATGCTCCACTTTGATAAGTTTCAGTTAATGTTTGTGTACCTGTCCAATTATCTTCCCAGTCATTCCATTGTGTTTGGAATGGTTGTGTATTTGAAACCCAAGCATCATTTTCGCCAACGTTATTAATAACAACGTCAGGTCTGTTTGTTGTATCATGCCATGTATCACTGTTTGGATCTAATGAAACATTTCCGATAAATGAAAAGAAGTTATATGGATTTACATTTACAGTTTTGCTTGCATAAGGTTGACGAGCAAATACTGTTTTGTCATAAGTTAGTGTAATTAATGTTCCAGTTTGTACAGTGTTTGTTAATGTATCCTTTGCAATTTCAACAGGAGTACTTGAGAAAGGTGCTCTTAGTTGTTTCTTATTGAAATCCATTGAACACTTATAATCAGAATTTAATACATCACCAACTGCGTGACCACTAAAATTATCTACAACGAAACCGTTCTTAAATCTATCATTACCACCAGAATCAGTTACATCGAAACTTTGTGTATCTTGTTCTAATAAGTTTAAGGCATTATAGAATTCAAGATTTTCAATTCTCTTTTCTAACTTACCAATATCACGCATTGTATAACGCTTATTTTCAATATATTTAACTTTAATGTCTTTTACATTATAAGTATAAGCAGGAACAGTCAATACATAAAGAGTCATTGCATCTTGATTATCTGGAGGAACTGTTGGATTAATTGCTGATGTTCCCTTAATAACAAGAAAATCTTTGTCTTTTGTTACAACAAGTTTATCAATTCTATTTAAATAGTAAGCATAATCTGCCACCATTAAACTTCCAGGATTAGGTGTAACAATAGAAGTTGAATCTGTGATATATGGTCTAAAGTCAACACAATCTCTTAAATTAAAAGTTTGCCCTGTGCTTGTTGATGTATATGTTGGAATAGTATCATAATTTGGATATGAATCAACAGTAAAGAATCCACCAGATGCTGTACTTGCACTGTAGTAATTGTACATTACAAGAACATAACCAGTTGGTGTTGCTTGACCTTCTTTTAGTGTCAATACACCATAATCGTAAATATTATCACGTTGTCCGTTATCAATATTATAACGACTTGTAATATCTGTACCAGATGAATAATCTGCTTTTGTTGGATCTGAAGCAAACATTTTTACTTTAACTGTTCGACTTTCAACAGTTAAATTTGTTGTATCTGAAGTATCAATATCAGGTAAAGGTAATGTAATAGTTTGGAATCCAGAAGAAATTTTGTATCTACCTCTAGCGTTAGAAGTAGTTATAGTATCACCAGAAGCTAGATCATCTAGGTTTGCAGTTTTATATTCTTTTGTTCTTTGATCGAATGTGTAGTTTGTTGCCGGATTACTACTAAAATTCATTAGTGCAATAACAGCAATATTGTTAGAACCACCACCAGCAACTGTTACAGTAATAGAAGTTGAACTATTAAAAACAATAGTTGGCGAAGTTACAAATGTATTTGATGTAGTATTAAATACTAAATACTTTGTTGAATCTTGTATAAATGTAATTCTAGCATCACCAGTTAAAATAGTAGCTGAGTTTGTACTTAATGTGGCTGTAAATGTTGTATAAAATTGATAAGATAAATCAATTCCAGCAGGACTATTTGTATTCAAGAATGATTTTACAACATTTGATGAAACTGGGAATAAAAGATTAGAGAAACTTGATTCTTCTATGTAAGCACTTCCACTTGTTAGAACAACACCACAAATTTTGTTTGTGGTTGATGCAACAGCAAAACTTCTGACTGATGAAAATACTTGACCAGAATTCATAGATACATTTGTAATATATGCTCTATAAACACCAGCAGAATCTTTTAAAATTACCTTTAATCTTGCTGTTCCAATTTTTGTTCCAGATGCAGGAGTTGCATTATTATATAAATCAATAATTGGATTTGTTTTTGTATCAACAAAGTATGCTAAATTTTCAACCTTAACATATGAACCATAATTTAATTGAATTGGTGAATTGTTTACAGAAAACGTATCTCTTGCTTTATCAACAATTATACTTGTTGGTGCAATAGTTTCAAATTCAAAACCTTTTACATAAGCCTTACCTGGATCAAGAACAGCTTTAACAGTTGTTGAATTATTTTCCTTAATTGTAAGTGGGAAAGGTTTTACCGTATAATTACCAGATTCATCAAATGTTCTTCTTGCTAAAGTTTTTTCTAATTCAGCATATGCTGGAAATTTAACTTGTTGAACAATATTACCATCTTCTAATCGTACTAATAATATGAAATCTTTATTAGCTGAAGTTCCTGTTGCTGGATTTGCAGCAATCCCAAGTTGCAATTCAATTTTATATCTATCTGCACCTGGAGCTAAGTAATTGAAAGAACCAGTTGAATTATCTAATAGTGATGAATCATCATTTTCATCAATTAAACTCTCAACAACATTTAAACCAACTGAACATGTTGGTACAGCAGTATCTGTAGTTAAGTCTGATAATTTTGTAATGGCAACTTGTTGATCAACAATTACAAAGAATCCCTTAGTATAAAAAATACCAGATTGAATAGTTACAGCAGATGCATCACCTGTAAAACTTGATGAAACAATTTGTGCTTGAGAAGTTGCAACATTTGTTGCTTCATTAACAACACCAATAACTTCAGATGCTTGAAATGTACCAGAAATAACTTTGATATAAATTTTTGGATTTGCTGATGTACCAAACCCACTTGTTTTAATAACTCTTGCTTGTGCAGCAGATGTATTTCCACGAAGTAACACACCATCAAATGTTGATGATAAAAGTTGATTACCACCATAAACATTTTCTAATACAAGATATTTAACTTTAGAATCAAAAGATGTCTGACCACCCAAAACCATACTACCATCTTGAAAAATATGATTTCCAAAACGCTGAATTTGATTTTGTAGAATAGTTTGAGCTTGTGTTAATTCTCTTGCCTGAACTGCACGTCCAGGTCTAAATAGCACTCTTAGAAATTTCTTTGCTTCAGAAAAATCATCAAAATATGGTGGTGCGTTAAAATTAATTGCCATAGTTATTTAATACCTAAGTATATTTATTAGAATTCTAATACGATTCTTATTTCTTCTGTTTGATCTGATGCTCTATTAATTGGTCTTCTATTTTCAAGATAAATTACATCACCATAGTATTCTTGTGAACCCAATTTTGTAGCGGTTGCAATTGTAGCTGAATTTGTTCCATCGCTAATACTATTGGATGCAGCAAATTGACCAACAACTTCATTTACTAGAACATATGCTGGATCTGGACTTGATGCTGGTGTATATTGAACAATTTTAGCTGATTTTCCGCCAGATGCGGTAATTGTTGAATCAATTGTAAACGATCCAGGAGTTGAGTTTGTTGTTAATTCAAATTTATAAAGATTATTTTCTGAAGTAGAATTAGTTAAAATTCCATATACAGATGACGTAGTTGGTCGTTGATCTGGTGAGATTGTCCAATCTCTATCAACCAAAAGTGTATTATTAGTTGTTGAATAACCAATAATTTTTCTTCTTTCACCTTTTGCTGGACCGGAAATTATAGTAATTTCTTTTCCTAATAATGTAGAAGTTGGTGTTGTTGCAATTCTAATATTATTGTTGGCTGTAATTGGATTTGTTGATGATGAAAATCCACTTAAATATGTTATTACTGGAAATGATGAAGAAACATATCCTGCTGATGTTCCTGTTGAATTTAGTTCAACTGGATCAACAATAATACCAATTCTTCTATAGTCATTTAATGTGATTAATTGACTACTTTCCGAACCAGAAAGTTCAACATAAATCATTACAGCAACACCACCTAATTCCGAAACTGCATCAAAACCATGTCCACCTTTTGGACTTAGTATTGCACGAACATTTAAGTTACCAGCAGAAACAGTGATTGTTGGTTCTTTATAATATCCAGTACCAACTGTGGATAATTTAATTGGTGTTACAACAGAACCACCAGAAATTGTAATTGTTTGTGAAACTGCTTGAGTTCCACCTTTATGTGGAGATGGAATAGTTATTGTTGGTGCTACCGAATAACCAGAACCAGCACTAATTACATCAATAACTTCAATTGCACCATCTCTTGCTGCGGATTGAACTGCCCACTGTCTGCTGCTATCATTATATTTAACTGTTTTAACAGGAATCCAATCTGATGTGACAAACTTCAACATGTCAGCATCACTAACACTATACATAAATTTCCAAATGTATCCATCTGAACAATAAATTAATCCATTGTTTCCAGAAGTATCACCTTCACCTGTTCCTGTATCAATTGTAGAAGGATCAATAGTTGATGCTGCACCAATATTATTATTTACACACTTATAAATTCTATATTCGTCGTTTGTTGTAGTTACAACATAAAATGGTGTAACATCACTTGGACTTAATGCACCAGCACTTGTTCTATTAACAGTTGCAAACAAATCAATGTCATGTGAATACTCTCTGTAATAAACACCTGTTGTCCAATTATAACGTCTAATAGCATGAGTAATATTATTTGCTTGTAATTTCTTCATGAAAATAATATCTTCATGAATATAATATTGCACATCTGGAGAATCAACTGGAACGGTTGGTGACAAATCATCATTCCATGTGGTTGATTTTCCAATAAACAAATAATAACTAGTTGGTGATGTTTCATCAAATGATTCAACAAATTGTTTAGCTGTTGAAAGACGAATTTTATTTGTAACAATAGCTGGCATTTCTAATAAATCCTTTTTTATTATTTATATCTGTTTAATAGTAATAAAAGCTTCACGATTTAAATTAGTTCGTTCAGCTAAACCATTTGGTTTAATAAAATCATTGATTAATTTATTCTCAACAATTTTCATTGGAGTGTTTGATAATGTATATAAATCATCAGCATAATAATTAGTATTATATGCAGTTTCTGTATATTGATTTGGATTGTAGTATGTTACAGGAGTAAAACTTTCAACTAATTGTAAGTTTTCCCAACCCTGATATCCAGGAATATTAAATCTATCAGTATTTATCCATTCTAAAGTATTACCATAAGCTTTTTGAACATTTTGTATTTTAATTTTTCTATATGAATTAGGTACATCTATAGTATTTAAAATAAAACTTTTAACATCAAAACTTAATACTTTAAATGGATAGAAAAATTCTGGATATTCTTGTGGTGAACCATATTTATTTAATGAAAACGAATTAAATAATGATATAATACCAAAAAACACCATTCCAGCAGGATTTAATAAATCTTTTACAATATCTCTATAATCAGAATAGTCTTCTTCTGATTTTAGCACATAAGAAAAATCTTGATAATAATCATCTTGAATGTACTTATTCCAAGAAACAAAACCATCTGTATTTGCAAATTGTCCAGGTTCAATTCCTAAAGTTTGTGGAGTAAATTGAATTTGTGCTAAATTTAAATATGCTGTTGCTACAGCAGTTCTTTCTGCTGCAATTGTACTATTAAATGTTATTGTAGGTGTATTCTTGTATCCAGAACCATTATCAGTAATTGTTATTCCTGTAACAACTTTTTTACCTGTTGATGGATCTGTTGATGTTTGAACAGATACAGTTGCAGTTGTTCCAGATGGTGGTGCTGATACTGTAGCAGTAATAGTTGCACCTGATGGATATAAACCACCATCGTTGATAACAATTTCTTGAACTTTTCTAGTTGTTCCAATTACTGAAGGTGGAATATATGCTTTAAATGTTCCAGATGATGAAAGTTGATTATAATTTAAAATTCCATGATCAATTATATCAAATGATTTTAATTTTCCTTCAGTATCCAATCCAGTAATTCTAACAATTATATTTGTTGCTGTTTTTAGAGCAGGAATATCAACATATGAATTATCAATCGTAATTTCGTCACCAACAGTATAAATTGCTGAACTAGATTGCAATTCACCTTTTCTTAATAAACTAGGTGATCCAGCAACAGTAACTACAACATCAGTAGTTTCTATTAAATCAAAATCATCAAAATATGATATTGTCTCACCATATACAAAATTTTCTGATAAATCCTCAACAAACAATTCAAAGAATACTACAGGATTTCCATCAATAATATGTTCAGTTGCATTAACTCTTGAAATTACAGCAATAGCTTCTGATGTATTACCTTTAATTCTTTTATTTAAGTAATTAACATCACTATTTCTTTTAATAGTAATAAATTTATATTCAGTCCATTTACCATCAGAAACTCTTAACATATCCTTTTTAGGATAATAAAATTCTAGATCGCTATTATAAACGCTTCTGAAGAAATAACGAAAACTATCTTCTGTTCCTTTAGCTTTAACAAAATCAGCTAAACCTTTTATTGTTAAAGCTTTATTTGCTGTTAAAATTTTTGGATAATCTGGTGATATTTCACCAATCAATTTATCTAAATTTGGATTTTCTGTTAATAAACTTCCAGTATTTACATGTAATATTTCAGTTACAGTTGTATCTGTAAAATTTATTTGATTTCCAATTGCTGTAGTAAATATTCCACTAGTAACAACAATATTTACATATGCGGTTATGTTTGTAATTTTTTCATACGATACAACATAACCTTTAGAAACCACAACACCATTCACATTACTTTGAACTATTTCATCTTTATAATCTGTATAATTTTGGGAAAATGATGCTTCATCTTCAATACTAGCAAAAGATAATTTTAGTTTTATAACTCCGGAATTATATTTCTGTGTAATATCACGAGATTTTTCTAATGATTGAGTTACTTGATATGGTCCATAGTTACTTTCAACATATTCAAAATATTTCTTAATAAAAGTTACATATTTTTCAAAATTTGTACGGACATATCTTGATAATTGCTTGTCAATAAAAATTGATATTTTTTTATCTTGCATCTAAATCTTCCGCTGTAACTGTGAAGTTTTCTGGATTTAATAATATAATATCTTCTCTTTTTGCCAAAATATCATTTTCATATGGTGTTGCTTCAATATTTAATGTAGTCTCAATCAAACTTGATGGTAAAATACTTTCAATAATAATTGAACCAGTTTCATAATTTACTGTTCCAACATTATTTTTCATTACAATTTTATTGCCACCTTGATAACGAATAATTCTAATAACACCTAAACCATCATCATCGAGGAAAAATACATCCCCGCTATTATAAGTAATAGTTGGATCTTGTGATACTACAAATCCATTTGAAATAATTGAACTAGTTTTAATTCTATTATTAAATGATATTTCAATTTTATTAATTGTGTTTAATGTTACTTCATTTTTTCTAACAAGTGAGATATTTGTTATGTTACTAATGATTCCAACATCTACATTATCAATTAAATATAAAAATTTAGAATATCTAAACGAAGTTTCAAAATTACTTAATTCTTTTTGGGCAAATAAATTAACTTGAAGTTTCAATTTAGAAACAACTTCATTTTTAGTTAGTGTTGTTTTTCTTCTATCATATACTAATTTTGTGTTAATTTTTAAGTAAATATATTTTGGATCAACTAATTCTGGAATAACAGATACAATATTTTTTGTATTTAATATTGTATTCTTAATAGAAGCTTTTTGTAAACTATTTAATGTTTCTTCACCAACAGGCTTAATAGCAATAAATACCTTTCCATAAACAGGATGTGGTAATTGATCTTGTCCCCCCCAAACAGAAACTGCCTCAACATTAGGAACATCTCTTAAAATTAAAGTTCTATAATCAGTTGTAGTTACCGCTCTATTTTGACCTTCAAAATTTCTAGGTGCTAGAAATTTAATTGAATCCGTTGATTCTCTACTTGAACCACCAAATGATGTCACGCTACTATTAATTGTAATATTTTGTGGTGGTGTAAAGGAAGTTGCTCCATTTGCGGCAGCACCAGCAGATACTTTATATTCGACTGTTATAACATTACCAGATTCTAATGCTTTACCTAAAATACCATCACCAAATAAAATTCTATAGTTATAATTAGAATCTTCTTCTAGGTAATAAATTTTAGAATCTGGTTCAACTGTAGTTAAATTTGTATTCAATGTATAAACTTCAGAACCAGAAGTTGCGTTTTGTTGAACAGATACTTTTAAAGTTGAAGTATCTATTTCTGAATTTGGTATAACAAATTTTTGTGTTATATCTGTTAAATTAACAACAAATTTATTAGTTACAGTTCTTCCTTCATATACGACTATGCTTTGTGCAACATTAGCAGTTAAAGATATGTCTTCAATCGGAGAAAAATAATAACCTACTCCATCCACATCAGTAGTAAAATATGAATTTCTAGAAACAGATTGATTAACTGAAGATGTAACATTTAGAATTGTTGAAGAAGATCTTGTTGATCTTGGAGTATACCCAAGTAATTTTGCATGTGAGATTACATTTTCTCTTTTAATTGCAGTGTCAAGAAATGATTCATTAGCTACCATATTTGTATAATATGATAACATATATGTGTTATATGCAAGAATATCAATTAATGTTGAGAGAGCAGAACCTTCAAAATTATAATCAGTAAATTCAGTCTGATTTTTTAAGAAATTTTTAATATTAGCTTTGATACCATCAAAATCTAATTCTGTAAGTAATAGATTTGTTGCCATTTATCGTACTCTCTCTAAAATAAAATCAAACTTTTGAAGTTCTGTTAGACCAACTATGAAATATTCTAATGTTACATTTAATTCATTTTCATCAATATTGATATATACTATAACATCAACTAATGAAACTCTTGGTTCATATGCAGCAATTATCTGACGTATTGCTCTGTCTATATTTATTTCCGTTAAAAAATCAAAATTTTCAAACAAATAATCTTCTAATCCGGCACCTAATGTTGAATTAAATTTTCTTTCATACACGTTAGTGAAAATTAAATTCATTAAAGATTGTTTTATAGCTTCTTCATTTTTTCTTACAACTAAATTTTTTGTTGTTGGGAGAAAATCGAAGTTGAAATCTAAGTCTTTATATTTTACTTTTGTAGCCATATTTATTATTTATTAGAATGGTTGAATGATACCAAAAGGTAATTTAGGCATTTTTGGTATAGTAATTGTTAAACGTCTAGAATTAACCTTTGTGATATCAAAATTTTTCAATTCATCAGCTAATTGTTGTATTTCCTGCAATTGTTGTTGACTTACATTTTCTAAATTTTCTAATAGATTTAGTGTGTTATCAATTTCATTTGATATATTTTCTAAATCTTGATTTAAATTATCTACAGTTGATGTTGTAATATTACCTTGAGAATCAACAACACTCAATGATGTTGAGTTTTGTATATTTTCTGTTTGATTGACAATTGCACTTTGTGCTGTAGTTAAAATAGATTGTATTTCTGAAGAAGTTAAATTTGATAAAGATGCAATTGTGTTATTTTTAATAGAAAATGCTTTAGAAATAGGTTTTAGTAAACTACCAACATCTGGAACTGATATATAAGCAGCATATTTTTGAGCTTTTAGTGCTGCTTTTTGTAATTCCAAATTTATTTTAGCAATAAAAGGAACCTGATCTACGGTTGGTATTTTTGGTATTTTTGGTATTATAAACGCCATATTAAGTAACTATTCCGGATAATTTGATAATAGGTGCTTTTACTTGTACTAATGCTTTAGATGTTATATCAATTAAAGCATCAGCAGATATATTCAAAAAAGATTTTGAAGCTAAATTTAATATACCGGAAGAATGTAAATCTACAACACCAGTACCAACAATTTCTAATTTAGCACTAGAATTTATCTTCATATCTGCTATAGATTGAATTGATAATGTTTGTGTCCCCGACAAAGAAACTTGAGGTGCCTGTATTGAAACAGCTTTAGTTGATGTTACATTAACATTTTCAACACCAACTATATTTACTTTTGAATTAGCAGTTAATGATAAATCACCATCCGATGCAGATACATCAATATTTTTTGCAACAACACCAGCATATTGTGAATTAACCATAACTGGTCCAGTTTTTACTTGAGCTATTAATCCACCTTCACCATTAACTTCAACTTTCATATCTCCATTACATACAAAACTACTATCACCTTGTACATATACAGCACAACTTCCTTGAATATATACTGTATCATTTTTTACAACAATTTCATGTTTGTCACCAACAATTTTTGTTACTTCAGAACCATCTGGGTGTATTTCTAAAAATGTACCTTTTCTATGATACATGTGAATTCTTTCATAACCAACACTTTCCACATCATTATCTTGATTATTTTTTGGTGTATCATCTATTTCAAATAGATGACCAGATTCAGATTCAAATACTTTATTATATGGATATGAAGCATTATATGGTACTTCAGGTTCACTCCAAGTTTTTGTATCATCTAGTGCATATATTTTTTTATCTTTTAATCTAGCGTCTTTTTTATTCTGTACAACTGTATTTTCTATTTGTTCATTTCTAGCTAATCTATTTGTATCTTGTTCTTTTAGGAACGCATTTTTTGGATAATTACCTTGTGGATCATTAAATCCTTTAGTTTTATCTGCATCTAGCTGTGGAACACCAGCAACAGTTCCCATAATAATAGGTTCTTGACAATTATCACCATCTCTAAAAAACCCAACAACCCACGTCCCTTCTACTGGTCCAATTGGTGTTTGTCCTATACCATTCATTGCTGCTGATGTTATAGGTTGCATTGGAAATGCCCAAGGCAAATCTTCAGTTTTAATTTGTGTTTTATCGTCTGTATGAATACCCAGAACACGAACACGAACTCTCCCCAACTTCATAGGATCGTTTCTATCTTCAACGACACCCATGAACCAGAAGAAGCCATTCTTACCTAAGAAATAATTATCAAACATTGGTTGAATCCTTTACACATGTAGCATATGTTGTTAATTTTTCCGTAGTCAAAACATGTTCTAATGTTGTAATTAAATATTTTCCAGAATATTTTTTATTAATAGGAAATAATTCTCCACTATCTGTTGGTTTATCTAATGCAATAGCTAAATCAACAACATCACCACAAATTAGTTCACAATTTCCTGGAATAGTAATATTACATACTATATTTTGTAATTGAGCATGTAGTCCATATCTTTTTTGTAACCAAAGATTGGATTGATTGTCATAATATTCTAATTTTGGTGGATTTTTAAAATTATCTGATTTTGCCACGTCTCTATGAAAATATTTATACATAGAATCAAAATCTGAGTAACTTTTGGGGTTATTTATCTTTGTTTTTTCTAAATGATTTGTTTTAGAAAAATATTCATCGTAATCATACTTAATAGTTTCTGTAGAATTAATAGCTTTTCCACCATATTGTTTCAATAAAATATTATGTTGTAATAAATTACTTTTGTACATTCCACTTATTGTGTTATTTGAAATATCAATTTTTTTATTAAAATTTATTTCTTGAATAATGGAATTAGCTTGTTCTGGTTTTGTGATTAAAAATTTCTTTGAAACTGGTCCATAAACAAATGAAGTGACTGGTTTTTTAGATAATAAATCTGATAATGATCTGAAGCTAGTAGAAAAACTTGTCTCATAACAACAGAATGTTACAGATTCATCTTTATCAGAAATAGCATATGTTGACAACGTATTAATTAATTTGAATGGTGCTATATATGGAGAGATATACAATAATGAATTTCTTGTTGGTTCAATGATTACATCAGTTATTTTTAAATAATCTTTTAATACATCTTGAACAATTAGTGAGATTTTTTTATTGAATGATTTACTAATTTTTATTTTATTGTTTAATATTTCTTCTGAAGTTACTAAATCCAAAATATAACTTTTAGATTTATTAGATTCTTTTTTTATGTTTGTTATTTTATCAACAAAAAAAATTTTTCTAAAATATTTTTTATCGTTTTGTGCTTTAAATTTTACTTCAAGAACTTCTCCACCTTTAATTAAAAAATCTCCATCTGTAGATAATCTGTCGTCAGAATCAAGAATTTTCATTTTAGCTGTCATAGTATTTTCAAAAATACTTTGAGTAACTTTAAGTTCAGTCATTATACCACGAATATCTACACTTTTACCTTCTGTTATTAGTTTGATTGTTTCTATTTCAAATTTAAAAGGTAAAGGAAAATTTGTAGCTTCCATTTTATATTCCCATTAGTAACTTAAATTCTTGTTCTATTTGTGGTAAATAACGCTTATCAATAATTTTTATATTTCTTTTCTTTTCATTCTGCTCAATTTCATAATCTAAAAATGTTACACCTGTTGCTGATGGAGCATCTTTTGTTGTTATATGACCATCTAAATTAACATAGTGGTGATTATATGAAGACAAAAGATGCTCCATCAGC